AGTTCACCGGAACAGTAGTAGACTAGAAATAAAAATAAGTATGAACTATATCACAGTTGTAAAAAGCAAAAATGGGGGTGTCCATTCTTGTATAGAGAATATGGAGGTCCAGACAAGAATGGATACTTCCGTAGAAATATCTTTATTGAACAAGGTGATTTCGATAGTTATTCTAAATTTATAGAAGAACAAAAGAATCGCGGCGCATATCACTCCGCATTTTGGTACGATAAAGATATACTATACGGAGACCCTTATCTAGACTTCGACGCTAAAAACTTTAAGATAGAATATCCTCTTCTTATCCGAGAAGTAAGATTCACGATGAACTATCTTAGTGCGATTATGGGAATCGGAAAAGAACAATTCAGATTGTATTTCTCAGGACATAAAGGGTTTCATCTTATTATCCCGAGTGAATATTGCCGGCCCAACTTTTCTCCATCTCTTAATGAAGAGTTTAAGTTATTCATGGAAGGTGTGTCTTACATGATTAATGGTAAAAGAGTAGGAGAAAATTATCTTGATAGTCGTATCTATGATAACAGAAGGTTATTTAGAATACCTTATACGATTAATGAAAAGTCCGGTCTTAGAAAGATTCCTCTCACCTATTCGCGATTAGAAGAGGGCGCCGACTCTATTCTTTCTTTGTCTAAACAGGAGATAGCTCCTCTTAAGTATCCTCCTATAGAATACGATAAAATTAAGAGGAGTGCTGAAGGATATAGGCTGATAGTAGAAGTCGGTAACGATTATGAGTCTCTTAAAAAAGGAAAAAAGAGAGTTCATTCTGAATTCGTTAAACACGGAAAGAAAAGTATTTTTCCATGTACGAAACAGCTTATGGAGCAAGGAATAGAAAGCGGCGCGCGCAACAATGCTGCGTTTACTCTTGCTTCCTCGCTACTCCAACTTGGAGAATCATCAGAAGAGATGTTCTCTCACATAGAAGAATGGAACGAAATGTGTTCGCCGCCTCTTTCTACGAGAGAGCTTCTTATAACATGTCAGAGTGCACAGAGAAGCTTTGACGAAGGAAAACGTGTAGGTTGTGGCCGATACATAGAATTAGGTTTCTGTGTTGATAGCTGTCCATTGAGGGGATAGTTGAAAGGAGATTTATAATGTTCTACATCGTAAAAGAAATTCCGAATACAGACCAGGTGAATATCTTCTCTAATCCTTCTACAGGAGAACCGTATGAATTTGGTTCTCCTCTGGAAGCAGAAGAATTCGCGGCAGAAATGGTAGGAGGAAACTATCAAGTCCTTGAACTTGACAGTACACAATTTTAATAGATGGTAGAGTATGACGAGAAAGCAGTCGCAAAAAAACACGCGCGACTCGATAAAGAAATAGAAAAACTACAATCTCTCGTTGATGAGTTGAAAGAGAATCAAGCTAATGAAAAGAATCAAAATCGATATACGAACGGGATTAGATTCTCATCATTTATTATCGGTATCTTTTCTCAACTTGAAACAATTTCTCAGATTTATCATCAATCTTCTCAAAAACAAAAGGAAGAACATATACTAGGACTGTCGAATTACGTTTCCTCTGTTCTTCGCCGTCTAGAATTAATGGGCGGCTTTTTCTATCTGCAGGTAGAAGATGAATTTGATATTCGTTCTCTTGTAAGCAAAAACCCAACTGAAACAGTCTACTCCGCCATAATGCCCATGATAGACGAACTCGTACAAGAAAACGAACTTCCGATTACGCAAGCAACTATTCATGCATTGGAAAGAATAGATGAACGTTTACAAGCGGCATCAAATAAGATAAGGCATCGAATTAATTTGATGCGTACGAAGCTTAACGAAAGGAGCCCTTCGGGCTCAACCTTATAAACCCTTTTTAGGAGGTTATAAAATGGTAGATATTCTGCTTGGATTGGGTGCCCTTGTGGTGCTTTTTTACATCTGGTCTTTTTTTGAGACAGATATCGATAGAAAACTGCGCGACGAAAAGGATAGAATCTTCGCAAAGTATATTAAACCTTAATGAAAGGACGTTGAATAAAATGAAACTCGATACAAGAGCACTTTCTAATGGCGTGAATTTTATCACTCCAGAAGGATATCAGTCTCTGATGTTTATTTATGGGAAGGATGAGGCTCGCATCGTACAGTCAGGTTCGATTGATTATCCGAAGGCTATCAGCTTCATCACTCTTCTTCTTAAGAGAATTCAGAAGACACATCCTGGAGTACTTGCTCACGTAAACAAGATTATGGAAAAACCTCAAGAGGATAAACAGGTAGAAGAAGCCGTTAACCAGATTAAATCGGCGCGTCCTCGTCCCTCTAAGAAAGGGGGAAGAAAACATGTGTCCACACCTGGAAACGGAAATTCTCCTACAGCAGCCTGACTATGTACCAGAAATACGTGAGTGGGTAAAATCAGAGTTGACATGCTGCTTAGAATGTGGTACAATACTCAGAGAAAAATGGTATTCTTCGACAGATGGCGTTAATTATAAACTCATGAGGACAAAGTGATGTACGAAACAACTAGGGCCAAGAATCGACATCGTGTTCCAAAAGGAGAACAGGTTTCGTATAAGATTAAGTCGCATTCAACAGATATTTCTTTCTGCGCCGCGACCGAATGCCGTGATACAGAATGTTCTCGTAATGTTAGAAGTGTCTGTTATAGAACAATGCTAAAGTTTGATGAAGGATATCATTCAGTATCTGATTTTGGACCAACTTGTTCAGATTATAAAGGAGCGAAGTTTTAATGGAAAAGCCGCAGAACCAGCAGGAATGGGACGAGCTCTACGTGAAAGCTTGGGGAGACCTTACTCGTCTGATGCGTAATTGTATGCAGATGAAGGTAACAAAGACGGAAGATATTCCGTTCGCGCGCCTCACCAATCTCTGTGATGAGATTAACAAGTTTACACGCAACCTCGCCTTTCATCTTGGTAAGGGTATCGGAGAGAAAGAATCTCTTGCGAATATCACAGATGAGATTCGTGACCTTGAGGATACCAAGTTGTCTCTTCAGAAGCAGGTAGCAGACCTTCTTATGAAGAAGCAGAAAGAGGAGCAGAAGAATAAAGTAAACAAGAACGCTCCCAAATATGAAAGGTTTCAGTTTCCGACGGACGAAGAGCTTCTAGAACAAATCGTCAATCGAGGCCGAGGACCCATTTTTCGCTGGTAGATAATAATTATTATGAGATAATCGCTTGAAAATATGGGGAGGACCAGGGTCCTATTATTAGAATTTTTGGTAATAATGGGCGTAGAGAAGACCCGAACGGAAATTCTTCGGGCTAGTTGAATCCTTTAAAGGAGGAACGAGAATTAAGCAAATTAAAGCGTTGACAAATACATGTTAAGGTGGTAAAATATATTTGTATGAGGCTGATGAACCATAAAACATATTAAACGTTGTTAAAGTACAAAACAAAAACAAAGGAGGTGTATTTTAATATTAAAGGGATATAAAACGGAAATAATGCCTACAGAAAAATAGGCAGATAAAATACGTCGCTCTATTAATGTTTGTCGCTGGCTCTATAATGAATATATTGCAAGAAACAAGCGACTGTATAGGTTATATCAACGCGGATGTCTAGATAAAAATCAAAAACATTTCATACCTGCGATGAACTTTGATAAATTCGTAAACAATTGTTTGAAGAACCGCGAGGAATACGCTTGGATTAACGAATGTGGTTCAAAGGCTCGGAAAAAAGCTATCATGAATGCGGAGGCAGCATTTAAACAATTTTTCTCAGGCAAATCCAAATTCCCTAAATTTAAAAAGAAATCACAACAGGGTGTAAAAATCTATTTTCCGAAAAATAATAATGGTGATTGGACTATTAAACGTCATTGGGTACAAATTCCGACCATTGGCAGAGTCAAGCTAAAAGAGTTTGGATATTTACCCGTAGGGATAATAGTCAAAAACGGCAAAGTATCACAGAAAGCAGGACGGTTCTATGTGTCCGTAGTGATAGATATGCCAGATTCGCGATGCGTAAAACCACAAGGAGAGCCATTAGGTATTGACCTTGGTTTAAAAGAACTTGCTGTTCTTAGTGATGGTACAAGGTATAAAAATATTAATAAGACCGTTACTGTTAGAAAACTAAAAAAGAAACTCAGGCGTGAGCAAAGGCGCTTGTCAAGAAAACTTGAAAACAAGAAAAACGGAGGTGAAAAGTCTGCTACATACTTTGCAAATATTTCAAAGAATATATTGAAGGTTCAGAAGTTACATCATAGGCTGACCTCTATTAGAACTGACTACATAAATCAAGTTATCAATAACATTGTAAAGCGAGAATCAAGCTATATTGTCATTGAAGACTTGAATGTGAGAGGTATGATGAAGAATCGCCACCTGGTAAGAGCTGTCGCGGAATGTAAGTTTTACGAATTCCGCACTAAGCTGACTACTAAGTGTCATAGACGCGGTATAGAACTTCGTATCGCGGATAGATTCTATCCAAGTTCTAAAACCTGCCATGAATGTGGACACATCAAACGCGACCTTAAACTCTCGGATAGAATATATATCTGTCCTGAGTGCGGAAACACGATTGACCATGACTACCAAGCAGCACTGAACCTTCGTGATGTTGAAAAATACGAGATAGCTTAACAACATAAGTTCTCGTATATGTACCGATGGCTAAAAGATAGTCCGGGTGATAGCTCGTACTAAGTCGGGAATTTACGGCTATGGAGTATGATATCAAACGTTAGTAGTCCGAGTGTAAACGAGGATGAGAACGCATACGATGAAATAGCAAGAGGAAACCGCGAGGTTCCTCCGAAACATCTAAGATATATTTTGAATATATTTTATGTAGCAGGCACGAATGACTGTTAGAATTAACGGAAAACGCCGCTCCCTCAATCGAGTAATAGTTCTGTTTATAGTTTTGGTTGTTGCTGGATTGACTTATCACGTATGTACGGTACACGTAGAAAAAGAAGAAGCCGTACAAATCGTACAGACTCTAAAGGAAGAGAAAAAGGCTCTTAAGGAAGAAATGTCTTCCGTATCAGAAGAAAAAGCTCAAGTAGAGAACGAGCTAGAGTTTGTACGTCAAGAGAATCAGAGACTCCAAGAAGAAGTCTCGCGCCGCGCATCAAGAGAATTTAATGTCGTAGTAACTGGTTACGACCTCTCAGTTCAGTCATGCGGCAAATATCCTGGAACTCCGGGTTATGGTGTCACTGCTTCAGGAGTATCTCTCGTGGGACACACGCTTGAGAGTGCTCGCGCTATCGCGGTAGACCCTCGGATGATTCCGCTAGGTTCTAAGGTTAGAATTCATTTCAACGACCCTGAGTGGCAGCATCTTAACGGTATTTATACAGCCGTTGATACTGGCGGGGCGATTAACGGAAATCGTATTGACTTATTTTTCGGCGACTCGGGCAACTCCGTATCTCAAGAAGCATTGCGCTTTGGTAGAAGGGGCGCCAGAGCCGTTGTCCTCTAAGTTGGGGAGCTTAGAGTAAAGGGAGAATATTCGTTTCACGAATAACGAGAGGAGGAACGAAAAATGGCCGAGAAACTTTTTCGACGTTTGTCTATACCATTCTTTTTCAAGCAAGTACTCTTTGGGCAAACGCGAAGATTCGGGGATAAATCCCGGCAGTTATATTTTCGCGCCCTCATCTTTAGCAGTGTTGTGGGGACACTGTTTTTGAGCGCACTTAATACACCTATCGCGTTTGCGTTTGCAACGTTATCATGTTATCTCATGTACGTAGAGTATATGATGGCAGAAAAACACGGTGAACGCGAATACTATGGTAAGTATTTTAAAGATACTATGAGGATTAACCTATGAGACTTTATCAATTTCTTTATCCTGACGGCAACGAGGTCTTAACTCTCCACGCGCCTATTATTTCACGAAACGTTAACGGGGTATCCGTCGGCGCGAAGATGAAATATGTGGACATCGTAGACGGAGAAATTCGTCAATCTAAAGATAAAGACGATTCTTACGCGATTATTATGTTCCCTGAGCCTATTGAGATAGATTCAGATAAGAGCAAAAACGAAGTTGCGAAGTTCGCGAAAGAGGTAGGACTTTCTCTTGATAGTATGATGCATCTTAATAAGTACAAAACTATTGTCATAGAGAAATGTTCCGAGATTAAGATTCGTAACGGCTTCGACGAGTATCGCATTTTCTATTCTCAGAATTCCGGTTATCAGTTCTGTCTCTGTGTACGCAGGATTGAATTAACGGAAGAAGAGCTAAAAAAACGCGCGCCATCCGGAATTAGTCCTAAGGGCCTCGCACTCTCCAATCGTCTTGGAGGAGAAGGTAAAGATAAGTTAAAAGATTTCTTCGAAAGAAATCTCTGGTCTCAAGGACAAGAGGCTTATATTATTCTTCGCTTCCCGGAAGAGACAGAAGGGTTTATCGAATTTATTAACTACGCCATTCTGTGTCCATTTAAAATGGAAGTCCAAGATAAGATTTATGGGAAAATATACATAAAAAAAACAACGGATGAACCTCTCGTCTTTAGAGAAGAATTGTTTGGACATCCAATATTGTTTATTTGAGGAGAGTTGAAATGAGCAAACAAAGCCTGCTTGATATCTGCCAGAATGTATTTCTCGTAGGCGCAGTGTTAACATCTCTCTATGTATTTTTGACTCTAGGCCAATAAGAGGGTTGACAAGAAATATGTCTCGTGATATAATAGAGTAAAAAATTAAACGGAGGGATATTATGGAAAATACGAAAGTGTCTAATCAGAAAATTAGCCTTCATCGCGCGCTCGCGATGAGAAAGATGACGAAGAAACGTCTCTTGGATGCGATTGAGAACACGAAGTTCATCTCGCTCGCGACAGGCACAAGCAAGAAGACGCGCGACGGTGAAATTATCGAAGAGTTTGAGGCAAACGTAAAGTCTACCTATCAGCGTATTGTTGCGCTCGTATCAAATTATGGTAAACTTTCGCGCCGCATTGCTCTCGCGAACGTAGGAGAACATACTGATATTATCGGTGAAGGACCTACGGTATCTGATGTAATGGTACAACAGCAGCGAGATAAGTTTTCTGAGAGGATTCTTGAAGTGTTTAAAACTCAGTATTCCTCTGCAAAGCGAGAGGTCGATTATTCTAACGAAGCTCTTTCCGAGCGCCTTGATAAATTCCTGGCATCGATGGGTGGCGGCGAAAAAAATAAGCTCTCTAATGAAGAAGTAGAGAAGCTTTCTGATACTTTCCGCCGTCAGAATGAACTCTGTCTTATTGACCCTCTTAAGCTTATCTCTCTCATTCCTGAAGCAGAAAAGAAGTTGGAGGAATCTAAGGCAGAGGTTGATGCTCTTTTGGACGAGCTTAATGCTCGTATTATTATTGAAATTGACCTGAATGAGGTCTAAGCGTAAGGCGGTCCTATTCCGGGCCGCTTCGCGCCCCACCTTATAAATTCCTTCTTGGGTTTCTTATTATGTAGCCCAGATTGTAACTTGTTAGCTACCCCTAATGGGTTATTTTTATAGAGGGCAAAAGTCCTCGGTAGTATAGCGAAAATCATAAATAAGAAGAGCTCTAAGCGCCTAAGTAGAGTTAAAATAATTAGACAGGCACTATTGCACCTTAACTTTGGTGAAGATAACAAAATCAGCGGAGGCCCATCAGTCGATGAGGCTAGTCTATAACGTTAAAAGCTAAAGACTGAAAGTTAAAAGCTTAAGGATTGTTAAGAGGAAGCGCGTATAAGCGCGCAACCGAATGAACGTTAAAAGTTGACCGCTGAAAGTTTGTTCAAATCCAGGACACTAATTAGTTATGAGAATTCTTCTTGTCTCTTGGTTCTCTACCTGGCAGCTATGCTATCATTTACATGGGGTCGAACTAGATTCGACGGGGTTTTAAAGATTAAGTAAGCGAGTCGGCCGGCAAGCCGTTAATCTGTCAAACCAAAAGTAACCGCAGAAGATTACCTTCTTGCCGCCTGAGCGGCGCGGAACTGGCTCTTAATTCTAAGTGCTCGGAAGAGAGTCTTACAAAGAGCACAAACCTTTACTTAATGACCACTATACGTAAAGGTAAATAAGTGGCGCGCGACATATCCTTCTTGCTCGTTCTGAGATATATCGTCTAAGTATAGAATGAACTACACTCGTAGAAAATTTAATTGGAGAAATTTCGGACGCGGAGGGCAGTACTCCGCCGACTCCACCATCGGGATAAGGAGGTTAACGTCTCTGAATCCCGTCTTTTTCAAACCGCCTGCGCCGGGCGGATTAGTACGGCGCCACCTCCTTTCTAGTCTTGGTTTTGCCAAGACAATAGTTTTCCTCTTTTACAGACTCTTCTGAGATAATGTCAACGAAGAGTCTATCATGCCCGAGTGGTGGAATGGCAGACACTACAGACTTAAAATCTGTTGAGCGTATAATGCTTGTGAGAGTTCGAGTCTCTCCTTGGGCACCAAAAAATTAAATATAAGGGTAGAGAGTTCGCGTCCGCGCCCTGCCGATGCCTTTAAACATATTAGAGAAGGCTAAGCGAAGAGTCTAGTTATTAGACTATGGACGAAAAGTTTTATTATAGGGTAGCCAAATCCAGAAGTATATTATTATACGATTGGGAAAACCCCCGGGGTCGAATCTCAGGAAGTAAGTTATAGGGACTCGTGATATTATCATGAATCTGGCGCCTTACTTGTATTTATAATGTAGAAAAGTCCAAGCGGGCGCCGGTGTGACTCCGGCAAACATAAGCGCGACGTCTTCAACTAAACGAAGAAATACTAATCATTCTAATTATATGGTATTTCGAAGGAAGATTGCCGCGCTTATTTTGTTACGAAGAATCTTGACGAATTAGTCAGGTCGTGATATAATAAAGAAAGGACGAAGTCCGATGAAACCTCTGTATGTATATTATAGAGAAGAAGTAAGAGAAGAACATCTCTTGTACGCAAAAGAAATTGCGGAGGCATTTTATGTGACAGTTTCGTATAAACCCTATCATGTTCACAAAAGAATGATGAGTTGGCTTCTCGATTTTTCGGAAAAAACTCTCGGTCTTACTCCTACATATTATCTTAACAGTTGGGGATTTAGTCGGGTATATACAGATGAGGCCGCAAGTAAAGCTTTAGATATTCTTTTCTCAGAAAAAGGCGAAATAAAAACCGAAGATATGACTTGGAAATATCGTCTAGCCTTATCAAAAGATGAGGCTTGGCGCAAGTATCTTGAGGCGAAACAAAGAATTAAGGGGCTGTGAATTATGTTAATCACTCTTACAGGGCCAAGTGGAAGCGGCAAAACAAGTATTCTTCGCGCAATGTGTAAGAAAGGCCGCGCAACACGAATCGTTACGTACACTACAAGAGAGATGCGTAAACGAGAAAAAGACGGTATTGATTATCATTTTGTTGACGAAGTCGGAGATAAAAGAAAGGTCGTTGCGCTTACATCTTTCGCAGGGAACTTTTATTGGATAGACAAGAAGGAGTTCACAAAAGCCGCAAAGAGTGAAGGCTATTACGCTGTGGTCGTAGACCATATCGGAGCGAAAGCTCTTAAGGATATCTATGGCGACAAGGTCTTTAACGTATTTATCACAGTGCCGGAAGAAGAAGCAGAAGATAGAATGACAAAGAGAGACGGAAAAAAGAGAGCCCTTATTCGCATTAATCATCCTGACGACGCAGCTCTTCGTGATAGCGTGGAAACTTATCAGTATGATATTAAGGGCGATTTCTCCGATACTAAACCGAAGGATACAGCGGAAGCTATTTTTAATAGCGTAGAAGAACTTAGGATTATTCGAAAGGAAGCACAGAAATGATTTGGGCGCTCGAACAACTCTCTAAATTTATAGATATAGTTTGGGGATGGGTCGAGCGCTTTTTTAATTGGCGCCCTTGTCCCAAACAAAGAACGTATGAAGGAGATGTGCCTCTCTTTGATATGAGTGCGCCCTTCGGAACTAGAGACTTCGGAATTATTTCTGGAAACTATGAAGGGAAAAACTTCTTTGAATATAGAAGAGCTCTACTCGAAATGCAAGAGAGTCTCTATGGAAAAAGACCTCTAAGGAAAAACGAAAAAGAACTTCTCTATATATGTCGTAGGGTAGAAACATGGAATGACTGCGGTAAAATTGTAGACGCATTCTTTGAAAATAAAACAATGAAAGAGTGTCGTCTACTTTTTTGTCAATATGAATACAATTACTTAGAGAGAGATGAATTCGTTAATATTTTAACGTTCATGCTTACACACCCAAATTCTTTCACTGAGAGACAAAAAATATTCTTTGCTACAATAGATTATAATTTCAAAGAGAAAAGAGTGTATATTCCAGAAGAAGAAGGATTGTATACTCAATTAAAAAACGTTCAAGATAAGTGGTTAATACTTATACTCCTTCGTAGATATCAGGCCGAGAATCAAGAATGGTATAATTACATTAGAACAGTTGATGTAAGCACTCAAGAACTAATGACGAGAGCTCGCGCTAATTTTCTTGAAGAGAGGAGAAGACCTCAAATTGAAGAGTCGCCTCAAGTAGTCCGTACCGTTGTAAATAAAAATGACATGATTTTAGAAGATATCGTGAAGAGACTAGATAGGATAGAAAAAGTTATCGGCCTTAAAAAAGTGGTCGAAAATAACAAAGAAAATGGCGAGATAATACTCGACTGAACAAAAAGGAATGTAGCCTATGATACAAACTAGAATCGCGTTTTCAGGCGCGGGCGGAACGGGAAAAGGTACAATCCTTTCTATAGTTCAAAAAGAGTTTCCTCATATTATTCCGATTAAATCTCCTATGGAATCGTTAACAAAATGTTATCTGGGAGATAGGAAGAACTATCTCGATGGCAGTGGAGACGAACTTAGGACGAAACAGTGGATGGGATTGGGCGCCCAAATCTGGGCAGAAAAAAGTCTTAATGAGGCCGGACGTTCTTTTATTAGTGAGCGTTCTTGTCTTGACTATCTCGCCTACTGGAATCAACAGTTGGACTATGATAAAAACTATCATGTTTTAGCCGTTAAAGGTTGTTTCAACTATGACATTGTGTTTTATTTCCCATGTGATTTCGAGAATACGGAAAAAGAAAAAAACGAACACAGCTGGAAAGAACGAGATAGTAAGAAAAGAAAAAAGACCGATAAAATTATGACCGCCCTCTGGAAAGAATTTCAAAAAAAAGAAAATCGAAGCGGCCTAATTAAAATCGTAAAACTCTTTGGTAACGAACATGATAAGGCGAACATCGTTACACAGGAAATTAAAAGATTGGAGGAACGTATTCATGCTTAATTGGTTTAGAAAGCAGCCGTACGGAATACAGAGCTTAGTAGGTTATTTCATAATCTGTTTTATCTTTTATCTTACAGGACACCAATTGACAGTTGAAACTTGTCTTCTTATTTACAACCTCGTCTTCGGAATTCTTATCCTAGAAAGGTTAGATAAGAAATGATTTGTCCATTCTGTGGAAAGGACGAGGTTAAACTCGAACTTCCGATTACGTTAGATTTCGACACGGATAAACTCGGCGCGCCAGATTCCGTCGCCATGCGCCTTATTAGTATCTCAAATTGGGACCCCGAAGGAGATAGCCGCTGGTACTGTTCCAGTTGTTACAAAAGTGGTAAGGCAAAACCAGTAGATAACGATTGGATGCAAGGCGCCATTCTTCTAGATAGATATGAGAGGGACCTCTAATGGGTTACCGTTCAGACGTATATATTGCCATGACGAAAACCCGGTATAAGGACATGATAGCAGAAGCCCTATGTTCTGATGAAGATGGACTTGAAAATTTATTCGTCCATGCTGATAAAATACACTACGATGATTATTCTAATATTATAGCTTTTGAAATATATGATATAAAATGGTACGAAGACTATTCAGAAGTAAGTTTTATTCAAAATTTTCTCTTTGATTCAGAAGACGGATATAGCTTTGTTCGCATAGGAGAAGAATTTGAAGACACTGAATATCAAAGTAATAGCGGATATTATGACGAAGAAAAATGGTATGATGTATTCAACATTTATCGAAAAGTAGAGGTAAATCTGTCGTGAACATACAAGAGCAATTGATATATATAGAGAATGATTATAAAAATCCTTTTGTGCGCGCAACTGCCTTTACTAAGATAGTCTCTTATTTGGAAGAAAAACTTGGAAAAGACGCTACTCTTGCTCACGATATCCTTGCGAGAATACATTTTAAGAAAAGTGGCGAATATTATTTTCTTCTTGAGTGTACTGAAGATGGTTTAGAATTCTCTTATAATAGAGAAACAACATCTGAAGAACGTTTAACAGAAGAGTTGAAAGCGCGTGCAGAAAGAATGGGAAAAGAGTAATTGGGAAATCTTCTGGAGCCCTTCGGGCTCAACCCTATAAATCACCTTTTGAGATTTTTTATGGAAAGGACGAGTGAAAATGGCACTTGTACCAATGGTTATAGAGCGTGAGGGTAATTCCGAGCGCGCAATGGATTTGAATTCGCGTCTCATGAAAGATAGGATTATCATGTGCACAGGTCCGGTTGAGCCGGTGATGGCAAATATTATTAAAGGACAGCTCCTGTTCCTTGAGAGCGAGAACCCCACCGCAGATATCACGATGTATATCGATTCTCCAGGGGGAGAGGTAGCAACTGGCATGGGTATTTACGATACCATGCAGTATATTAAGCCGGATGTTCGTACCGTATGTATCGGTCTTGCGGCGTCAATGGGCTCCGTTATTCTGATGGGCGGCGCACCCGGAAAGCGTTATGCTCTTCCCCATTCAGAAATCATGATTCATCAGCCTTCTGCTGGAACTCAGGGCAAGGTCTCTGATATGGAGCGAGCTTTCGAACAGTCGAAGCGCATCAAGGCGATGCTCCATGAGATTTACGTGAAGCATACGGGACAGAGTCTGGAGAAAATCGCAGCCGATATGGACCGTGACTACTGGCTTATGGCTGACGAAGCGAAAGAATATGGACTCATTGATGAAGTGCTTATGAATAGAGGGGATATCTGATGACAGAGAATAAGAAACCAGCGGTCTGCGCATTCTGCGGCAATATCGTAGAGAATTATTCTGTCCAAGGTAAGGACGGAATTCTTATCTGTGACAAGTGTATTGATGCTGTCGCAGATATGAAAGAGAATATCGATGCGCAGATTAAGTCTTCAGGAAAGCCGCCTCAGAATATTTCAGAAGCAACCGCTCAGCTTATTGAGGAAGAAGAAAAGGAAGCAGAGAAACTCGTTAAGAGCAAGCTTCCATCTCCATCTAAGATTAAAGCTCATCTTGACCAGTATATTATTGGTCAGGAACAGGCGAAGAAGATTCTTTCTGTCGCGGTCTATAATCATTATAAGATGATTTCTTTGAAGAAGTCTGGACAGAAACTCCCTGTGGAGCTTTCTAAGTCCAACGTTCTTCTTCTTGGACCATCTGGTTGTGGAAAGACTGCAGTGCTTAAAGCCCTTTCGAAGGCTCTTTCCGTTCCGTTCGTATCTGCGGACGCTACATCGTATAGTTCTACTGGGTGAACAATTCGCGCCCACCCCTACCAACACTGTGGAAGGCAAGGGGATAGCAATGGAGAAAAAATCTGGAACCACTTCGTAACCAATCGAAGGGAATCAGAGGTGAAGGTTAGAAGATATTCTTCTTCAGGCTGAAGTAATTCAGACTGCCTCTAAGAGGAACCAGCCGCAACGCGTAGTAGGTGAAAAGATATAATCCTACCAAGAGGCTCCATCACGTCACAGTAAAGATTTGCGTTGAAAAGTTACGCTAGGCTAGACCAGAAATGACTGGTCGTATCGTTTGTATATCCCGACAAACGTATGAGGGTAACCTCTAGAAATTCAAGATAAAAAACTTGAACGATAATATCACCGATGTCGGCAGGGATGTAGAATGCATTTGTAGAGACCTTGTACAGAACGCAAATGGAAACATCGCGATGGCTGAACTTGGTATCATCTATATTGATGAGATTGACAAGATTTCTCGTAAGGGCGAAAATCTTTCGACCACAGCTGACCCTGGACATGAAGGGGTACAGCAGGGGCTTCTTAAAATGCTTGAGGGTAGCGTTGTAGAAGTTCCGGAGAAGGGTCAGCGACTTCATCCTCAGTCTAATAACGTTATGCGCTTTAATACGGAGAATGTTCTCTTCGTAGTTGGCGGTGCGTTTGAGGGGCTTGAGAAGATTATCGCGAAGCGCTTGCGCAGTGGAAATTCTTCCATGGGGTTCGGTTCTCCGATTGTAGACAAGAATAACGACCAGTACAACGACTTCATTCTTCAGGTAACAACGGAAGACTTGAAGAAGTTCGGTATGCTTCCAGAGTTCTTGGGCCGAATCCCTGTGCTTTCGCCCATGCAGGAACTTACAGAAGAGCAGCTTGTTGAAATCCTTACAGAGCCGAAGAACGCGCTCGTAAAACAATATCAGCTTCTTCTTAAGCAAGATGGTGTTGAGCTTGAATTCAGTGAGAAGGCTCTCAAAGCCGTCGCTCACAAGGCTATTGAGCGCAAAGTTGGCGCGCGAGGACTTCGCGGCATTCTCGAAGCCATTCTGAATCCGATTATGTTTGATGTACCTGATACAGATGATTCTTATATTCTTATTGATGCAGATAAGGATGGAGAAATCATCGTGTCTCATGAAAAAAGTAAAGTAGCTTAACTCGATATCGAGTAAGGAGGATAAATGCTTAAGCGTATTAACGTTAATCAAGAAACTGTAGACCTGTTGAATCGAGATACTCCGGACGAGCTTAAACGTCGTCGAACTGGAGGACAGGGCGGCCTGACCTATGTAACGGTTGGCGCCGTTGTTCGCATTCTTAACCAGGCCTTTGGCCCTATGGGTTGGTCCTGGCATGTGGACGAACAGTGGATTGAGGAGAATCGGCCGCGTGTTGATTTTAAAACACAGATGCGCCGCAACCCGAATCCTGATGCAGTACCCGAACAGTGTGCTCATGTGTTGGGCACACTTAAGGTTACTATGATTGAAGAAGATAAGGAAGGAAATAAAACGTATGTGGTTTCTGAGAAGTCTGCTCACGGGTCTAAGGTTGTTCTGGGGGGTTCTGACGATGGCCAGAATCTTTACAAGTCTGCTGCTTCTGACGCCCTCAAGAAGGCCGCTTCCTATTTCGGCATAGCTTCAGACCTTGCTCTTCAAGAAGACGAGCTGAACTATTTTAAAATTAGTGAGGTTCCTTCTGCTTGGGATGATGTCAACAAGGAAGAGTATCGTGACGTCTTCGAACAGCTCGAGAAACTCTGTGACGATAACGGCATCGACGAAGACTATCTCAATGCTGCTGTAAAGCAGTGGTCCAACGGAAAGCTCGTATCTATCGAACAGGTTGGACCAGACGATATTCGAAACTTCGTTCGTGAACTCGACGAAGCTATCGCTCAGAATGGCTAAAATAGTTATGGCGTTATTCTTTCAAAATGATTATATCACTTGTCAATGTGGAAACAACAATCTCTCACAAAGAGAAGTTTCTAATTATAAAAAAGACGACAAGGGATATTCTAGACATATCATCTCTAAAGAGATTTATTGTCCTCAGTGTGGACATGTCGTAGAGCACCTGCGAAGAGATGAGCCAATTGCAGAAAATTAATTATTCCTTCTAAACAGAAGGAGAAAGGACATAGGAATTATGGATAAATTAAGGATTTATAATGCGCGATGGTCATCTCCTTCGGCAGGACCATCTCCAAACGAAAATAGGCGTGCCGAAATTTTTCTAGCTGGTTGTAAGAAAGCTGCAACGGGAAATGCTTGTGTAGGATGCTTTAATGTAGACCTCTGGAAGGCGAACGTCTTCAACGCGGAGGTGTCTCCAGAAGAAGCGTTTCAACAGATTCAGAAGTTCGCGCCGACGAAGCACGCAACTTTCGTGGGCGGCGAGCCACTTGACCAGGTAGTTCCTCTTGCTCGTCTTGCAGAGTTGCTCAAAGCAGATGGTTTTAATAACCTTCTTATCACCCATCATACAATGAAACGATTGAAGAAGTGGATTGAAGATTATCCTGGTGGCGAATCTTATCGTATTCTTCTGAATAACGTAGACATTATTATTGATGGAGAATATATGGCGGGAGAGCGAATCTGGGACGAATCTAAGGCTGGTGACGGAGTTCATGATGTCATCGGTTCTGGCAATCAAATTGTCTGGTCTCGTCTTCCTGGGGAAGAATTGAAGTTTCAAGGAGTAGCGGCGCGCTATCTTGAGAACTTGTCTCTTAAAGAGAATGGACAACTCTTCTATGGAATAAAAGACAGTCACTGCCCTAAAGAAACTATTTCCATTGGACAACCGAAGGAGTATGCGGCATGATACATAAATTTATAGAGCCAGAATCTGAACAAGAAGTCTGTATAAATGACATAAGTTTATGTACTATCCATTGGGGAATGATTAGAGACGAACTAATTAAAGCTTGTGTTGTTGAGCCAGATATCATATTTTCTTGCGGTAACAAAGAAATCTCCGTAAATTTTAAGGACTTCTATTTGTCTCTGCGCAAAGAAATGCTTACAACAATTCGCGCGTTTTCAGAGTATGAAACCGTCAAGGAAATAAAAGAAAAACTGAAAGGAAAGTGAAAATGGCGAAGAAGAAAGACGAGGTTATTCTTTCATTTAAGCTTGATGACTTCTCTGAAGAAATCACAATTAGCGAAGAGGACCTTCATACCATCGGCATTATGCCAGTTGTTCTCACGGAATATAAAAAAGATTTTAAAGCGAAGAAATCTGATTATCCTTTGACCGTCACAACAGAAGATGGCAAAACGATGCATGTCGCGGTCGGCGACGAGCTCGTATCCAAAGACTATGTAATGGAAGATTATTTTAAGAGCATGATGCAGGACTGTAATGAATGCATTCAACCCTTTCATGAGCTTCCTACGTGTTCTCGTATGTATTCCGACCTTACTGCAATGCTTCAGACAAAGTTCTCTATCGAAAACGGAGCCATATTCCAGAACCAGAAGTTCAAGGGGATTGGTTTTGTCCGCTCCGGCAATCGGCCTCTCTCTGTTGTCGGAGAAATCACTCTGATTAAAGATGGAAAGTTCGTTTGCTCTTATTGCGTAAACGAACTGAATATCGAGCGAGTTCAGGACGCGAATGTCATCTTCTATACGGACGACCTCGTTCTTGAGTTTAAACCTAATAAGACAGAGGTACAGATGCGCTGTAAACTCCCGGAGTATATTATCACTGCTGAGAATTTTAGTGTTCATCAGCGTACTGAAGATATTCCAACCGACATTCGTTATGCAGAAACTGAAGATTATATCGACGCGGCATATGAATACCTCGAAAAGGAGAGTACAATTTCGAGGTCCGGAGTTGAGAGCGCAATTGATGGTTTCGATATCGCAGATGACACAACAAAGAAGAGAAAGACAAAAGAGAAGCCGGTAGAAGTATCTATCGATGACGACATTGTTCTTTAATTAAAAGAAAGGAAAGGATAGAATGCGTAAGTCTATTGAAGAGGTTCGTTATCTCCTGCGCGCAAAGACTGATTGTATCTGGATTCAGTCTTACGAAGAGAAGGCAGTTATTGACGACCTTCGTGAGCTCATTAAGAGTGAGCCGCGATTCCGTGATGGAAATGTCATGCTCTGGTCTCAGACTGAGGGGCTTTCTAAGATTCCGAAGAATGATTATGAACAGGCAGAGCCGGCCGACCAGAAGATGCGTGAGTGGCTCGTTGTCGGAGAAAAGGTTCGTCAGTGTCAGAAGGGCGCGAAAGAAGGAAGCATGAACTTCTGGATTCTTCGTGACCTTCATCAGAAGATTGATGATCCTCGTTCTCAGCGTCTTATTCGAGATTTGAAGGAGCACTCTCTTCCAAGTGATAACTACAATCCTCTTATTGTTGTTTCTCCGAACATCTCTCTTCCGGATGACATCGCGCGTCTCTTCCGTGTTGTAGAGTACGAGCTTCCGAATCGTGCTCTTATTGAGGGGTATGTGCACGCGATTAACAACCTTCTTATTTCTTCTAAGAAGAAGAATCCGGATGCCGATTTCAATCCGATTCTCAAGGATGAAGAGTTTGAGCCAATCATCTCTGCATGTATGGGTCTTACGGAAAAGGAAATCGACATGGTTCTTAAAGAGAGTGCGACTAAGTTCCATGCATTAGATTTGGAGTATATCTCTCAATCTAAGATTCAGGTCGTAAAAAAGACGGGCGTTCTCGATTACATTATCCCGAAGGTTAAAATGGAAGATGTCGGCGGCAATGATGAGATTAAGAACTGGCTCCTTGAGGTCAAGACAGCGTTTTCTCCGGAAGCGCGCGAGTTCGGTCTCCCGATGCCGAAGGGATATATGGCGACCGGTATTGCGGGTGCAGGTAAAACTCTTCTCGCGGAGGCATTTGCCGGAGAGATGGGATATCCTCTGCTCGATTTCTCTATGGACCGAGTAATGGATAAACTTGTCGGTAACTCGGAAAAGAAGATTGCGCACGCACTTCGTATTGCAGAGAGTTGCGCGCCGTGTGTACTCCTCATCGATGAGGTTGAAAAGATTTTAGGTAGACGTGAATCATCTTTAGTAGCTTAAAGAATGATTTTGCCGTCGAGAGTTTAAAGTTACGTGAAGACTCTCGATGATAATGGACGGAATTAAGCGGGGACCACTTGTAAAAGGGAATCCGAACCGAAGGCGTCGCTAATTGATGCGACTAGACTGTAGCGATACAGTTGATGAAAGTTTAAAGCTTTCAGTCAGGGGCAACGCGTAGGAGTGAAAAGATATAATCTCCCAAGAGGCCGTTCCGTGTTCGTAACCATTCTAAAAATAGAATGCCATAAGGTTACATGCAAAATGTACGCTAAACTGGATTGGAAATAACCAATCGATGACGATTCTGACTAGACAGAATCTAATGAGAGTAATCTCCAGAGCTCAAGATAAAAAACTTGAGGATAAAAACAAGTTGGCTGCGTCTCAAAGCAGCAATTCTAGTGATGGCGGTGTCACTGCTCGTATCATGCAGGCACTTCTGAAGTTCATGAATAAGGACAACACTGGTGTCTACGTTATCATGACTTCGAATGATGTTTCGCAGCTTCCGCCTGAGTTCACTCGTGCCGGCCGACTCGATGCGACTTGGTTCTTCTCTCTGCCAGTTGAAGAAGAGCGCAAAGCTATTCTTCAAGTACATTTCAAGAAGAAGAATATCACTCCTTCTGCGAAGCTTCTCAATCTTGCAGTTGAACTCTCTGAGGGGTTCACCGGCGCCGAGATTGAGCAGGGCGTGAAGAATACAATGATGAAGATGTTCGCTCGTTATCAGAATGACGGAAAGAAATCTGTCACGGAGAAAGATATCCGAGACGGTCTTTCGGAAGTTATTCCGGTGTCTAAGTCTTCTCGTGAGAAGATTAACGCGCTTATCACGTATTGCACGAGTCGTCATCGTCTAGCTTCGAAGTATAAGCCGAAGAAGGATAAAGATGCGTCCGATAACTTGCCGCTAAACCTTGATTTTAACCTTGATTCATGATATAATAGGGGGGGTGTCGTATTTTTACGGCGCCCTCATTATATTAAATCTAAAGGAGATGTGGGATGGAAGTAAAACTTATTTCAAAGACTCCTAATTTTATGAAGACATGTTGGGTCGCGGCTCGAACTTGTTATAGTGCAGATTCTCCGATTGAGCTTATTCAAGAGAATAAGTCAGAAAAAGAAATGATTCGACTTCTTGACCGAATTCTTAAGAGCAAACACCTCTCAGTAGTAGAACACTGCAGTATGACGTTTGCTGTTAAGAATGCTTCACGCACTCTTCTTGCTCAGTACTCTCGTCATCGTATTGGAGTATCTCTTTCTGTTCAGAGTCAGCGTTACGTAAGTGAAAGTTCAGAGAAGAATGGCGGCATATTTGACGTCGTAACTCCTGAGACTATTGAGTCTAACAAAGAAGCTCTTATTGAGTTCAATACGTTCCTGAAAAATACTCAGGATACGTATGATAAACTCCTGGCTTGTGGTGTCGCAAAACAAGATGCGCGCTTCGTCCTGCCGGGAGGTGCGTGTACGAATTTTGTCACGACGCTCAATCTGCGTTCCTTTATGGATGTTTATCAGAAGCGAGTAGTAACGCCCGGCGCACAGTGGGAGATTAAAGAGATGCTTCTTAAGATGCGAGACCTTATCGTAACGGAAGAGCCGTGGCTCGACGTATACTTCTTGAAGTAAATCCTATGGAAAAAAGCGAGAAAGAACGCTATGGTGTTCATAAACAAAATCTAGATGAATGGTTAGAACAGATAAAAGTAGATTCTGATAAAAGATACGAAAAGATGTTGAAACAGATTAAAGACTACGGATTCTGTGAATATGATACATTCTCTTTAGATTCTTGTATGATGGACATCCTAAGCGATAGACTAGAGATGTTCTTGGATTCATCTAACCACGTTGATTGGTCTAGTACGTATGTTCAAATCGAGGGTCTTAGCGAAAACGTTATTATTCTCTGGCAAGAGATGTTAGATATACGAAATCGACTAAGAGGCGATGAAGACAGCGTTATAATATTCGGCTCACAAGCATGGTTAGAGGCTGTTAAAAGGTTCTGGTTTATCTGGTATAAAACATGTACTCATTGTTGGGCTTGAAAAAAGGAGGACAAACTTGAATAGAAAAGTTAAGTATATAGTCGAGACCCCTTATGGAAAGATAAAAACGTTTATCGAGAAGGATAAATTTTGGTTCGCGATTGGGGATTATGCCCATTGTATCGGACTGAAGAAGTCATTCCAGATTTCGAGAAAGATTCCAAAAGAAGAACGTCTTGAGGTTCGAGAGGGGCGCGGCCATTATCCCACTGCATATATGCTTGAAGACCATCTCGACATAACGATTAAATATTTTCGTGGGCGTCAACTTAATTGGTTAGTCTTTAAGCATATTAAGGATGTTGTTATTCCTAAACTAAAAGAAGTTCGAGACAAGTTCTTCGTAGTGGAAGCACCGGTAATAGAGAGAGTGGAAGCAACTGAACGAGAGAATAATCACGCTCTTCAAGAAATTATCGAAGACGTTACGAAGCGAGTATCTAATCTTGAGAAGGTTATCATCTCTCTTCAGGCTGAAAAACTCTCAAAACCGGATATTCAAGAAAAGAAACCGGACATTCAGGAGAAGAAAGCTGACATCCGGGTCCCTAAACTCGAACCGATTAATCCAGAACTTCCGAAGGTCATCCCTATGCCGCGCAATTATATCCCAAAAGAGTATAATCCGGGCAAGACATGGCGCTCCTGGATTCGGGGTATGATTCATCAGGTACTCTGGCGCGCACAAGATTTGGACCCAAAGTGCTCTATTACAGAGCAGCATCTTTGGTCTAATCTTTACAAGCGTGTCACGACTCTAACAGGATATGACCTTCGAGATTTGCGTCATGAACTCGCTCAAGAGTTTAACGTAGAGGATAATAACTTCGCGCTTTTAGATGTTCTTGAACGTCAGCCTAATCTTCGACGCATCTTTATTGATGGTGTTTTGGAAATGGCAGAGCGCGCAAATCTTCTCGATTATAAAGTTTCAAGACTTTAATTGAGGTCTTGACAAGCATCCGATTCTTTGCTATAATAAGAATCACAAAGAAGAATGATAAGACTTCACGCTTGGCAGCGTAGAAGAATATCAGATATAACAGTTTGGCCAAAAGGTTATAGAAAGAAACGAGGTAATTTAACATGAGCTGCTGGAGAAACTATTCGTGTGACGTTCTTAAGGGAGTTGACAAGGCAATGGTCGCCGAGGCATTCTCGAAGATGGGTCTTACTCTGAACGAGGATATCAAGACTGTTGTCGCATCTTTTGAGGGACGCCGCGCAAACGTTGATGCAGTTGTCTGCAAGGATGGTCAGCCGATTTCTCTCGGCGTCATTTTTGATAATGGCGAGGACCATCTCCAGATTCTTGGTGATTTCTGGGGCACGGGCTTCAACGAGCAGAAGTTCACGGACGAGCTTTCGCGTACGTATCAGCGCATTAACGTTGAGACGCGTCTGACTCTGATGGGTTACACCATCGACGAGCTCTCGTTCATCGAGGCTGAGGATGGTAGCGTCGAGTTCGAGGCTTACGCTACGGCTTGATGATTCAAAAGGGCGGATGAGTAATCCGTCCTTCCTCTTCGGAGGAGAAGTCTCGTCTCTGTAAAGAGACGTGGTGGATTGAAACGCTGGTAACAATTGCCATGAGGCAATGGACCAAGAAGGTGTCCTCCTCCTGTTTTGGAGGGGGACTATTTTTATTTCCGAGGAAGGATGATAAGCATGTCGGAGAAGCGACTGAAGATTAAGATTGATTCTAAGGGCAATGTTTCTGGTACGACCGTAAGTGGTTTTGCCGGAGCGAATTGCCAGGAGACGATGGACCAGGTATTTGCAGTTATCAACGGAGAGTGTGTGAAGTCTGGCGATACGGATGACGCATCGCGTATTCCGGACCCGCTCGCATATATTGTAGGCGAGGGAAACTGAACCTAAAGCTTGGGAAGATGTTATTTTCTCGGCTCTCTTCATAGAGAGCCGGGACGGAATTATAAGAAAGGACGGGTTCTCCTTGAACTCCACACAATCGAAGATTATTTCTGAGCTTAACGCTCAACAGAAAGAACCCGTTATTAATTATAAAGAGTCTAGTGTCGTATTCGCGGGCGCGGGAGCAGGTAAAACTAAAACCATGGTCTCCCGCATAGCGTATATGATAGAAGATGGAATCACGCCTGAGAATATCGTGTTTTTCACGTTCACGAGAAAGGCCGCGAATGAAATAAAAGAACGCGTTAAGAGGTTTATCGGTTCAAAAGCAGATGGAATGTTTGTAGGAACGTATCATTCTTTCTGCGCTAAACTTCTTCGTACATATATGCCATTGTTTCAAGGATATTCTTCCAACTTCGCAATTTATGATGAAGATGATAAGAAGACTATTCTTAAAGATGCAATGGAAGAATTTGGCGCCGACTCCTCAATTAAGATTGAAGGAGTACAGGCGGCCATCTCCCATTGGAAAGAACGTCTTATCACTCCTGAAATGATTGACTGCTCTTATGGAAGCATGGATTATGTCATGAAGGGTATCTACGAAATCTATCAGCGCAAACTTCGTGAGATGAATGCGCTAGACTTTAGTGACCTCATGATTTTCATGATTCGTCTTATGGAATCTAACGCTTCCATTAAGAAACAGATTAATGATAAATATCAGTGGATTATCGCGGATGAGTTTCAAGATTCTTCAGCGGTAGATTTGCGATTTATTCAACTTCTATCAGATGATTGTAAACACTTTTGTGGTTGCGGAGATAACTCCCAGAGTATTTACAGCTTCCGAGGAACAAATCTTAATGAAACGATTAAGTTCATTCAACATTATAAACTTAAGCAGTTTATTGTTGGACAGAATTATCGCTCTACGTCTACCATTGTGGATAGCGCAAATCGTATGATTAAGCGTAATCATATACCTATTCAGTATGACTGTTTTACTCAAAATGGTCAAGGAGAAAAAGCTGTTGTCATTCCCTGTGAGAATGAAGATGTCGAAGCAACAAAAATTTGCGCCGCAATTAAGTCTCTTAACTCTAAGAGAATAGATTACAAGGAAATTGCGATACTCTATCGTTCTAACTTTCTTGCTCGTTCAATTGAGAAGGGGCTGATGAGTTCTAAGATTCCTTATCGCATTCTCTCTGGACTTCCGTTCTATGCTCGTAAAGAAGTTAAGGATGTCATGTCTGTTTATCGTATTCTTAACAGCGCAAAAGATGTCGTTGCCCTGTCAAGAGCTCTCATGCTAATGGGAGGAATCGGCGCGACTTCTATTGACAAGGTTAAGAAATTAAAAGTCTGGCAAAAAGAGAAGATTACTCATCAGGATGTTTACAATGCGTTACTGACATGTATCACTTCTACGAAAGGACAGAATTCCCTTAAGAAGTTTTTTGAAGGTCTAGAAAAGCTCAAAACTTTCGGAAATAATCCTATTGATATTTTTACAAGAATTCTTATTCTTCTTGATTATGAGACCATCGTTAAGAAGGGTCTTCGAAATGATGATGAGTATAAGAAAAGAATCTCTACGTTGAGAGAGCTTAAGAGTATTGTTCAGGAATATAATTCTATTGACGAGCTTGTTCTGAACATTACGAGTGTATCTGATAGTGAAGATGAACCCAACGCCGTTAATCTTATGACAGTACATGGTTCAAAGGGACTGGAATTTCGTGTTGTCATCATCGCAGATTGCAATGAGAATATCTTCCCGTCGGCTCTTGCTCTTCAAGATAATCTTCTTGAAGAAGAGCGCCGAATCTTCTATGTTGCAATGACAAGAGCTAAAGAGTTCTTGATTATGACTTATTGTAACGGACGTATGTCTAACGGATATTTTAAACATTATAGACCTTCCAGATTTTTGAATGAAATAGATAGTGGATATTTGTTGTGGCCTAATAGACCTAAGAGGGGATTTTCCATAAGATGAAACTAATTGACTACATCAGGACACAAGAGGGCGGCTACTCCTACGCAGTCAAATTAAAAGATACAAAGGAGGCCGCCCAATACAAAGATAAATACGAAGAGATTATCAACGGTCTTCAGGATAAGAAATACTATGAACCTGATGACTGTTGGTTAATTTCTCGTTATGGATTTTCTCAATTGCAGGCGCTGGATAAAGAGTTGTTCTTCGCGCCGAACGGCTACAACTCTCCTACCGTTACAATTGAAAAGCAAAAACATGATGTAACCGGTTGGGAGGATATAGGAAAGAACTTAAAACTCCAGCCATATGATTATCAGAAACAGGTGGTTCGTTTCTGTCTTCAGGAGCCTCACCTGTATTCTACCTTGATTACGGCTCCTTGTGGCGCGGGAAAGACCCTTATGGGTATCGCGGCGTATCAAGAAGCTCTAAAAGAAGGTATTATAGATGGACCCGGCATTATCGTCGTAAAAGCCTCTCTAAAAGTACAGTGGGGGCATGAAGTAAGAAAGTTTTCTGACTTTAAACCTTCTGTCTTAGATACTTATAAGGCTTGTGTTGGTTCTGAGTTGTCCATGTTAGAACGACGCAGAGCAAAGTATCAAAAAGAAAAGACGCAAGAGTTAAAAGAAGAGATAGAAAGACTAGAAAAAGCAATAGAGTTCAAGTTTAATAGCATGTTTGATGCAGACCTGCTTATTATGAACTATGAAACACTGCGAGACGATGTTGTAGCTAAAAAACTTCTCGAAATTAAACCTCAGTTCGTATTCGCAGATGAAGCTCATTATATTAAGACTGATACGAATAAGAGGTCTAAAGCTTTATATCAGTTCAATGACGCAAAGATAAAGATTGGCGCGACCGCAACCCCTGTACAACGAGACCCAAGAGATATTTTTGGTATCTTTAAGTTTGTACAGCCTCAGTTGTTCTTGCGAAAAACTGCATTCAATAATCAATACGTTAGATACGGATATGGTTTCCGCGTAATCGGCGCCAAGAACCAGAAGCAGTTGAATCGAGAAATCTCTCCGTATATGTATATCCTTACGAAAGAAGAGGTTTCTGAACAACTTCCGAAGCTTGTCGTTATGCAGAGACAATGCTCTTTCTATCCGAAACAGGAAGAAGTTAACAAACATTTCTTTGAAGAGCTTAAGGAGTTAGCCCAAGAAGAGAAAAAACTTTCTCAAGGTAAAACTCCTGCTCAGATAGAAGCGAATGACCGTATCCAAGAAATAAGCAATGCGACACAAGCTAGACAAACGTTCTTACAAGAACTCGCGGTGTCTGAAGAGCTTCTTAAAGGAAGCAACTCTCAGCTCGCGCAGAAATTTATCACGGGCGAGCCTAACTCTAAGATAGAAACGATGTTGGAACTGGTTCAAGAGATTATATCTTCTGGAGAGAAAGTTGTTATCTTCAGCCGTTTTGCTTCATTGCAGCCTATTCTTACGGAAGCCATACACTCCGTTAAAGAATTAGCTAACGTAGGAATTTGTTATGTTCGCGGAGAACTTTCTGGCGAACAACGTTATGAAGAGGTTTATACGAAGTTCCAAGAGGATGATAAGTATAAAATCCTTTTGTGCTCCGAGAGTGGTAGCGAAGGTTTAAATCTTTCCTGCTGTCGTTACATGATAGAGATGGAGCCGGCGGTTAGTTATGCGCTTCAAACACAACGTCACGGTCGTCTTGAGAGAGCGGATAGTATCCATGAAACGGTATTTGTCTATCAACTTATAATGGATAACAGCTGGGACACCATCGGACAAAAGATTATTGAGAAGAAAGAGAAGTTTGACATGGAAATAGTTAAGGGAGTGAGTCTGTGAGTTCAAAAGAATTGATGCTTCAAAAGCTTCAGGAGGCAGACAGAGCCTATTATGAAGAAGACAATCCGATTATGACAGACGCAGAATATGATTCCTTGCGCCGCGTATTCGAAAAAGACTTTGGTCCTCTTAACTATGTTCCGGGCAAGGCTGTGTTCGGGAGAAAATTTAGACATAGCCGCCCAGTTATTTCTCTTGATAAAGTTCAATATTCCGATAAGGAAGAACTTAAAAAGAAGATTGCTGAGCTGTGGCCCGTCGTTGCTCAGTTTAAGGCAGACGGTCTTACGATAGTAGCTTATCCAACTCCAGAAGGGTCTTGTCAGTTCGTTACCAGGGGAGATGGAATAGAGGGGGAAATGCTCCCTCATTTTATTCCTCGTTTTGAGCGAGTGGGCGCAAACCGAACTGGATATCCAATTCGAGGAGAAGCGATTCTCCCTGAAGAAGCTCTTTCCGGGATTAACGCTGAGCGAGAAAAAGATGGTTTGGCGCCATTCATGAACGCTCGTAACGCGGCTGCTGGTATACTCCGTTCGATGGAAAGAAGTTCATATTTGGATAAACTTCAATTCTTCGCTTATGATCTATTGTGTCCAGAAGGGATGATGACAGAAGATGAAAAGCTTGAGCTGATTCATACCAAGAGCATCTTCCCTGTTATCTTCTCATATGAGAAAGATACTCCGGATACTCTTATCAAATCTCTTGAAATAACTTATAAGAGATTGAAAGAGCAGGGTTACCCAATTGATGGTATGGTCATTAAGAACAACTCTAAGAAGAAATTCGGAATGACTAATCATCATCCCCTTGGACAAATAGCAGTTAAGTTTGAACAGAAGAGTTTTGTTACGACACTACGTAGTGTAGAGTGGCAAGTTGGGCGCGATTCCGTTACTCCGGTAGCAGTATTTGACCCAGTACTTATAGATGGTACCAGAGTTAATCGAGCATCTCTTCATAACTATTCAAACATAGAAGCTCTTGAGTTACATGAAATGGATAAAGTTAGTATTTTAAAGGCTAACGAAATTATTCCTCAAGTCGTAACCAACGAAAGTGATATTCATATCGGGAAGAAAATCGAGTATCCGAAGACGTGTCCAATCTGCGGCGGAGAACTTCGAATGGACGAGAGTCATAAAAAGCTTGAGTGTCTCAATGAACTGTGCGCAGAAAAGCTCGCTCAGAGCATGGCCCACATCGCGTCTCGTAAGGTTCTTAATGTTTCTGGTCTTTCTATTGAAACCTGCCGCAAACTCGTGAATCATTTCAATGGTGACGTTTCTCCTTGGGCGTTCCTCTGGTTAAAGGCAGAAGATTTCGAAAAGCTTCCAGGATTCGGGGAGAAGAGCGCGAAAAAGCTTGCAACAAACATTGCGAAATTGTTTAATCAACCTATAGGGTTAGATAAAATCATTGCTGCCACTTCTATTCCTGGTATTGGCAATACCGTCGGAAAAATAATTTCTAAGAACTTCACGAAGGATGAATTCTGGAACTGCCTTAAGAGCAAAAAACTTCCTGAGCTGGAGGGGATTGGATCAAAGACAAAAGAACTTCTGTTAGGAGATAAATTTATGGAGGCTTATATTGATTTGACTTCTCTCTTTGATGAGATTAGCTCAGAAAAAAATACTGTAACGAATAAAGAGACAAAGATGTTCGTCATTACTGGCAAGCTTCTTCTTCCGAGAAAGGTTTATGAAGAGGCAATAGAGAAAGCTGGATATAAATTTTCGGGCGCAATCTCGAAGAATACAAACTATCTTGTAACAGATGACACATCCGGGAACTCTTCAAAGCTTAAGAAGGCCCGCGAACTTGATATTGAAATTATAAACGAAGAAACTCTGCGGGATATTCTCAAGCGGAATAACGTTATTATTTCTTCAGAAGGAGACGTGACTCGCATTGACTGATTTTTTTGAACAACTTGCTACAGATGAATATAAAGAAGCTATCCGAATGATTGATGAAACATCATCAGAGATAGAGAAACCAACCGGAAGTCTCATGGAAGAGCTTATCGCAGATGTACAAGAGAGCGCAGAAGAGCAGTTTAAGAGAATGGGTTGGAAAAAGGAAAACATTACTCCAGTCCAGGCGAACGTGTATCTCGAAAACTATAATCGCCTCATGAAAGAAATTGATGAGATTCAAAAAACCGTTGAAAATTATCTTCAATTTCATAGTTCTCTCGCGATTGAGTGGCAGAAGAAAGAAGTTCTTAAACGGGTCCTTCAATCTAACTATTATAAAGAGATGCTTCAAGCTTACGCTGACAGAGAGCTTGATGGTTCTAACAAGAAGTCCGTTAATCTCATCTCCGGTAAAATAGGTTACCGTAAACCAGTTCCTTCGTATGAGTATGAAGATGATGTTCTCTTTAAGTATCTTCAGGATAATTCTATGAATAAGTATCTTAAGCCGCAACCTCCGAAAGTGAATAAATCGCTTCTTAAGAAAGATGGAGTCATTGAAGACGACGGTATCTATATCGGTGAAGAGAAGGTTCCTGGAGTTAAGGTTTCTGTAAAAGATAGCGACGTGTTCTACGTAAAATGAGTCCGAAGTATATAGAAAAGGTTCGGCGCGCAAATCCTCTGAAAGAAGTAGTAGAAGAGTATGTAGACTTACATAAGAGTAGTCCTACGTTATGGTGTGGACGATGTCCTCATCCGAATCATAATGATTCTACTCCTTCATTCAGGCTGGTTAAAAACCACGATGGTTGGTCATGGTATTGTGGCGGATGCCATTGCGGCAAAAAGAATTTAACAGGCGAAGATAAGAACTATGGTTCAGATGTCTTCGCCTTTATTTTATGGTTAAACTCTTCTAAAGGGTGGAAATTTCCTGACGCTGTTCACTTCTTAGCTAAGAGAGCGAATATACCGGAAGAAAAGAATCCATATTCCGCACAATATAAACTAGAAGAGGCGCGCGCGAACGCTTATCATAATCAACTTACAAAAGAAAACATCCATTATCTCACTGGACGTGGACTTAACTTATGTGATATAATAGAATGGAAGCTAGGAAACGATAATGGAAGAATAACTTTTCCTTTATTCGGAAGATACAAAAGTGTTCTTGGCTTTATAAAACGCTCTCTAAACGATAATGAACCAAAGTATAAAAATTCTCCTAATACGAATTGGTTTAACAAGAGTGCGTATTTATACGGTCTTCAAAATTTAGATGTGTCGCTGCGCGAGATAAGGATAACGGAGGGCTCTTTTGATGTTATCCTCGGCCATAAATACGGAATAAAGAATCTCGTCGCAACTCTTGGAACTTCATTTACAGAAGAACATATTAAGATTATAAAACATCTTGATATGATTCCAGTATTCATTTTTGATGGAGATTCGGCTGGACAAAAAGCGAATCGACGCGCAATAGAACTCTGTAAAGAATATGGTCTTAGATGTAAAGTGTTTGAGTTGAAAGATGAAGATTTAGCAGAGTTCTGTCTAAGAACAAAAAAGAACTTGGAACAAAGGATAGAAGATGAATCTATTCCATCTTGGAAATACATTATTCGCGAAAGTGAATTGTTATGGGACAGAGAAATAGCAAATCTACAGAGAAAGATTCTTCCAAAAGTGAATACCGTAATTAAGATGCTCACTGAAGAGGAGAAAACCTACGTATTTCCTAGGCTTCTAGAAAAATTTGGGTTAATCATGCAATGAAAGGAGGCGCAAAAAATGGAGGTTATCGGAGACCTTAACAAAGTGCGTAATAATACTTGTACCCCCTTAAGAAGGGACGTATTTAACGACGTTAGTCAGGTTTCTAAGATGATTCATCTTCTCACTGGAGACAACGAAACAGAAGAAGAGATTCATGAGGACTCCACATGCTCCCATTGTGGAAAGAACAACGTACAGGTTCTACAATGTTCTAAATGCGGTAATTGGGTTTGCACCGATTGTTTCGTAGATACGATTGAAGGTAAAACCCTGTGTACTACCTGCTGGGAAGGAGAAAGTAAATGACCCTTACTCAGCTTCTTAAAAGCCTTATGATAGAAGGATATGATGTGGGTACTCTTGAGATGATTCTTAAGAGAGAAATGCCGGGTTATAAGTTTAAACAATTAAGGCCGGGCGCCACTCGCATTGAAGGTCCTAACGGTGTAAAAGTTCTAGGATGTATAACGAAGTATTATACAACAGAAGAAGGAAATACGAAGATGCCGAAGAAGACGAACTCTAATCAGTTAAACTGTCACTTCACAAGAAAACTTCTTGGCATCCAAGACACCGTTGATAACTGCGCAGACTGTCACTTGCATTGCATGAAAAAAATAAGTGACGATGAAAGTTCGATGCACAGACTCCTTAAAAGGTAGGAAAAGAAATATGTTCAAGCCTGACTATGTTAAGTCCCTTAATAAAACATTCGGTGTTCCACTCGTAGATGCTAGAAACTATTATGACCATTTCTTCACTCTCCTTAGGCAAGACCTTCTCATCAATCGAGAAACGTATTTGCCTACAATAGGAACTCTCTATATTCGTAAGGGCGCAAATCGGCGCCTTAAAGACTTCAAAACTGGAGTCGTAAAAGAATTCGAGGGAAGAAAGAAAATAAAGTTCAAGCCAGTACGAGATTTAGAACGTTACGTAGCGTATGAAGAAGGAGAAGTTGATGACCCCATCGAAAAATAAGCTTCTCGCGAAATACGGAGAAGAAAGAATCTTCGTAATTCCATTTGAAGCTTGTAAGAAAATTCCGGACGGATATAAGTCTGGGAAAGAAAACAGTTTACAAATACTTATAAACGTTCTTGTCAATATATAAGTATTTAATTCTGTATAGAAAACCCCTTTTATCTAGTGATAGGTAAAAGCTCTGAGTTAAAACTGGGAAACCGTAAAGCTTATTTCCGTCACCGCGTAGCCCGTAAGGGCAAGCGTCCATGACCGCGAAAGCAGAAAAAAGTGAAATAAGATGATCTAAGCTTAAATGAAAACTCTTATACGAAATCAAACTTCAAATTCGTGACAGATGATTCTATAAGAGCGCTAAGGATACGTCGTTTGAAAATCGAAGATAGAAAACGACTAGATATAATCGGCGTTCAGTTACGAAAGCTCTCTTATATAAACAACAGGAGAGACACGTCTAACGACTAGGTGATTGAGTCACCCCTCATAAATGAGGATAACCGTAAACAACGGGAAAGTAAAAACGTAAGCAGCTCGGATAGGCACTGCCGCCGAGAAAATGACGGAAGAAAAATTCAGCTTCTTGAGTTTAAACTCAAGAAGAACATATAGTCTGCGCTTATGTGAAAGCATAAGAGGTCTGCTGGCAACAGTAAGACTGCGGCAAGAGTTGCGTCTTGCCGTGAACAAAAAACCTAATAATATTTTATATTTTTACTGTAATTATAAACACTTTTGTCGGTAATAATTAATTAAGGATATTATTTTATATACCGAAAGGTGGTTTATAAAAAAGAATGATACTAATGTCAATCGGAAATTTTTCCGAAGCAGTAGTTCTTACTCAAGTTTATTTAAGGATGTCTCGTAAGATAAATTTCAAAAGGCATCGCTATTATTTAATAGAACAATTAAATGATTACCTCAAAGAGGTAAAATCATCGTGATAATATCTCACAAAATACGCTTGAAGCCGACAAAACAACAGGAAGAACTCTTTATGAAGTCTGCTGGCGCAGCTCGATTTGTTTATAATATGATGCTTGCAGCCGAAAACGAAGCTTATAAAAATGGAGAAAAATTTATCCATGAGACGACATTTCGTAAAAGACTTACAGAACTTAAGAAGAGCAAATTATCCTGGCTTAAAGAAGTTGGTTCAAACGTAGCAAAACGGGCGTGTATGGATTGTCAGAAAGCGTTCGACATGTTCTTCGCCCATAAAGCCAAATATCCTAAATTCAAATCGCGGAATAAGACTCAGTTAAGTTTTTATGTAAACTATGAGACTTTCAAACGAACTTGCAATGGTTTTCGTGGTGAAAGACTTGGTAATATAAAAACTTCGGAGAAGCTTCCTAAGGCCGATAAATACATGAATCCGCATATTTCTCATGACGGTAAATACTGGTATATATCATTTTCTTACGAAGCACCTGATTGCGATAGAGAAAATACGTCGGACTTAGTTATCGGTATAGATTTAGGAGTCAAGGATTTAGCCGTGCTTTCTGACGGAACTGTTTATCCGAACATCAATAAGTCAAAAGAAGTTCGAAGACTAAAAAAGAAATTACGGCGAGCCGAAAGAGCTTCCTCTCGAAAAATAAAGAATAATATAGAGAGTTACGATGAGAATAGAAGACCTCAATGGAAGAGGCCCCTTCAAGAATGCAAAAATCATATTAAAGTTAAGAAGAAAATAAAGCTTTTACATCGACGTTTAAAAAATATTCGTAACAACTATATCCATCAGATTACCGCAGCACTGGTAAAAGCCACGCCAAAAGCTATCGTAATCGAGGACTTAGCTGTTACGAATATGATGAAGAACCGCCACTTGACAAAATCTATCTCCGAACAAAAATGGTATGAATTTAGACGTATTCTTACATACAAATGTTCTATGAATAATATAGAGTTGCGTATAGTAAGTCGTTTTTATCCCTCATCTAAGACTTGTTCTAGATGTGGGCATATTAAGAAAGATTTAAAATTAAGCGAGCGTGTCTATAGATGTCCCGAATGTGGACTTGTGATAGACCGTGATTTGAATGCAGCAATAAACTTGAGTAGATATGAAATATCTGCTTAAATAAGATATTAGTACCGTTCGATACGCGGGAATTTAAGCCTTGAAGAGCGTTATATCAAACGAGAGTAGTTTACTATAGATTTGTATCTATAGGCAACAAAATCGGACGTGATGAACAAGGAAGCTTATTCGTGAGAATAAGCACAGTAGAAATTTAGTATTACTAGGTTTTTCGTATCGGTACAAGTATCATAAGATACCCACTCAAAAGGGAAGATTCGTCTTAAGAGCTGACGCGGAATATAATTTCGCGCTGGTTCAGCCCATTCCTTATCTCATCGTAGTTAATGAAAAGATGGATAAGGTATACGTAACGAAGAGAATCGCGGGCGAGGAACGACTTAAAGATTCCTACGCTCTCGGTTGTGGTGGACACATCAATCCCGAAGACGCGACATCGTCCAACACAGGCGGCCCCGACTTCCTTTTGGATAACGGTGCATTAAGAGAACTCGAAGAAGAACTTAACGTTCTCTATGCAGACGTTAGACAACCATTTAAGAAAGTCGGAACAGTGCGAGATATGACCAGCGACACGAAAGAACATATCGGTATAGTATATCTCGTAATCGTTGAAACCGCTTCTGTTAAAGAGAATGATAATCTTCAGGGAGAATGGATGACTTTTGAAGACTTGATTAATCAGTATCAGAATTTCGAAAGTTGGGGAAAACTCATCATTGATGCCGCCTATGAAAGCGGTAAAAAATTCGCGGGGCTATAAACCCCAATTAAAAAAGGATGAGGATATGCGAAACACGTTCCTCGAAAGATTTCGCCGCCTCCTTATCCTTGGATGAGAGAGGAGCTTAGTCATTCCAAAAAAAGTAATTAAGAGGTCGGGCCGCAAAGTTAATTTCGATTCGAAGAAGATTTATAAAGCTATTGAAGGAGCTAATAAAGATTCGGCGGCACCGATTTCCAAAGAACTCGTAAATCAAGCAGTACTGCAAGTATCTATCGAACTGGAAAACAAACCGGAAACTATCAGCGTAGAAGAAGTACAGGATGTTGTAGAACTCGTTCTTATGGAACAAGGACACTACGAACTCGCGAAGAAGTATATTCTCTATCGACAAAAACATAAAGAACGTCGCGATGCGAAGAATCAGTTGATGGAAACCTATGAAGACATTTTCTTCTCAAAGTCCGATGATGCCGACTTTAAACGAGAAAACGCAAATATAAACACAGACGCTCCTATGGGAATAATGTTGAAATTAGGAACAGAAGGAGCTAAACAATTCGTCTGTGATTATATTCTTAAGCCAGAATATGTTAAAATGCATAAAGAAGGCTTCGCGCACCTACACGACCTTGACTTTTCAATTATCACGCTAAATTGTTGTGTTATTGATATACTTAAACTTATGGAAGGTGGGTTCTGTACAGGGCATGGTTTCTTAAGAGAACCCAAAAGTATTCGGTCGGCCGCCGCCATTGCTTGCATTGCACTCCAGAGCAACCAAAACGACGAGTTTAGAATTAACTGAACGTCTTTATAGAAATATAAAGAGCAACTTTACAAGAACTTTTATCAAAAGATGTCTTCTAAATAGAAGGCTAACAGGGGAAGTATTATACTAATCCTGTGTCAAGCTGCAACTACGCCAAATATAAGGAGAAAGAATGAGCGTAGATACAACTATACCTGTTAAAATAAATACATTATATAGATGCGAAGACGTTAGCGATATCTATTATTTTATAAACTATAATGTTGTAAATATAGCTACAGGACATATTAAAGCTATAAGTAGAATGTCATATAAAAAAGGATATCCATACGTAACATTAGAGACAAAATCAAAGGTTAGAAACAAAAAAGTTTTGATGCATCATCTTGTAGCTTTAGCATATATAGAGAACAAGCCGTATGAAGTTATTGAACACTTGGACGATGATGCTGAAAATTATGATGTAAGTAATTTAATCTTTTCTAACCAGTTGGCAAACATAAGAAGAGCATCAGAAAACGGACTGATGAAAAATCCAGAAAGAATTTTTAGGATTACATTTCACAATGGAGAGTCTCATATCGGAACAATGTTAGAACTCCAAGATAAGCTAAAAATTCCTAAACAAACAATGTATTGTAGATTTTACAAAAACAGTCCTGGAAGAAAAATTAAATCGGTTGAAGTAGTTGCAGAAGATGAACAGACTATTCCTTCGGGAAGTACTGATAGAGGTGATAACTATCAGGAAGTATGTAAATCCTAAACAAAGGATGAGATATAGTCGGGCGCCAATAAGGCGTTGGGTGGCCAAGCATTGGGAACATTCGATTTTGCTATGGCCAAATATGTTAGATTGAGTTTTATTAAAAGCTTAAAGATAAACCTAAAAAAGATGCTTAACTATTTTGGAAAAGAAAATAATAAGATAGATGATTATACGTTTGAAACATCGTATAAGAACTATCACATGAACGATGCAGCAAAGCTCGGAATAAAAGAATCTCTCTTCAAGAAAGCTTATGAAATAACATGTGCTGATGTTGAAGATGAAACCTTTCAAGCAATGGAAGCAGTTATTCACAACTTCTGCTCTCTACACTCAAGAAGCGGTTCTCAAGTTCCATTCAGTTCTCTTAATTACGGAATGGATATTTCTCCAGAAGGACAGCTAGTTCAAGATAAGCTTCTTGATGCAACATGGAATGGTCTTGGTAACGGAGAAACTCCGATATTTCCGATTCAAGTGTTCAGTCTTAAAACTGGAGTAAATTACCGTCCCGAAGACCCAGGATATTGGTTGTTTCAGAAAGCATGTAAAGTTAGTGCGAAACGATTGTTTCCTAACTTTTTAAACCAGGACGCTCCGTATAATGCTCAGTACTACAAAGAGGGTAACCGAAATAGTTACGTAGCAACAATGGGTTGATTCTACAGCCCATGTAAAAATTCCTTAATTCTCTGGAAATCCTTAATGGACAATCAGGAACTAACTCGTAAGTCCAGAGACTATGACATAAGTCAGTAAGTTTTAACTGAAACGGGAATTAGTTTTATAAGAAATTATATTACGAAAGATATAGTCCGAACCTTATTGTAAAATAAGTAAACAAAAGTGTAGAACACGCGTTATGGGTAATGTTAATGGACCAGAAGAGAGTGGGTCGCGCGGCAATTTCTCCTTCGTAACTCTTAATCTTCCTATGATGGCTCTTGAAGCTAAAGGGGATTTAGATAAGTTCTGGAAGATTTATGACCACTACATTAAGCTTGCTCATGATTATCTTCTTGAACGCCTTGAAATTATCGGAAACAAACATGCTTACAATTTTCCATTTCTTATGGGGCAAGGAGTTTGGATGGATTCCGATAAACTTAAGTCTGAAGATAAAATAAAAGAAGTGCTTAAAAATGCTTCTATTTCTATTGGATTTATCGGTCTTATGGAATGTCTTGTAGCTCTCATCGGAAAACATCACGGTGAAAGTGAAGAGGCTCAAGAGCTTGGACTTAAAATAGTTCAGCACTTAAGAGATAAAACTGATGAATATAAAAAGAAAGAAAAACTTAATTGGAGTACATTCTCCTCTCCCGCAGAGGGTTTTAGTGGAGCAAGTCTGCGCGCTTTAAGGAAGCGCTTTGGAGTTGTTAAAGGAGTTTCAGATAGAGAATATCTCACGAACTCCTTCCATCTCGGAGTTTATTATCCGATTAGCGCGTATAAAAAGATTCAGATTGAAGGGCCTTACCATTCGATATGTGATGCTGGTGCGATTTCATACGTCGAAATGGACGGCGACCCAGTTAAGAATGTTAAGGCATTCCAAAAATTAGTTTGTGCGATGCACGATGCCGACATGGGCTACTACTCGATTAACCATCCTGTAGACAGGGACCCAATCTGTGGTTACACTGGTCTCATCGAAAACGAATGTCCACACTGTCATCGCAAGGAAGTGGAAACTAAGAAACTGACAATTAAAAAGTTTTAAGAAAATAAGAGGGAGGTGGACTAACCTGAATAAAGAAAAAATTAAGTATTGGTTGATACAGTATGCCAAGGCGCTAATGATATTTTCTTCCGTCTATATCTTACTCGTGATGTGGATAGGAGGATTTGTTTGCGGCGCTTGGTCTGTTGTGTTTGACATCGGTATTACATGGATGGCGGGCGGCCTCATCTTCCTCTTGATATATTTTTGTATAAATCGAGTTATTCAAAAGGAGTAAGATTATGGTCAACAACATTACGTTTAAATCCGACTTCACTGTTACAGATAATCAGAAGAAGAAATATATTGATTACGTAACAAACAAGGTTAAGGAAGATGGCGGCGACCCCGCTGCTATCACTGAGATTTCGCTTAAGAATATTCCTGGAGATGCGGATAACGTAGACGTAGAATATGTCACGCATGCTCCTAAGTTCGAGAGAATTAGACGCATTAACTGTAGTGCCGCAGCTTAAGCAATTAAGTTGTGTATGAACTCATTAAATTGCTGGAAGTTCCTAAAGCTTTTATCGCTACAGCGTGGACCGAAAGGTCGGGCGCGAATCGCTCTAAAAAGAATAAAAGATATTAGTTGACAGAACACGTTAACTATGTTATAATGGATAATCAGCAGGGAAATCTTCGTTAAGGAGAACCTTCGACGGTCATAATATGAGTGTCCTCATAGAGGAAATTGTATGACCTAATCTACAATGGAAACTTGTAGGTGTCTATACTTTGTATTGACATTGTATGTACAGGATATTTAGTCGGAACCATGGACAAGTGGAACGACGCAAAACGGGCTGAAGAGTCCGAGCGAGTTAGGCATTCTCTCTCAGCATAAGTAAAAATAAGGTTGGCCGCGAACCTTTAATCGCGGCATATCATGGCACCATAGATTAATTGGTTAAATCATCGTCCTTTCAAGACGAAGACTCCCGGTTCAATCCCGGGTGGTGTCACCATAATAGGGGTATGGCGAAGTGATTTAACGCGGCTGGCTTTGACCCAGCTATATTTTTACGTAGGTTTGAATCCTACTACCCCTGCCATAGAGGAGTAGCTAAGTTGGTCGTAGCGGCGCCCTTATAAGACGTGTCTTTACGTGAGTTCAAGTCTCACCTCCTCTACCATGCCTCAGAACCCGAATGGATGCAGGGAATCGACTTCTAATCGATAAGTTAAAAAACTTTTGTGTGTTCGAATCACACCTGGGGCACCATTATCCGGATATAGCGCAGTTTGGTAGCGCACGTCGCTTGGGACGACGGGGTCGTATGTTCAAATCATACTATCCGGACCATTTAGAAATTATTTTAACTCCTCGTATTTATGCGGGGAGTTTTTTGTTTGTTTTAAAAAAACAGGTTATCATACCTAGTTCTCGGAGTTCTTCGAACTCAACCTATAAACCCTCTTACAAGATTCTTTAGGAGGAGAATGAATAACAAGAAGGTAGGCAAGGACAATGTTAAGAGAAGTAAAAAAGTTGCGAAACGGAACTGTATTCAGTTATGGTATAGGTTCCTATGACGATTGGTGCGTGTACGAGAGCACACCAGAAGCAAGAGCGCGCCGCGTAGGTGACTACGATTATTTTAAGAAATTCCGAGAGCTCGGAGAGATATATGGGCGCGCCGAACTCTTTGAAGATATCTGTGAAATATATGACAGAACTAAAGTAGAAGTGGATAAAGAAGTCTTAGACGATATCTCTAATCAAATCTGTCGCAACTATCACGATGACTACGATAAAGCGGAGTACTCTTTTTGTTTGTTGTACCTAAGTATGATAGCAGAGATGAACAAAGAATATTCTCGTCTTGGAAAGAGAGTAAAGGGGCTCGGTATTCATCAGCTTCTATTTCAGAAAATGAAGATACATGATATCGCAAACTTTACAAAAGGCAAGAAGTGGTTTGAAATAGCCGCCATCTGTGAACAATATGGATTTTAAGAGGAGTAAGGACAATGCGAGAACTTATTATCTTGAGAGGACTTCCTGGTGCTGGCAAGAGCACCTGGATTAAGAATATGGGACTTGAAGGTTATACGTTGAGTCCTGATACTCTTCGTATGATGTTCTCTTCTCCCGAGTGTCTTATTGACGGTTCTTTTCAGAACAATCAGGGTGTTTCCTCTAAAGCGTGGGATACGATGTATGAGATGCTTGAAAAGAGAATGTCCCTCGGATGTACAACTGTAGTTGATGCTACTCATCTCAAGCAGAGATATTATAATAAGTATAAGAAATACGCAGATAAATATCGTTACAATGTAACGGTCGTAGACTTTTTTTATCAGGGAACTCTTGTCGATGCATTGAGAAATAATGAGCATCGCAAGGGTACTGTTGATTATGTCCCTCCTAGTATTATTAAAAACATGTACGAGAGCGCACAAAAGATTGAAGTTCCTTTTTCGTGGTGGTGGGTAACCCCTGGGAACTTTTCTCTTGATGAATATCCTGACGAAATTAAGGCCGAAAAACTTGTTTTCATCGGAGATATTCATGGATGTTTTAATACTCTGTTGAAATATTTTAATGAGCATCCCTTCAGCAAGAACAATCATTATGTCTTTCTCGGGGATTATATCGACAGGGGAAAACAGAATAACGATGTCTTAAATTATCTTAATTCAATTAGGAAGTATGATAACGTTACTCTTCTTGAAGGAAATCATGAAAGACATCTCTGGTCTTATGCGATGGATGAGGCTGCGAACTCAAAAGAATTTGAAAATAAAACGCGGCCACAGCTTGAGGCGGATGAATTTACAAGGGAAATGGCGCGTGAATTTGTTTTGTCGCTTAAGCCCTATTTCTATGCTACGCTTAATGGCCAGAGGGTCTTTGCTTGTCATGGAGGTATCCCTGGATTTAAAGATAATTGGTTTAACGAAGGGATTAATCTTCTCAGCGCAAGACAGGTTATCAAAGGTGTAGGTAACTACGAAGACATGGAGTCAGTCGCACAGTCTTGGTACTTCAACCATCCTGGAGTGACTCAGGTATTTGGTCATCGTAACATAAACAATGTAGCTACTAAAATTAACGAAGACGTTTATTGTCTCGAAGGAAAGGTTGAGTTTAATGGGTGTCTTCGAGTTCTTGAGCTGGGGCATGACGGAGTATGCAAAGTCATTGAAGTGCCCAACCTTTCGAACGATTGAGGGTCGGAAAGAAAGAAGTAAGAGAAAACATATGGCGCCAGCAAGAAGAACTTTGGACAACGTTTTAGAAGATAATAATAAGAGGCAGTCATGAAGAACGAGCTATCATTCATACAGCAAATGAAAGAAAGTACTCTTATTAAAGAGAGGAAAATGCCAGAAAGTATTTCCTCTCTGAACTTTACAAGAGATGCTTTTTATCAAGGTGAGTGGAACGAAATGAGCGTTAAGGCCAGGGGGATGTTTATCAACAACGACGGAAACATTGTTGCAAGGTCTTACGACAAGTTCTTTAACCTCGGAGAAGTAGAAGAAACTTCTATAGAAAGTCTTAGAAAGAATCTTGTCTTTCCTATACATGTATATCAGAAAGAGAATGGATTTCTAGGGATTCTCTCTGTATATAATGGAGAACTCCTATATTGTTCTAAGAGCCAGACACACAAAAGCGAACAAGGTGATTTTGCGCGCTTATTCAAAGCCATCTTTGAAGAAAAATATACGAAGACACTAAAAGAGATAAAAGAATATATTATCTCTAATGGGGTTAGTATGGTTTTTGAAGTTATCTCTCCAGAAGATAGACATATTATTGATTATGATGATAAAAGCAAGTGCTATCTACTCGATGTTATTAAAAATAAAATAGAAGTAGAAAAGATTTCGCTGATTGAACTCCAGAAAATCGCAAATAAATTTGGGCTTCCTTGTAAACATTTATACGGAAAGTGTGATGAAGTAAACAGGGAAGTCTTTTTTAGTGCGCTCGAAAAGCATATAACCGAATATCCTTGTATATGGCAAGGAGAGGGTTGGGTGTATGAAGATGCGCGCGGATTTCAGTTCAAACAAAAAACGAATTTCTACAAATTCTGGAAGATGATTCGAAGTTGTATTAGGAAAGAAAACCTTCCGTTAGAACCTCCTCTCAAAGTGTTTCCAGAAGAGATGCGCGATAGAATTCGAGAAGATTATAAAATAATTCGAGAATATCTTTTAATGAATAAAGAAAATGGAGTCTTTTACGATGATGTAGTTTTGTTAAGACGAGATTTTCAGAGCCGTAAATAAAATGTTCCGGGAAGGTAAACAATGTTTAAGAAGAACATATTTCAACCGTTTGAAAGTACGTATGTTAAGAGCGCATTTAGAGAACTAAATAAAGCGATGAGGAAAGATGGATATGCTCTCCTCACGGAAAGGCTGAGTCCCAACGTGGTAGACGCACTCGTAAGTATTGGGCGTGACTATCATAATAGAATGGATATCAAGTTCGAGGTAGACGTAGAAGACAATAGAAAACTGTTTTAGGAGGCGCGGCATGAGCGTACGAGAGGACGGCGAAAAGACTATACAACAACTTCAGGAGTTTTATGACCTCCTGAATGGAGCGGAAGAACGACACACAAAGTTAATTGACCTGGTAAAAGAGTATGAAGGTATTACGTTAGATATGCTTCATGAACTTGAAGCTGGGTCATTTCAGAGAACCGAAGGACATCGGCGCGCGCGGGCATTGCGTGACGTAAGACTTAAGAGGCGTACAGCGAAAGATACAATGATGCTGTTCGAGCCACTTAAAAATTTCTCCAAAAAGAATATTCCTCTTAAGGCTGAACTTCTGAGATGCATCTCAGATATGAAAGCTTATCTGAAAGAAATGGATGAACGCTTCTATATCCCGAGAGCACAAGATAAGAAGTCTCCTATCTCTGGTCAACATTTTGAGATAGAAGAGAAAGATATCTCTGAAGATTTGGCTAACGTTAAGAAAAAGCGTGGGCGATAAGAAATGTATTATCCGTTACATGTTCACTCTTCTATTGGTTCTATAGGAGACAGCATACTTGACATTCCATCTTATCTTGATAAATTGTCTTCAATGGGTATAAAGGCAGCGGCTCTAACCGACCATGGAAGTATGGCTGGTTTATATCGTCTTACAGAAGAATGTAAGAAACGCGGCATGAAGCCTATTTATGGGTGTGAAGTTTATACCTGCGAAGACATTGAGATAAAAGATAAAACTCGATATCATCTTCTATTGTTAGCTAAGACAGATGAAGGACTTAAAAATCTCTTTAAACTTCAGAATCTTGGCGCGACCGAAAGTTTTTATTATAAGCCTCGTGTTGACTGGAAGATGATGGAGAAATACGGCAAAGGAATCATTTGTTTAACAGCTTGTGTAGCCGGAGAAATTCCGAAAAAAATTATCGCAGGAGATATTCAAGGAGTAGTAGACACTTATAATAAGTTGGTAGACTACTTTGATGATGTTTGTCTTGAGATTCAGCCGGGAAACTTTGAAGAGCAGCGGAGAGTTAATGAAGCTTTTGTTGTTCTCTCAAAACAATGTGGAATTCCGTTGGTCGTAACCAATGATATTCATTATTTAAACGAAGAAGATTATTTTGTTCACGACTATCATGTTAAGCTCAATCGAAAGTCAAATGAAGCGGCGCTTATCTATCCTGATAAATGCTATTTTGTTGCCAGTGGAGAACAAATACTTTCTCAGCTTGGATATCTTGATAGTATAAGTGTATTTCAGGCCCTTAAAAACACGGAACGTATTGTTGAAAGTATCGACGCACATCTCGAAATCGGTCTCAATATGCCGAAGTTCTGTGATGACGAGGATGATGTTTTAGAATTAAAATGTCTCAACGCATTAGAAGAATATAATACTTCTGAAGAATATTGTATGAGACTTCAGAGAGAGTTAAACGTTATTAGAGAAAAAGGTTTTAGCGGATATTTTCTCATCGTACAAGATTATATTAATTTTGCGCGAAAAAACGATATTCCGATAGGACCTGGGAGAGGGTCCGGCGCGGGCAGTCTAGTGAGTTTTCTTCTTGGTATATCACAGGCTGACCCGATTAAATATGGACTTCTCTTCGAGAGGTTCTTAGACCCAGCAAGAGCTGCGGTACCCGATATTGATGTAGACATGAGTCCTTCTGGAAGAGATAGGATTTTCGAATACGTTAAAGAGAAATATGGCGCCGATTGTTGTGCGCTGGTTTCTACAATAGCGTATAGAAAAGCGAAGGGTGCAGTACATGACGCAGCGCGCCTTCTCGGTCTTCCTGCTAAAGAAGGAACCGAAATCGCGAAGTTAATCCCGAGTGTGTACTACGGTGATGATAACGAAAAAACGGTAGACATGTCTATCGAAGAGGCGCGAGAAAAAATTGACGAACTTAAGAACGTTAACCAAAAGGTTCTCGATGTCGCGGAAAAACTTGAAGGACTCCCAGTATCGAGTGGAATCCATGCCGCTGGTATAATCATTTCTCCTCACAGTTTATTAGATAGAATCCCTCTTATTAAAAGTAACAAGGAGGGCATTCTTGCTACCGCACTAAATCTCACTGATGCCGAGAAGAGTTATGTTAAGTTTGACTTCCTTTCCTTGGCTAACTTAGACGTTATCGCTCAAACAGAAAAAGATTGCGGCATCAAAATAGACTATAGAAATATAGACTATTCTGATAGCGCGGTCTGGGATTTGATTGGCTCTGAGAATACGACAGGATTGTTTCAAGTCTCTTCTGTTACTTATAAGAAAAGAATGCCGAGGTTAAAACCGAAATCACTCTTAGAGCTCGCTACTTGTTTGGCGTTAGTTCGCGGCCCTTCCATTGCGGCTAAAACTGATGAAAAATATATGCGCATCTTGGAGAAAAAAGACAAAGTAGAAAATGTTCATGAAATCTATGATGATATCATGAAAGATACTCTCGGGGTCCTTATCTTCCAAGAGCAGACTATGAAATTAGCTGTAGGCTATGGTCTAAGTTTAAGTGATGGATATGCAATAGTTAAAGCCTGTGCGAAGAAGAAAGTTAATCTCGTACATTCTTATAGAGAAAAGTTTATTGAATCCGCTCTTAAGCTTGGTGCTTCGGAGTTGGCCGCCAATTCTATCTTCGACTTAATCGAAGCCTCATCTCTCTATTCCTTTAATTTATCTCACGCTATTTCATACGCTATGATAACGTACACTACCGCATGGCTCAAAGTATATCATACTAAAGAGTTCATGAAAAATGTTCTGTCTAACGCTTATGAGAGAGACAAAGAAGATGAGTATACTTCTATCATAAAAGATTGTACGTTAGCCGGAATAGAATTTTTGCCGCCCGATATAAGACATTCTAGAAAGAGCTTTGTTCTGGAACAGGAGAAGATACGAGTAGGTCTCGTAGCCAAAGGAATTGGCGACAAAGCTATAGATATTTTGGTCGGCGCCAAAATTAATTCCTGGGATGATTTTATTTCTGTCGTAGAAAACAATGGCAGAATTCTAAACAAGAAAGTCGTAACAAGCTTAATCTTTGCAGGTTATGTCGATTGTTTTGAAAACAATAGAGTAGAACTCTATCAGAGGTATCTCAATTGGCGCAAAGAAAAAGACCAAATTCCAGAGACAATCAAAATAAGTTCTAAGATAGAAGTGCATCCTTATAAAGACAATCAATCTAATTTAGAAAAATTATTTTTTGGCGCAAAATATGTCTTGAAAAATTAAGCGTTCTGCGATATAATACTTTCAGGAGGTAAAAAGTTGTATAAAAGAAAAAAGAAAGAACCAAGAACAGTTCCGTTTGGGTTTCGACTTTCTGAAAGTGAAGCTGAACAACTTGAGAGAGTAGCAGACGAATTGGAACTCTCTAAAACTAAGGTAGTTGTTCGCGGTATTCGTTATGTAGAACAATTAGATATTCAAAAGAAAGGGACATAGTCATGTCAAAAGAAATTACTGTATTTAACAAGGAAGAATTCGGAGAGGTTCGTTCTATCACGATTGACGGTGAACCCTGGTTTGTAGGAAAAGACATCGCCAAGGCTCTTGAATATAAAAATCCAGAAAGAGAGCTTAGAAAAAAAAGGTGGATGAGCGTGACAAAGGGGTGACTAAAATGGTCACCCCTGGCGGAGAGCAGGATATCATTATAATCAATGAATCTGGATTTTACTCATTAGTTCTTCTGTCAAAAAATACCAAGGCAAAAGAATTTAAATATTGGGTAACGTCCGAAGTGCTTCCGTCTATTCGTAAAACCGGTGCTTATCATCTTTCTCCGGCGCAACAAATTGCTCAGATGCGCGAAGAGCGTCTTCGGATAAAAGAAGAAAATCACCTTAGAAAGGTTACGCTTGAAGAGAAGAAAGTAACTCTTACCCATTTAAATCGAATGTTAAAAGCTGTAACAGATGAAGAAGTTAAATACAGCCTTATGTCTGAGATTGCATTTGTCGCAACGGGGCGCCATGTTCTTCCTCCTCGCAATGAACGAACCTACAGTGCAAAAGAAATTGGAAATATCATTGGTGGTGTAAGTTCAAATATGGTTGGTCGTATCGCAAACGAACATGGTCTTAAGACTTCTCAATTCGGAGTGTGGCGCACCGCTATTGTGGACGGAGTCGAAAGACAGTATTTCGAATATTATAATACAGTAATTTCTGAAATTGAAAAGCACCTTGACAAGGGAAAGGGAAGGTGATATAATGTTAGATGAACTCTTTCTTGAGTGCGTAAAAGAATCTATGTCTGCTGCAAAAAAGGTAGAAGATTCCGCAAAGCGCTCGGAATTGTATAACAACATCGCAAAGACGATTAACGAAGCTCGGGAAAAGATTTGCGTCGTATCCAATAGCGAAGTTAAAACTGAACCGAAATCCTTTCAGGAGGTTATGAGTGAGCCTCTTCCTGACGCGATTGAGGAACAAATTAAAAAGGATAAAGAAGAGGAGCCTAAACGTCGCTTTAAGAAGTCTGATTTTGTTACTCATCCAGAACCGGTAGCTCCAAAAGAGGAGAAACATCCAGGCGATTATGACTCGGACGCAGCCGACAAACCAAAGCTTACGAAGGCGGCAGTAGAGGAAGCCGTTAAAAGTGCTATGGAGAAAGTTCAAGCTAAACCGGAGGAAGAGTCCTCACCGGAAGAGCCTAAGTACATCGAGGAGAAGCTTGACGAACAGTATGAGCCTACTCCAGCACTTTGGGACCTTCACATCCCGGCGGATAAGCCAGACCAGGATGATATCTGGTCTGAGGAACAGCTTGAAGCGGCAGGCCCTCTTGTAGATGCACTTAATAAGTGTATCGAACATTATGGTATCGACCAGATTAATGCGGCCTTGGAAGCTTTTACAGAGGGCGAATGTCATAAGATTGACGAGGACCTTAATCCCGGCAACATCAAAGGTTTCTATGCGTTCATGAAATATATGGCATTAAATCAGGATAATCCTGAGGAAAATATGAAAGAGTCTGATTTCCCCTTCTGATTACATCAGAAGAGGGTAATAATAAATTAGACGAGTAACTAACTGTAACAAAAACAAAAGGAGAAATTTTAACTATGTCAAATGCTCGTAACAACGTAACTATCATTGGTAACATTCCGAATCTTGAGAAGCTCTCGCATGCGTGGGTTTATAAGGAGGGAGACGGCGACAAGAAGTCGTTCGCACGCGGCCTCCTCTCTGTTCGCCGTTCGTTTAAGCCAAAGGGAGAGCAGTATTATCCCAACGACCTGATTCCGTTCCGTGTATTCGGATTCACAGCTGATTATCTTGACCGCAATATGATGAAGGATGGCTCGGCCGTTCTTGCAATTGCGGGCAACATTCAGGTATCTGACAACTATACGAAGGATGACGGTACTGTTGTATATGGCCAGCCGTTTGTCATGGTAGATGACGCAACCATTCTTGAGGGCTATGCTGGTGATGGCGCCGCTACCTCTTCGTCCTCTTCCTCTTCTTCGTCCAGCAAGAAGGCTCCGTTCCTGAATCTCGGTAAGAAGAAGTAAAATTTGACAACCGGTCCCCTATGTGATATAATAATTGCATAGGGGATTTTGTTGTCTAAAGGAGGACACTTGATGAACGAAAAACAGCTTGATGAACTTCAGAATAAGTTATATAGAGATTATATAGAAGTTCCTGAAGAAGAAGAACGACTTATTATTGATACCGCTAAGAATCTTTCGACGCAACTCTATTTTCATCCGACGCGAAAGATGAGTGTAGAGTTTATGGGAAAGTCTTACCGAGTGAGTTACTTTACGAAGGTAGAAGATTTTCAACAACTGATGTTCTTTATCGCAATTCCAGAAGACACAAGCCGCCCCGTTCCAATTATCTGTAAGGGAGAGATTAATAACGGTCTCTCTGAACAGGAAAACTTGCGCGCGATTATAGGCGCATTCCTACGAGATAGAGCAGGACGAACGGAAGTAGGTGTCATCGAGTAATATGCGGGGTAAATGGACGAAGCCTCTTGTTGACCATGTTAATCAAGTTACAATTTCTGGAAGAGTATCAGGATATGTAAACAAGGGCGCATTTAAGGGTGAATATAAAGACTATTCTTGTTTCATGTTAATCAACCGAGTTAACGGAAATAGAATTACGATTAGAGTCGCAATTAAACCGGAACATTATTCGAAGATAGAAGTAAGTGACGAGACTCTAAACGAAGGATTATATCTGAACTTTTTAGGAACGTTAAAAAAGAAAGACGAAGACGGCCGCCTATTTATTGTTGCGGACAAAGTAACAAAGTTAGATGAGAATATCGAAATTAATCGTGCTTTGATAATAGGCAGATTGGATGCTGTTCCAAAAGTTTATAAAGGAAATTATAAGTATCACCAAACAGATTGGGTTGCCTTTCCTGTTCGGATTATAAAAGGACAAGAGACAACCGTCATATGGTGTACTAGTACAGAACCGGAATTGATGAGGTTCACACGCAAGCTCTACGTAAAGAAAGATGTCTACATACAAGGAACCGTAAGAGCTTATATCGATGATGCCAACAATGTTCATGGAGATAGCATGGATATTGTTCTCGAAAAATTAGACTTCGCACAAGATGGAATGGTCGAAGAGGAGATACCTAAGGATGACCCAAGAGAACAGTGCCCCGACTGGGAAGAGTTGTGATAACTTTCACTACCAGAATGATTGTATCGTAACGGGAAGGGTAGTAGACTTCTATCCTTATTATAAGTATGTAAATGAATTCTTTCCTAAGATGAAGTATATCGCGTTTTTGATTGAGGATAATACAATTGGAGATTTGCCGGCGACCGTTATCATTAATGAATCTATGATTCTTAATAGAAATCTTAAAAAAGAAGAACTGGCGCGCGGCATTTACGTTCAGTTTAGAGGAGAGATTCGACACAATAAAGAGCGTTATAATATTATCTACGCTAAAGACATCTCCTTTATGCCGAAAAAAGAATTTGAGGAAGAAGAGAATCGTAATTACGTCGGAATTCGCGCCAAAGTTCGTAACACTTATAATGGCAATAGCGAGAGCCTTGGCTTTGTATCCGGTGCACAACTTACTCTTCTCATAAAATCTCTCATGTACAATCAAAAAACAGAATACTACATCGAAGCAAGCACATACGAATCAAAGATAACAAAAGAAATGAACAAATGTCATGTCGGAGATTACGTAAGTGTTCGAGGGAACATCTCTACAAGAAGATATAATTTCGTAACCGAAGGAATATACGTAGATATAGAGAGTCTAACGAGGGTAAAATGTAATGAGTAGTGATAATCAAATAAACCTTCTTAAGCAAGGGCTTGTACAATATGTAGGGGCTATGATAATTTCTCTAGAGAAGATGGACATACAAAAAGCAGACCATCTTGCTATCGCGAAGTTATCTGAAGTATGGCTCGAATTCAGTAGGGATGAAGATGGAAACTATGATATGTTTCGCGCCAAACCTCTTTTTCGCGCCGTCTCTCTTGTTCTTAAGAGGAGAATAGCTCAAGTAGAAGAATCGTTAGAAGGAAGGGTAGACAGTATACCAGAGTCTTTCAAAAAGAAAAAGAAAGAATATCTGGATGCCGCCGCCCTATTAGATAATCTGGTTGAATCAGTTGGAGGTAAATGAACATGATTGTAACTAAAGTTCACAATGACATCGAGTTCAAGGTTGGAATGACTCAGAAGGAGTATGATGACTTCGTAGCAAACGTAGAGGAGTTGTTTAAGGCGGCAAGCGCTGACCCGTCTACTGCTGCTAAGTGGGAGCCGATTACGAAGCTGAAGGATGCTTTTGTCGTTGCACAGGTCGCGCCCTAATGGCAAGTATTGTACCAGAGGAGAAAGTTCCTCTTAAGGAAAGACTTAAGACTCTTGACTCTATTTCTTCTCAGATGAATAAAAAGTTCGGAAAGGTAGTCATGGGACGCATTGGAGACAATCCGGAAATTATGGAACGTCTCAAGATTAAGTTTATTCCGACACCTTCGCTCGAACTTAATGAAGCAACGGGCGGCGGATTCCCTCGTCGACGCTGTTCTATCGTAACGGGTAAAGAGGATTCAGGTAAGACTTCTCTCGTTCTTGAGACTATCGCAAAGAATCAGAAGGAAGACCCTAACTTCGTAGCTGGATGGCTGGAAACCGAGAATTCTCTTGAGGAAGATTATATCGTAAATACGTTCGGTATTGACCCTGAGAGGTTCTTCCTGATTCCGCTAGATACAGAATTGGGCGCCGAGAAAACTCTTGATATTGTCCAGAGCATTTTGGCAGCAGGAAGTCTCGACCTCTTCTGTATTAATTCTCTTAAGTGTCTTATTCCAGAAAAAGAGATGGAAGCGTCTCTAACTGAGAGTCAGATGGCGCTTTCAGCCCGTTTAAACTCAAAGGTTAGCCGTAAGTTCAATGCGATTATCGCACAAAATGACATCGCTTTCATCATGATAAACCATCTCACGACAGAAATAGGCAGTATGTCTAGAGAAAATCTGGCCATGAGCGGAGGACTGGCAATACGTTATTGGTCACACTTAACACTTGACCTTCGCCGAAACGCCATAATGGCTGGAGAACCTATCGGTTCTGAGGAAGGCGTCAAAATTGCGGTCAAGATTAAGAAGAATCATTGTATTCCAAGTCGTTTCCCTTATGCTCGCGTGACTTACTATGCTATCTTTGGAGAAGGTATTGAACAGTATCTTTCTGCTCTTGACCTTGGAGAGAAGGCGGGGATTATACAGAAAGGCGGCGCTTGGATTTACTGGCGTGAAGGCGATAAAGAGCTTGGAAAGTTTAACGGCAAGGCCGCTTATCGTGAGTATATGAAAGAACACCCTGACGTGTTCCAGAAATTCCTTGCTCACATTAAGGGAGAAGGAATTGAAGTCGAGAAACTCTCTGAAGATGAAGTAAAAGAAATTCAATCTGAAGAGAAACTGCTCGAAGAGAACATTAAGGTAGATAAAAACGAGCTCGACAAGGATGTTGAAGAACTCTTTGAGAGTGGAACAAAGAAAAAGCCCAAAAAGAAGTAAATAATCTTATAGGCAAAAATGAGCCCGAGGAGTATATTCCTCGGGCTACTTTTGTCTATAAGTTATATTCACGGGTCGCTTCGCGCCCAACCTAATACACCCTTTCTTAGAATTATAGGAATGAGAGGACAAACAAAAATGGAGCACGAAGTTTCTTGCTTTGATTTCAAGATAGATATACCGTATGTCATTGAAGACAAGCGTATAGAGCTCGCAAAGGACGAGCTTCTGTCTGACGCACAAAATATAATAAACGAGATAGAAACGGCCAGAAGTGTTTTTAAAGCTGTTCGTTTCGCTGCGGAAGCAGTATCGCATATAGAAGAATATATACAGGAGCATTATCAAACGAAAGATAAGGTCCTAGAAGAAAAAATTAAAAAGCTATTAATACAAAAATATGGTCAGAATTTTCTTTTCGTTGGTCCTGAAGGAGAGACTGGCTTATTCGATTGTTGTTCTCCTGTTGTGAAAAGAATAGAAATACTTACAAAATTAATTGAGAACTATAAAAATAAAATGATTCCAGAAGAAAAACAGAAGATAATCGAGGCTCTTCGTGATGACATGTAAATGGTCTTATGATGATTGTAAGTTCTTTGAAACTAGCAAGTGTGACATCTGTTTTACGGAAGGTATGTATTATAAACCTGCCGCTATAAAAAAGAGAAGCGTATTACGTAAGTACGCGAATAAAGCAGATGGGCGCGCCGGCTCTTCTTTCGAACTTAGAAATCAGAAAATAAACCAACAGGCTTTAGATTCTGTATGTGACATGACTCTTAATAGCGGAGCAACGGTAAGAGAAAAAGGAGACGCACAAATTAAGGGTCTCCTCTCTATTATGGAAGAGTACAAAACAAGAACGAAGATTCAAGCTCCTGGCAAAAAGACATTCACAATACAGAAAGAATGGTTAGATAAACTAGAGAGAGAAGCGCGCGCCGAGAATAAAGAATTCTTCGATTTAAGGTTTAGCTTTCATGAAGATGATAAACAAGCTTACGTGATTCTTCCTGAGGAAGAGTTCATAAGTTGGATTAAGACTTTAAATGAAGACAGAAAAAAGACGTTGAGCGCTCAAGCTAAAATTGATTTAGCAGAACGACAGAAAAATGTAGTCATTGCCGAGAATAAACTTTTACAAGCTAAACTAGATGAAATGGAAGGGCAGATAAAATGTTTGAAGATGTTATAGAAAAACTCTGTGCCTCCATGGAATACAGTATAGTTCTTGAAGTAGAAATGCTACGTAATCTGGCTCGACTGCGAATAGGATGGAACTTATATGGAGACGAGTTTATTATCAATGTACGTAAGGACTCCGAAAATAAGTTCTACATGTATCATGAATTCCCATTATGGGACAAGTTAGATACGAGTATAATTAAGGAATATGTTAATCAACGTGGTCTTTATTCCTACTATGAAGACAGTATGGATTGGATTGCGTGTAAAGGGTTAGATGATAGTGAACAGCTCTTCTATGCCCTTATAGAAATGGTTAAAATTTGCACTCAAATAGAGGCAATTATTGTGAAGAAAGGATATTAATCATGGGACTTTTGGCAGATTTGGCCGCAGATGTTCGCGAAGAGACGCCGAAGAAGAACAGCCTGGCTGGACTCTTTCTTGGTGGTAAGTTTAAGAAGAAGGATACCGAGACAACAACAGAACCTCCAGTTATCGGTGAGCTTCCTCATGTAGAAGACGTTATTCTTGATGTAGAAGAGAGCGTTAAGGAAAACGAGGAAGAGCGCACTATTGAAGAGGCCGTTGTTGCAGAAGAGAAGCCAGATATTGTAGACGAAGAGCCGGTCGTAGAGGAGAAGCCGAAGAAGCGTCGTACTCGCCGCAAGAAAGCGGAAATCGAGGCAGAAAAGAAGGCTGCAAAGGAGGCTTCCGAAGCTAAAGAAGAGGTTATCGAAGAAGAACCGAAGAAGGTCAAGAAGGAAGCCAAGGTAGAGGTCGATGAGTTTAGGAGCGTAGACCTCCTCGGAGAGAAGATTCCCTACGATGAAATGGCGACTACGGTTCTTGAGTATTTCCAGGAGTCTGAGTGGATTAAGACGGAACAGGACTTGGAAGAGAAGCTCGCGAAGATTCGTATTGAGCCGGACATGAACCCGGGTGCTCTTAAGTATGTTCTTGCGGAGCTTAATGCTCTTTCCGATACGGTGTATCCTATTTATACAGAGCAGTCTAAACTTCAGGCGGCGCTTATCGATAAGAATTATGGCGCAGCCGTCGCCTATCAGATTCTTCATTCCGTAGGAAGTAACGAAGCAGAGCGTAAGCGTAACGGTTATCTCGCGCTTCAGAAGGCAAATGTTGGCGGAAAGACCGTTAACTATCTCGCCATGATTCAAGCTCTTCTCATGCGTATCATGTTCTTGGATAAGTACATGTATCGTATTCAGCAGAAAACAAGTCTCTGCATCACAATGAGTGGTGCAATGAAAATGGAGCAGGTTGCGCTCGGCGCTAACATGTAATGCTATATACTATAGGTTATGATGGCATCGAATATAAAGATTTTCTAGAAATACTGAAAAAGTATTCTATAGATAGAATCGAAGATATTCGAGATATGCCGGAGGGGATGGAGAAGTATTTCTCTATTCCCTCTATTTTTTACTCTAACGATGAGGGTTTTTCTTCAAAAAGAAAAGAATTTTATTTGTACCCCAATGGCTATCTAGACTTCAACCTATGTAGACTATCTAAAAAGTTTAGACTTGCTCAATGGGGAGTAGAAAAAGTTCTTATGGGGGGTAAAAACGTTCTTATTTTCGACGAAGCAAGCGACCCTATAGAAAGTCCTAGAGGAATACTTATAGGAAAGGTTTTCTCTTGGAATGGATATAAAGTTAATCACATCGTCGGAAAGAAGATATACGGACAAGAAGAGATAGAAGACAGGCTAATGTCTATATATCATCCAAAAGAAGAGAAGACAAAGAAGCTACTGTTAGATTGTTATCAGAAACAGAACGAGAAGATAGGATGGCGCCCGCCATTCGTTTAAAAAGGATAAGAAAGGACATGCTATGAGCGTTTATACGTTGGGATATAACGTCGCAAAATCGGTCGCGCGTTTACCTGGAATTATAGACCTTATTCAGAAGATTAAAAAAGGCAATAAGGTAGAATATAAGCCGGAAGTAACTTTTGGAAATATAGATGACATTGTATCTGATTGTGGACAATTTTTGTTTGAAATAGATAAGTGTTATAAAGATGATGAGTGGACCTCTAAAACATGTGATATGACAACCATGTTCAACATCGCAAGAGAAAAGATATTCGAGCTTAAGAAAAAAGAAGCCGATATCATAGAATATCTTGAGCCGCTTACCATTCTTAAGAGTACATTTTCTGAAGAATATAGTGCCTATAGGTCTATTTGGTCTTGGAATTTTGACAATCTATTTCGCAAGAACTTTTGTAATAATATGGACACTTTGTTTGATGAGTGGCTGGAGATACTTAAAAGGTCGCGCGCAAATCGTCCTCTTAACCTGTTAGACGTAAATACGGAAGTAGGAGAAAACATTCTCCGCATAAAAGAAGAGAATGATAATAACAGGATATATGCCATATCTCATTTAGAAGGAACTCAGGGCAAACTTAGCACAGAGAATCGAAAGAGGTTTGAACGCTTTCTTGTAGGAGGACTTCATAAGGTCGTCGTAACGAATAACGCTTTCGACATTGTCTACTGTTGTCCTTCCGTAGAAATAGATACGGATACGTATGAGAAGAATGTTGTGTTTTCAGAGAGAAGAATGTTGGATAAAGCATATATTTATCTCCGAAAGAATGGTATTCTCGTTTATACATTGCCCTTAAGCAGACTTACGAAACATGTAAGTCTGTATCTTTCGCGCGGACTTTCTAACATTCAAATTCTTAAGAATGAGTTTACTGATAAGTACGGTATCATTACGATAGTTGGCATTAAGCCCCCAGCAAAAGAGAGAATCTTTGACGAAAAAATGTACGCCAGACTTCGTAATCTCTATTGGACAGAAGATTATGATAATGAAATCACAGTTCGTACTCTTCCGTCTGATATACGGCGCATCGAAAAATTCCGTGGAACCGTCATGGATGATGTGGAATTGCAGGAAGCTTTCATAGAATCTAACGCAATGAAAACATTCTGGAAAGAACAGGAAGTAGAGAAGCTGTCCGAGACAAAGAAGAAGCCGTTGCTTCCGTTCACGATTGGACAGCTTGGTCTAGTTCTAACTTCAGGATGTCTTGACGGTGTCGTACAGGAAGAAGACGGTTGCGCTCATTGCGTTAAGGGACGCGTCGTAAAAGTAACAGAGTCGAAACGAGACTTTAACGAGGATGGCCAAACAGTAGATGTTGTTGAAACCACGAGAAACAGGGTAGAGATATCAATGTTTTTACCTGATGGTAGTTATAGATGTTTAGCGTAAAATAGAAAGGAAAGGACATGTTTTTATTTCGACTGAATAACACTCAGAACATTGTATGTAACGCATACTATGCGAATAGAAGCTTTGGTCCTTCTTATATCTCTGCTTTTGGACCTCAGGCTGTAGTAGAAGATATCGCGAAGCAAATTAATTCGCGGCCAGCCGTTATTGCAAGAAGAATGTTTCAAGTAGATAACGGAAACTTTAAGGTTATAACGAATAAAGTTCCGAATTCCGACTATCTTCATTTTGTCGCTTATAAGGAAGACTATGTCTATAAGGATGCAGCCGGAAACGAAACGTTATTTGGGCACCTCTTTATTAAGAGTGAGGAAGAACTTTATCTTGGCGGAACATATGATGAGAGGATTATAGACTCGTTCTACGATAAGCTATATAAGCTCTCACCTCTCCCAGTATTGAAAGACTGGTCATCCTATCTCATCGACAAAATGAGAAGCGAGAGATATATCTGGAAGGATGAAGGAGAATCTGATGGACTTCCGTATGTTCTCAATTCATTCATGTTCCGGATTCGTGTATCTGACCTACAGAGGTTCATCTCTGAAGGACTAGAGACGAATGAAATCTTCATTGACAGGGATAATAATAGGACCAGCGAAATAATGTCTGAGTTGACCTCATTAGACTTGTACCTGGAGCACTTCTCAGAACAGCTCGCGAAGCGAATCCAGGATAGCTTTGTTCCATATTTTGTACATGGCGAAAAATACGATGAGAAGCTTAATGATTTGGTTGAATACGGAGATTATTTCGGCAAACTTAAGCTGTATGATGCACAGAAGAGCGTAGCTCAGGCTGTATCGAATTCTCTTGATAAAAATAAGAGAGTCTTTATTATCGGAGAACAAGGTGTAGGAAAGACCTCTATTTCAATCTCATCTACTTTGTTGCATAATAAGGATAAGAAGTTCATGACGAATGTTATCATGTGTCCTGGACATCTTGTTGAAAAATGGAAGAGAGAAGTAGAGAGGCTCGCGCCGCTTTCTGAAGCTGTTATTATTGATAGTTTTGAGAAGCTCCTAGAGATGACTCCAAAGATAAAAGATAGAAACCGAAAGAATCATCTGTGGCTTGTTATGTCCAAAGAAAGCGCGAAGTTCGGATATCAGAAACGACCGGCCGCAATTTGGCGTGAAATTAAGCCAGAATCACGAGCTGAACGAGGATGTTATTGTTGCCCTGAATGTGGAGAGCCTCTCTTTGAGTGGAAGTTTAGAGGAACTGGAAGCCGACGATATCGCTACAAGAGTTATTTCGGAAAGAACGCGTTTGAAAAAGAAAACGTATCAAACCATCACTGTATAAATACGCACTATGTAACAGATGAAAATGGTGAGAAGAAGCAAATAGAATGCGGCTGTCATCTCTGGCAGGCTCTTACAAAGTGGGAGCCACCCTGTGAATATCCTCATAGAGAAGAAAACTGGGTTAAGCTCGGAAAAGCTGGATGGGTAGAGAGAAGGTTTATCCAGAGTGAGTATGATAGACTCTCTAAGCTGGATAAAATGGAAAAGGAAGACGTTCCTCGATTTGAAGCTTATTATGAGTTTCTTGAGGGAGAGAAGTTTAACCAAGTCGCGCCAAAGAAATATTCTCTTGGCAAATATATCCGTAGATTCTTCAAGGGATATATTGATTATGCTCTTATGGATGAGATTCATGAACTTAAGGGTAAAGATTCTCTCCAAGGTAACGCATTCGGCTCTCTCATCGCGACCGCTAAGCGGAGCATATGTTTTACGGGCACATTGTTAAACGGTTACGCGACCGGCATTTTCTACATTCTATTCAGGGCTTTCCCTGGCATGATGAAGAAAGCTGGATTCACGTTTGATAATAAGGGAGAGATGGAGTTTATGCGCCAATTCGGCGTATATAAACAGACGTCTACTCACCGTTGGACAAATAGACTGGGGAGCCAGCTGGGCAGCGCTAAAGTTAAGCAGCTTCCGGGCGTATCCCCTATCGTATTTACGAATTTCTTGCTAGAAAACGCGGCGTTTATTTCTCTTGAAGATATTGGCGCCGGACTTCCGGGTTATGAAGAAATTCCCATCCCGGTGGAAATGGACGCAGAGTTGGCTAATGCTTATCGTCTTCTTCAGCCCAGACTAGGAAATGTTATGGGAGGAGGAAGAGGACGCGGATTCAAAACTATGGGACAGATGCTTGTCGCTATGAGTGCTTATCCAGACCAGCCCTATGACCAACCTCCTATTATTCATCCTGATACGGGGCAAACTGTTCTTTCGCTGCCAGATTTAAATAAAGATATCCTTCGTAATAAAGAGTCTCGTTTAATCGAACTGGTAGAAGAGGCGCGTGAACGCGGCGAAAAAGTTCTAGTTTATTATAGCTGGACGAACAGAACGGAAGTTGGAGATAAACTTCCGAGGTTGTTGGAAGAGCGCGGAATTCGAGCGCGGAATCTCACGACAAATGTTAATAACAGACAACGAGAGGCATGGATAAAAAAGGAACTAGACAATGGTCTTGAGGTTCTTTTCTGTAATCCTTCTCTCGTTGAGACTGGCCTTGACTTGTTAGATTTTACGACAATTATTTATTATCAAGTAGGATATAATCTCTTCACAATGAGACAATCCTCGCGGCGGAGTTGGCGCCTTTCCCAGACGAAAGACGTTAAGGTCTATTTTCTGTATTATAAAGATACAATACAGGAGATGACAATATCTCTTATGGCAACTAAACTTCAGGCCGCGATGGCTATTGAAGGCAAGTTCTCAGAAGAGGGATTGAACGCTATGAGTAACAATGAAGATTTGTTAACTCAAATCGCGAATAACGTCGTCGAAGGAATGTCCCAGAGCGTAGATATTGATGTCTTCTCTAAGGGAAAGATTAATTCTACCCAGATAAAAGAAGAGAACAAAACAAGGTTGATAGATTCGCCTCCTCCCAAACCGATTCAAACTCTTCTTGAAAGAAAGAAGAAAGAGAAAACGAAGTTAAGATTCGTAACTCAAACAGATGAAGACGGCTTGTCTTTGTCAAGCGTCTTAGCTGCGATATAAAATTTTTATTAAGGTTCACATATTTTTTGTGAACCTTTTTCTTTTTGTGTAGACATGCGTAATAATGAGACTAGATGATTAAGTTATATTTCAAAAAGGAGTATATTATGGAGAATAAACTAATCGATACAGAAAATCAAGTTATAACAAGTCTAGAGTTGGTCAAACAGATTAATCTGTTCAGAGAAGAAGAATATAAAAGAAAGATTGAAAGAGGTTTAGAACTCTCAAAGTATGAAGAAAAACATAAAAAAGCTTCTATACTAAGACATGACAACTTTCTAAGAACAATTAGAGATGAACTTGATGAAGAAATAGCTGCCCTCAAAATTGAGGACAGCTCATACATAGGAAAAGACAATAAGGTCGTCCCAATGTACGTTCTTAATATTAAATATGGCCAAAGGCTTTTATTGAGAGAAAGTAAATACGTCAGAAGAGCCGTTGTAGATTGGATTGAAAAGGTTACGCAAAAGTTTCAAGACCCAATGGCTCTTATTCAACAGGGTATGGCGATGCTTAACAAAAAGTTTGACGAGCAAAACGAAGAAATAAAAAAACTTCAAGAGGAAAATCTTAAGCTTCGTCCTATCGCTCAAAACTATAGACTTCTATTCAATGTACAAAATGCTATCGATATTGGGCATGTAGCAACTCTTCTCGCAATTAAAAAGCTTGGAAGAAATAATTTATTTAAGAAGCTTAAAACCGGCGGAATTATCACTAGTGATAATAGACCATATCAAAAAGATGTTGAAAGTAAAAGGTTTAGATTAATAGAATATCAGTATACAAAAAGGAATGGCGGCGCAGGTGTGGGTGTAAAACTTGTTGTTTTTCAAAAAGGATTAGACCACATAATTAACTTTCTACGAAAAGAAGGATACGTCATTCCAAACGGAATAAAAATAGAAGACTCTCCTGCGTGTAGAGAAGTGCTTGAAGAAAAAAAGTAATAAGTAAAATAGAATTATTTCTTCGAACCGAGGTGAATGATATTGCTTGAATTACATAGAATAACTAGGTTTAATGAATTTATCCGTTGTCATGCAAGCGGACAGATTCTCATGTATGGAGACTTTTATTATACGAATGATGATGGACGAGTCATCTCAGCTAAATATTATCAGAACGAAAAGATGCAGAAGTTAAAAGATGAGTGGCCGTTCACAAAAGAGAAAGAGCAAGATGAAACCCTTAAGGAGTATCAAGATAATCTCCGAGAAAAAGAGAAAGAATATCTAACTAGACAGATGCTTAAAGAAGAAGTGGCGGGCGCGCATGAAGGCTATAATATGGAATTAGAATATAAGAATCGAGGGCGAAATGGCTAAACCTGAAGACACTCTTACAGAGCAACAAAAACAACAGCAGTCTGCCGCCCAAGAACTTGCGAATAAAATAGTTTCTATCGCGAGGGAGAAATACGTAGGAAAATTCCATTATGTTCTTGGCGCAGGGATGGATAGTGATAGTGCTGTTGACTGCGGAAGCTTTACCCAGAGATTATTCCAAGAGGTTGGAATAGATTTAGGGAGTCGCTGTGCAGATGCTCAGGCTATCTTGTGTAGAAACACGGGCGATTTGTATGATGCTTCTGATGAAGTCCCTGAACCCGGCGACCTTGTTTTTTACAAGAACACTTACGTCTGTGAAACGCAAGAAAATATCGGCGTAACCCATGTTGGATTATGTACCGGAAATGGTATGGAGATAGACGCAAGTTCTAGTGCAGACAACGTAGTAGAACGTCAAATTATGACAGGCTACGCCAGAATGTTTGGACGGCTTAAGGAACTTAAGAGCCCTCTTGCAAAGAACGCTACCAAAATCGCGCCGGGCGCCCACTCCACCTCCACCGGAGCTAGAAGTTCTGATGGCGGATTCAGAATAAGACCTGCTGGAAAAGACACTGTACATATAATTAAACTTCCAGAAGGAAAAACATTCTGCGAACCTATCTATCCTGACCTTGTAACGGTAGGAGATACTGTTCCTGAATGGGTTCTCAAAAATACTCTTGAACATAAGGGTAAGGTAGAAGAAGAGGAACGAAAGAAAAAGGAGGAATCTAATAGTGGCTGAAGAAGATAAAAAGAAGCAAGAAGAAGCTCAAAAAAAAGAAGCGCCGCAATTAGGCTCAGACGAAGGAGACAAGGTCTCAGAAAGTCATCCCGGATGGGGCTCCGTATCTGCTACTGATATAGCTGACGCGGTAGGTATAAGAGAACTTAATGGCATCATGGGAAATTCCGCTCAGATGAGAACTAGGCAGCGGATGCTTGACCCTACTAAGTATAAAACGGAATATAAAGCTCCTAATCCCGGTAAGATGCCTCATAATCAAGACCCTTATCCTGTTGATTTAAAAATAGAAGAGCTCGAAGCTCATTATCCTCCTACCAGAATATATGAGCTAACTACTCACGTTCATGGTCAACCGGCCGCCCAAGCCGCAATGAATGTTGGCTTTAACGCGGAAAAGCGTCTCGTTAAATTAGAGAATATGTTGGCAACGATACATCGATATCTATTCAGACTTGGGTCGAGAATGGTTATCAATTGTCAGTATTATGGAGGCCAGACTCCCAGTCACAACAAGTACTCTTGTATACGATGTCTAGCTGACGATAGAATTTCTGACGGTCAGCTGGTATCTATTGACCAATGTCTGTGTTGTACAAGATTTGAACCTATATATGGTAAACTCGCTGCGTAGCGAGAAGGCCGTCTTAAGTTTAGACTATTATAGACTTAAGATAATTATGGCGGAATTAAGCGGGAAAGCCGTAACGGATTTTATCCAGGTAACCCGAACCGAAGGCTCTACTAAATTAAGTAGATAGAGTGCGGTGACGTGTTCAATAAGAGTATATACAATCTCTTAGTCAGGGGCAACGCGTAGTTCTTGAAATAATAGAACCAAGAGGCCGCCACGCGCAATAGTTCTTTTTTTTAAGGACCGAAGGTCCGCGCGAAAAGGTACGCTGAACTATACTGTAATGGTATAGAAGTTGAGATAAAAAGCTCAACGATAACAAAATTGCAAATGTACGAATGCCTTAATGATTTGGGCGCCAATGTTGCAAACGTATTAGATGATAATCAGATGGCTTATTCTAACATGTCTCAGTACATGGAGCTTAATAGAATAGAAAGAACGCATAAGGAGCCTGACAAGGCCCTATTTGATTTAAATACGGTACTTTCACGAGACCCCTCAGAGAGAGACTTTGATACTCTCTGGGGCCCTGGATTGACAATGGATTGGTCTTATGTTCCGAAAGAAGACCAGAAGACTCATATTAACTGGAGGCAATCTATTAATGACGATGGAAAAGGACTCGCTCGGTTATCATCTTTTCCGTGCAACGAAATAAATGGCGGTGCGAACATCGTTAATAAAAAGGGCGTTGGTTCCGAAGTTAGCCGAAATAAGGCCAGCATGGATAGTTTCGTCGCAAAAGATGATGATGATAAGCTTGTAGCTGAAGCAATTGCTGAGGGCAAAAAGACTATCGGGGATAGAGACGACGCAATTAATAAGTTGCGCGGTGAAGTCATGAACGAAATCAAGAGACAGTGTCAAGGGACAAGTATCGATCCCCTCATTGTAGCTTGTATCGCGTATTTCTATAACAAGACAGACTATAAAGCTATTGCTGATAAACTTAATCAGATGGGGTCTAATCTCGGAACTAAGAATAAGAGTGTTATGGTTTGCGCTTGGAGCACCCGAGAAGAAGTATTTTTAGGTAACGAAGATGATAAACATAAGAATATTCGTAAGGAAGACAAAGAAAGAATTCCGAGAATAGACCATCCATTCTATGTTATGAAAGAAAGCCAGGGGAATAATGCTGGCGGCACTCTTGGCCCAGAAGAAGATGGTATCAACATTAACTGGGATGGGCGTGAGCAATGGGATTGGATAGCGTACGCAAAGAGATATATGGTTCGTGGCGGCCGAAAAGGCTATGATATGAATGCGCTAAGTCTCTGGTGCAAGGTTACGTATTTATACGCTGAGATTCTTCCTTTGTGTATGGCTAGTCGGTTTGATGAAGAGCGCTTCGCATTTCCGTTTACGGATGAAGAGCTCGAAAATCCTGGAGTGTATTATACAAGTGCGTATGGCTGGCGCCCGGCTTACGGACGTATGCATTATGGTGTAGACCTCGCAACAGAAGAGGGGACTCCTGTACACGCTGTAACAAGCGGAACAATCGTATCTACGACATGGGACCCTCAGAATGCGGTTATCTGCTTACAGCATGACGATGGAGAAACTTATAGTAGATATATGCATAACAGCGCAATACTTGTTAGCGAAGGACAACATGTTGACCGAGGAGAAATCATTGCTAAGGTTGGCAACGTATGTCCTTGGGGTTCCGGCCCGCACCTTCATTTTGAATTGTCGACTGGTAATCCTCTTGGGGCCAATAAAGAAAGTGTATATGACCCCCTCGATTGGTATCCGAAACTTAAGAGTATGATTCATGTTGGTGATAGAATTCCGGTCGCATAAAAAAAAGACCTTCCGAAAATGGAGGGTCTTTTTTATTTTTACCACTGGGCAACGGTGTATTCTACTCCAATACCCGTTTTGCCGCTAGTGTTATAATAAGCTCTGTACTCTAAGTTTCTATTCTGATATGCTAGAGTAGTATAAGTAGTATGGTCTACGTTGGCTACACCGAGTTTAATCTTGTGTTTACGTTCAAGGTGTATGCCGTAGTATTTATTTTCCGTAATTGTTTGGTCAGAGCCCTCTATCTTCTTTTCTTGGCTCTCTTTAATTATCTTGTCGGCCTTATCTTTTTTTCCAACTTGTTGAGCTGTCTCATCTGCTACTTGTTGAGAGTTAGAATACCATTGTTGTTTCGGCGCCTGTCTTTCTACAGTGCGCTCAATAATTCGTTCAGTCCTCTTAGCTTCAGAAGAGTTAAGCTCAGGGATAGCTTTCTGAATATACTCCTTCGTAGCTTTTGGAACCTCTACAATAGAAGGAACTTTTTCTTTTCCACAGGAAGAAATAAATTGAGACAGCGCGAATGCGACAATAAAGATAACGATATATGGGAGATATTGCTTTAATTTTTGTAGTGTTGTCATAATTATACGTCCGATAAATGTACAACGGAGATAGTACCGTTGTCATACTTAACAATGTCATAGGGATAGAGACGAATATCCCCTTCGGGGAGCTTTAGAGTGTCTGCAACAAGAGTACCGTTTTCAGCCAGGCTCCTAAACCAATAGGGCGCCGGCCCATCTATCTCTATGACTCCGTCTTTTATTCCCTTTATTACGAGGAAATGAGGCCTATCTTTTTCTACAAGCTTTTCTGCGTCCTTTATTGCCTCATTAAATGGACGCATCTCTTCTAAACTCTTCTCCATCTTTTCTATTTCATTGACATAGAAGTTATAATGGAGGGCAATACGTTTAAAAGAGTAAAATTTTTCAATGAGCTCGTACCATTCTAAACTAGACATTACGTATTTTCTTTATACCAGTTAGCCTTGCCGCGAATAACGTCACCGCCGCGAGTTCCGTCTTCTGTCCACGGGTCAAAATAGGGCGATTCATCCGTGCCGAGGTATTCAAGGTCCCAACGCTCACAGGTAGAACGAGGACCATAGGGTTCATGCGGCGCAAGTCCATCCTCATTATCGGCAGCTTCACCATGCGTCATAACATGGTCTTTATCAATAGTAAGCCAAAGACCTTCTGCGATAACCCGAACAACTTTAGCCATCATTTCAATTTGTCTCTGGGTAGGAGCATAATCTCCAAGGTCATTCGTATTGGCGCCATATGCACAGCAAAGAGAAACGCCGACCGAACCAGTATTTCTCCTATAAGTATGATTAAGAGTATTAAAGAGCTCATCCGCAAGATAAAGACGGCCAGACCCCGTGATATTCACATGATAATCATCAAACGCTCTGTCATATCTTCCTGCCGACCAATGAAGATAAATCTTCGGCTCTCTACCGTACTGACGCGCCTGGTCCCAGATAGACTCTCTAGCCTGGGCCGCAAGCATCCCAAGTTCTTCTAACGTTACTTCTCTCACTCTACTGGAGTACCTCCTATCTCTTTTTGTTCGTGAAGGCCTTCACCTTCACCTTTAACTTCAATATCAACTTCTACTTTGTTAGAACCATTAAGTTTGCCATCATCTACAAAGTCCTGAATCGTATTTGCAGCCTTCTGAAACAAACCAGGCTTTCTTTCTTTCGGCTTATACACAGCCGGCATTTCATCTTCTGGTGAGTTCTTCCAAGAGTCCATGCAATACTTAATAGTAGCGAGAACACCGGCGCCGCCGATTGCTCCGAATCCTGCCCAACAAGATGCAAGTTCAAACTTGTATCCGTAGAGAGCATTCGCGAAATAACCTACCGCCCAACAGAAAACAAGAAATCCGAAACCTACAACGATAAGCTGAAGTAAATTACGTTGAACGAACTGGAAAAAGCGTTCCAGATACCAACCAACGTCACTAAAAATAAACATTAAAAAACCTCCTCAGTCTATTATTACCGAGGAGGTTGTTTTTGTTTCTGAAGCTTCCGGAAGACTCAGAAGTTAATATTGTAAGTACACTCTCTACCCTCAGGTGTAAGGATTAAGAGCTTTTGTCCAGCCTTAGAATTTCTTCTAAGAGAGACCGCAAAATCATCTGTTCCACAGAGAGAAGAATTAACGATAATTTCCGTACCATTATCGTCTAATTCTAGACCAGAGTGATAATGTCCCATGAAGATAAATTCAGGAATCTCTTTAATAAACGTAGAGAGTTGTTTCGCGGCTTGTTGGGGCTTATCCTTATGCCCATGTACTCCGAGGCAGACATGCCCAAGAATCTCGGCGCGAATTATCTCGGGGTCTATCTCATTATCTACGAAGGTGACAGAAGTATCCTTAGAATTAAAGCGCGACTTAAGATACCAAGGAATCAAATCGAAAAAAGATTCGGCGTCGATAGATTCTTTCTTATTTGGAGAAACTCTATCATGATTTCCTCGGGAGAAATAGGCTACAACCGGAATCTCTTTTGAAATTTCGTTGAACATCTGGGTAAGAAGTTCAGCCGCGAGAATCACTTGATGAATAACCTGGTCTTGATTATTAATTCTGGTCGTGATATGAATAAGACCGTTAATTAAATCTCCAAGAATGAAACAATGAAGCTTGTCTACCATGTTAAGGCGCGCATAATGAAGAGCTCGTTCTGTTACGTAAGACACTCTTCTACGGAGTTCTACCTCATTAAACGTATTCCACGAGTTAGAAGAATACTGTCCTACATGCCAGTCTGAGAGAAGAAGAATTCCTTCTTTGTTAAGAGGCTCTTTAGGAGGAAGTCTCTTCAGAGGGATGGTGCCGGCAACTTCTTGACAAGCTTGCTTGATTTCGCTAAGAAGGTTCTCGGCGCGCGCCCATTTGCGAAGATAACGATTAATCTCTGTCTTTTTATCAGAGAGAATCATCTTCTGTTTCTGAATTTCGTCTTTCTTGTTTTCGAGCGCCTGCCATTCTTTTGTATGGCGAAGTTCTACCTCTTGATTATAAAGTTCTTCTTGCCTGTCTAATTCTGCTTCTTGATTAATCTCAGCGTTACGGAGAAGTTCGTTTTCGTCCCAAGGAAGGTCAAGGAGAAGACATACTTCTATCCAAGTAAGACAAGTGTCTTCAGACAAGAACTCATCTAAAATTCTTTCTTTCCACTCTTCGTAAGATTCATCAGGTTGCTGATTGTGTTGCGGTAAAGTCAATAGATTCACCTCGTTTTTATAGAGTATAACATATTTATACTGTTCATGTCAAGTGTTTATCTCAGAACCTATCAAGTTTCTTTTTAATTTCATCAAGGCGTCGACTCTGTTTTCCCTGCTCTACGTAAATACAGATAACGAGAGCGAGAGTGGCGACCGGCATCGTTACACCAAGAAAGTTAATAAGAAAATAAAAGACAACTGCGAAAAGAATCACGAAGAGACAAGTTTTTACCGGATTATTATTCTTAATCCAAGCCTTAAGGCGATTCCAGTATGAAAGACCGTCGCCCATGTTCTTAAATTCAAGAAGAACATCTATCTCTTCCTTAAGGTCATTAGCCTTATCGACAAGCTCCTTACGCTTTTGTACTAGATAGTCTTTATCAATTTTACCTTCGATATCTGCTTTAATATCCTTATTCGCAAGCTTAAAGTTCTTCAGGTCGAGGTAAAGTCTGTTAAGTTCGTCCGTAAATTTTTCAATCAGTTTAATGTTTGCCACTTGTTATCCTTCCTACTCTGCAAAAAGTTATATTATCTACGATAAATTTCTTATGGGGATAGGGCACATCATCGGCGCGAAATGTAGTATATACTCCGGTATTCGAAACGATTTTATCCTTCAATTCCGGAGGCCATTCTTCTGGTGTAGAGTTTAATCTGAAGATATTGTACATATCAGATGGCTTCGTATTTAATATAAAATCAATCGCGGCCGAGTTAAGATACTGTTCCCTTAGGAGATTAAACTCTTCTTTAAGAGAATCATGGAATATAATGTACCCCAACCTGAGAGAGGGGTCTACATATTTAGAGAAAGAGCCAATACTAATTTGCTCTGGCTCTCTGACTCCGGACCCGAACCCTGACGGCACATAGTACGTTAAATCATTTATAATCGCGACATAATCTGGCGGATTATAGAATGGGTCGTTATTATAGGTATCTACATCTAACATAGAGGCGAAGTTATTTGTTCCATCTGTATAATAAAGGACATCTATTCCCCTCGGAATTTTACCGTAGTAGAATTGCTTTTTTCTCTCGTTATAATGAATCTTAAAGGGTTTTGTCTTAATGCGCATGCCCGCCGCGAATACGTAAGGGAGTTCCCAAGACGGAGTCTCTATTCCTAGGCACTTCGGTCTTAGGACTTCCAAACATATTCTCAGAGCATTTTCACAGCCATTTGTAAGAATAAAGTTATCAGTAGAAACACCATGAGTATCTGAGAACTTCTGATAGACCTCATACATATCTGGGTAGTATTTTCCGATAGGCTCGTTCTGAATGGAGCGCGCCAAATCCTTTTTTGGCTGATAAGGTTTTCTAAGCATCAGAGGCTGTCCGTATCGAAGACTCTCTCATAAGGAGCACCGTTACCGAAAATAACGACGTTGTATCCTTCCATGTGGTCGAATCTGTCGAACGTGTTCTTAAGAGATTCGTTCGGGCACTCCGACTCCTTGAAAATTTGTTTAATCTTCTCGAACCTTTCATTCGGAATAAGATTATGGTCGCGAATATATACGAGCATTTAGCCTACCTCCTTTATCATTGAGCATCATCTACAATGAAGCTATTCTTTGTTTTCTTTCCGAAGAGGTCTATCTTAGAACCCTCTCTTTCGTGAAACTTAAAGTGAAGGAACTTATATTTAGAGGCGAAGATAACACCTTCAAACTTGACGCCATCTTTTTCGAATGTGATGAAAGCCATGAGGCCGCCCTTCTTATCTGTATGTTCTTGTACTCTTATAATCGTAGCTTGTTCAATCTGAGCAGGGGCGCCATTTTCTAACCCCTCATACCAGTCAAACACAGTTACATGAGTACCCATAGACTCTTCTTCGTACCTCATTATTACGCTATCATTATACTCTTCATCAAGTATTAAGTCAACGTTTTGACCGTCAATCTTAATTTTTTGTTTTCTTACGGCATAAAACTTATTTAAGATATTCTGACGGTTTTCATCTTCAAAGGAAAAGGCGCCCGCCTTAATAAGATTATCCGCTACGTTCTTCTTAAAATCCTTCTTCGAGAGTCGTTCAGCCGCGTCTTCTATAGACTTATACGGTCTGTTCTCTAAGATAGCCGGAAGAGTAGAATCAGAGACACCCTTAACCGCTCCGAGACCATAGAGAATAGTCTTATCGTCTATAGGAGTATAATCTTTATTAGAACGGTTAATATCTGGAGGAAGAACCGAGATGCCCATCTCTCTCAGTACGGGAAGAAGTTCTTTCTTGTCGTCTTCAGAAGCCATAGTGAGGGCCGCCGCCATGAACTGGGAAGGATAATAGTACTTTAGCCAGGCACAGAGGTAACCTATGTATGCATAAGAAAGTGAATGAGAAAAGTTAACCTTAATACCCTCCCTTTCGGGATATTTTAATTAGGGTGTAGACTATATAATTGTCTTTTTTAAGACATAAAATACTTCGATTTAAGGGGGTTTCACCCGCCGAGTTTTCGGCCCTACTCCTAATGTCATAATTGACCTATGGGATAGTCGTTGAACCTTCCCTTTCGGGCTAGGCTGCTGATTGTCCAATCCTACATTATTTTGCAGGCTCTAAGGAGTTTTCAGACATTTCTTTTTTATTTTTCCTTGCAGATTTCTCAGCAAGGGCGCTTAAAAATTCTTGCCATTTATTATATTTTCTTAACATGTATCGAGTAGCATCTTTATACATGTATTCATAAAACTTTTTTAAAGTTTGTTGTCCGTATATACAAGTGTACTCCATACCTAATGTTTTGCTTGTATGAATTGGACAATTATAGTTAAGTTCTTTATCTAATATTTCTTTTAACTTAATGCACATCTTCGATGTTGCTATAATATTTGCAGCCCATGTAATGTATTCATATCTTTTATTTCTCCAATGACTTATAGTTTTTCCAGTGCGAATACATCCATCTCCGTCAAAATAACCTCTTATAAAATCTCTTATGTATTCTTTAGGAAGAATTTCTGGAATATCATTAAAAGTTAGGGATTTTTTCTCATGGATTCCTGCATTTCTTAAATCATTACACATTTTTTTTGAAGAAAAATTTATTCTATAAGTTGGGTTTCTTTCGTATCCATCCCATCTATGAACAGTTAAATATATTTCTCCTGTATATTCAATGTCTTCCTTAAATTTTTCTAAAACATCTGTATCGTTGAGAGCAAGGACAATGTAATTTGTTTCTGTTATACATCCATCAGACGCAATCATTCCAAGCCAATAGCTCTTTTCTGGCGAATCGATGTTTTCAAAATAATCTTCATTAAGAGTATAGCGGTTTTTTCTTAAAGTATAAATATTAGCATCTTTTAATACCTGAGGAACTGCTCTTTTTGTTGTTTTTATTTCTTTTATTATTTCTGAAATTCTTTTCCCTTTTGAAAACAATTCTATAATTTTTTCTTTTTCATCTTTTGTTAAGTCTTTATATCCTTTTCCAAGTGCCTTCATTTTATCACCTCCTTGTTTTCATTATTACCATTATTATGCTACTCATTAAAAACTGTTTTGGCAAAATTTCTATATTAACGCGTACTGTACAAAATTCGAAATTGAATCAAAGTACACTTCCATTTCATCTTTTGTATAACCCCTAGCAAGAGCACCTGGGATTTCTCCACCAAATTTGCCTTGAGGGTCATACCATGGAGCGTTATCATCTTCTTCCCAGCCGGGTGGTCCTTCTATATTTTTCTTGCCATAAATATGACAACGCTTCATCATAGGATATTCAGACACTATTTTCTTACACATAACACGCCTAGAAATAATATCTGCTTGTCCGTCTGAAAAGCCTGAAACCTTTTTACTTATGTTCATAATCTGCTCTTGATATACGGGAGAAGCGAAAGTTCTGTCCAATATGTCTTCACAACCCCGAATAGGATATTCAGGTTTCTTTCCTTTATTTTTTACATCAGCGTATTTTTTATTTTGGCCTGAACCCAGTGGACCAGGTCGGCCAAGCGCATTAATTGCGCTTAAATCTTCAAATGTTGTGGGCTTAATATCTTTAATTAACCCTTTCATCATATCTGAAGAAAGCTGAAATATAGCATCTGTTTGTCCAGATTGTATATACTTATATACAGAAGGGTCATGTATATCTGCTTTATTATACAGGTCTTCCATTGTCCATTCTGGATTTATAAGATTGATTGCTTTATTGAGAATCGTTATCGTTTTTAAACCTAAGCAATCATATTTCTCGGCGCAATAAGCAACTTGGTCTCCATTATAAAGAGTGACGGCGCCAACTCCGTCTACATATCTACATGGTATCCAATCAGTTACGGGAGACGGCATAATCATAATAGCCGAAGCATGTACTCCAAACTGTCTAGGAATACCTTCGAATTTACGACAAAGAGAGAAAGCCCTTTTGTGCTGTTGCTCTAATTTATTCCAGAGCTCCCATTTTGTTGGGTTTTCTTCTTTCCAAGCGTCAGCCTTTGCGAACGTAAAGGAAGGGTCACCTTCCGTAAGTTTATCTACTTCTTTCGTGATTGCGTCAGACTGTTCAGGGCGATAGTTGAGCGCGCGGCAAACATCTTTTATAGAAGACTTAACTCCAAGATAAGAGAAAGTCCCTACGTGGGCAACTTGTTCTTCTCCGTAACGGTCAGAAAGATGTTGAATGGTTTTATCCCGCCCATCCCAACTCATATCCACATCAATGTCTGGGCTGGCCTCGCGCTCTTCTGTCATAAACCTAGAAAAAAGCAAATCGTATTTAATTGGGTCTATGTTCTTTGTAACTCCAAGACAAAAGAGTGCAAGAGAGCCGGCTGCCGAACCTCTACCCGGACCTGTTGGTACACCGTTATTATTTGACCATTGAACATACTCTTGAACAACGAGAAAATAATTTGCATAGCCCTTCTTATTTATAATGCGAAGTTCTTCTGCGAGACGGTGTTCATATTTATTTTTATCTAACTCTTTATGTTGAGAAAGATACTTATATAGACCCTGCCAAGCTCGCATAGTAAAAAGTTGTTCCTCATTAAGTCCTCTTGGAGTTTTAAAACGAGGAAAGAGAATTTTATCAGGGTGAAGCTTAATATCTTGGGAAACTTTTTCAGAGAGCCTGGTTGTCTCTTCTATAGCCTGAGAAAAGTAGGCCTGATACTCTTTATTATCGTATTCTAGAAGAGGAACCTCTTCCATGTCTGGATACATCTCTTTATTGAGAGACATATATCTATCTTGTTCAGTAAAAGAGCGTACCATCTCTTCGTGAGTCTTTATCCAAAACTCGGGAGAATATCTCATGCGGTTGGGATTCGTCTTCCAAGTTTTAAGTCCTACACAGAGAAGAGTGTCATGGTCATCCGCGTCTTCTTCATTTGTCCAGTGGACGTCGTTAGTAGCGACAGTCTTAACGTTATTCGTTTTCGCGTATTCCATATAGTACAGATTCGTAATATGCTGTTTATATATGGAAAGAGGCTGTATTTCTAAATAGAAATCATCTTGGAAGATGGCGCGCATCTTATCCAAATACCAGTTAGCCTGTTCATAGTTATCCTGTTGTATCTGATAAGAAGGATAAGAGGCGATACAAGCGGTAGTACAGATTAAGTCTTCATGATATTTTTCAATAAGATTGAAATCAACATGAGGGCGCCCATTAAACGTTCCGATACGAGAGGCTTCAGAAGAAAGTTTGATGAGATTATGCCAGCCATTCTGATTCTTCGCGATGAAGAGAATATGGTAGTCTTTCGTATCATATTTATAAGGTTCTATTGCTTCTGTAATAGCTTTCTTCGTCATCTTGGAGTGCTCTTCAGGAAGGGCGCCAGTCGCGACCGCTCTTGCGATAGCCTCTTCGCGTCTCTCTTCCAATGGCTTTGTGAGCTCGGAGGTATCCAGGGTAAAGTAGAGCTCGTTACCGAGAAGCGGTTTAATATCTTGCTTAAGACACTCTTCTTGAAACTCCCAACATCCTGCGAGAGTTCCGTGGTCTGTTATAGCGCAGGAAGAGAAGCCGAGTTCTTTGAGGCGCGCAACAGCTTTCTTAACTGGATTGTATCCATCAAGAAAAGAATAGCTCGTATGAAAATGTAAGTGAACGAAATTCTGTTTAGCCATTTTACGCCGCACTCCAGTTATTTATTGTCAATACCGTATTTTGTCCTGTGAGAAGAACGTCTTTGCAGTATTTAGCATACTCTCCACTGTCTAAGGAGCCTGAGAGGTTCATGGCAGTGGGCGCGCCCAACTTCTCGTATTCATTCCAGAGGTTCCAACCTATAGCGTAGATATTTTTTCCTCCGAGTTTAAGGAAGATATGCTTTTTGCCGCCCTTCGTTGACCAGATGATAGGTTCTACCTCTACATTGAGAAGCCCGACAGTCGGCATGTCTTGTCCGGTGAAGCCGAAGTCTAGAATATCTTCTCTAGTTTCTTTGTTGAAATCCTGAAGTGTTAATTCCGCATCGAGAGTAATCATAGGCTCTGTATGTTTAAGTTTAAGTTTCTTTTTCTCAATGTCAGAGTTAAGCTTCTTAATAAACTGAGGAATTTTCTTAACGACAATTCGCGCGCCGCAAGCGTCTGAATGTCCGAACGCTCCCTCTACATAAGTTGGTGTATACGCATTCAGAATGTCTTTAACGCCTTCTCCTCGACAAGAAGCATCTCCATTAGAAGAATAAGCGACGGCCGGCTTACCGAAAGCCTCTGAAACTTTTCCCGCGATGATACCGTGAATTCCTTGATGGTATTTCTCTAAGTTGACAAAACAGATTGGTGTGGCCGAGAAATCATTAGCAGATACAATTTCCTGATACGCTTTTTCCGTGATGTCTTTTCTCGCTTTATTAAGCTTAATAATTTCTTTCGTAAGCTTCTGAAGAGCCGTCTTTTCGTTGGCCATCTCTTGAGAGAAGAAGTCTTTGCCGAGTTGTACGTTACCCATACGGGAACAAGCGTTTAGCTCGGGCGCGATAGTCCAAGCCAAATCTTTAGACGTCATTCTCTTAATCCCCTCTTGTTCCATAAGAGAAGAAAGAGTATTGGATTGTCCTTCGTTAATCTCTTCGAGTCCAAGAGCAATAATAGCGTAGTTCTCTAAGACTGGCGGCATAACATCCGATATGGTTCCAAGGGCTACATAAGGCAGATAACTTCTATCAAGGAGACGAAGTTTATCTTCTGGCCAGTTTAGAAGTTCCGCTATCTTATGAACGACTTTCCAAGTAACTGCCGCACAACAGAGATGAGTTCCGTACCCCTTATCGATATGAGCATCGCAGAGTTCAGTAGCGCTAGGAAGTTCTTCTGTAGGCTCATGATGGTCAATAATAATCGTAGGAATACACTTATTACAAAGAATATCTACAGCTTCATTCGCGGTAATTCCATTATCTACCGTAATGACAAGTGCGTTCTCGTCATTAAGTTCTTCCGCAAATTTTGTAGAAAGACCGTAGCCTTCAGAACGCTCTGGATAATAAGTTTGTACGTTATATCCCAGAATATCTTTCAGAAAGGATGAAAGGATAAAGCCGGAAGTAAGACCATCTACATCATAGTCCGCAAAAATATAGATGTTCTTATCTTTCTGAAAGACAATCTCTTCTGCGACCGATGTCATACCGCATATTTCCTTGTTCTGGATAAGACTCCAAGGGTCACCGTAAAGAGTGCGCGCTTGTTTTTCTGTGAGGCGAGACTCTAAAATTCTCTGAAGAACTCTATTGCCGCACCAAGATTCATACTTGTGTTTCGGTGTCTTTACTCTGAATTTGATTGGTCTCACCTTCCTTCTGGTATAGCTGCTCTAGAGCGTAAGATATTTCGCCACTCATTGAACGCTTGCTCTTGTTACAAGCGGCTATCATCTTATCTACGATATCGTGCTCTAATGTAATAGTAATTCTTTTCTTACTCATGATTTCTTTGGATTCGGTACGATTTCCAGATAGCCAGACTTATCGACGCGAATATTCTTAATACCTTCCGCAAAAAGATTCTGGTCCATAATAACGTTCTTAGGATATTCGTTTACAGTTGTCTTCGGAGTATGCTTATGCATTTCCGGATTCTTGTAGTTTCGCATGATGTCACTCCTTTAGAATACTTATTACATACTACTGTGCATTATAACACACAAGCGTGTACTTGTCAAGCCCAACAATAGAAAAACCCTCCGTTATGGAGGGTTAATTTATTTATTAAATATTATGCCGGCACTGGATTATCCATCGACTTTGGTTTCTTCTTTTTTACGCGAGGGATAATTTGGCGTCCGCATCTAAGAAGCGTAGGGTCATATCCAAGCTTGAGAGCAAGGGAAAGAATGGCTTCCTTTCTTTTCTTCGAGACGGTCCCCATACGTTCACCAAGGTCAGACGCAATGTTTCTGTCACTATCTTCTTCGAGATAATACGCGACCAGAATTTTACGTTGTTCCGGAGAAAGCTCAGAGAATCCATCTGAACAAGTCTTGCCTTGAATCCAAGAGGTGTCTGGAATGCCGAGATGATTCGCGAAAGCTTCTTCCATAGAGCCGTCGTTATTTGTAGTGGGTTCATGAGCTTCCATGACTTCTTCATAATCAAGGCGACGATAATGAATGTTCACTGGATTAGAAGTATATCTTTTAACGAAACGCTGAACTTCGTAAAGGAATGCTCGGTAGAGATACGCACAGAATGAGCGCCCCATTTGTTTATATTTCTTCGCGAGATATAAGAGACATTCAATAAGGTCTAGTTTAATTTCATCTTCTGGACGCTTACCGTACGTTTCTGTTATAAACTTAAAACGATGTTCAATGCGTTCTTTAAGTTCCTTCGAAATGCGCGTTCTTTTAAGAGCGTAGATAAGGTCTTTCTCTTGCATAAACGTCTTAACGAAGTTACGAGACTCCGTATTCGTCCAAGAAATTTGTCCGAGACGAAGCATCGCGATATATTTTTTAAAGAGAGGGGTAAACGATTCAATGAGCTCCCTTGACGCCTGTTGTCCATCTTGGATATCTTCTTGTGTTACGTCTGGTTCAAACTGTTTTTTGTAACGCATAACGATAGCTTCGATGCGCGCATATTCTTGTTTCTTCTCTTCTGTATATCTGATAGAAGCGTTCGTATCTTTTTTCCACTTAGCTTCTTTTCTTCTTTTTTTGGATTTTTTATAGGCGTTTATCTGTTCACTTGGAGACAGCTTATCCCAATCCATAGTGTATTGGGAGAGGTTAATCTTAGAGAGGATGCGGCGCGCCTTAGTCTCCACATTTTCTCCTTCTTGGTTATTAATAGAAGATTCTTCTTCATCTGTAAGACCGTTAGAGAACTCTTCTATGGCTGAATCTATTAGTGACTGTACGCCATTTAAATCTGTAACTATGATTTTCGTCCTCCTTTCTTTTGAGCCTTCTTAAGTTTCTCTAGTTCATCCAAGTCCATCCATTGTTTCGTCTTAGAATCGTATTGAATACAATGAAAGAACTTATCAGGATGAAAGTGATAGAATAACTTTTCTTTTATCTTAAACTCAGGTGTCTTTTTTCCCTTAACGTCTACAATTTCTTTGTCTCCGTCTTTATATTGGAGAACGAAATCCGCGATATAGGTAATAGCTCGATAAGTTCTTCCATCCTTCGTTTCCCCCTTCGGAATAAGGTCGAACTTAACCTGGCGCTCGAATTTTTTTATTGTTTTTTCTTTTTCTAACTGTTTAAGATAGAGATAATACTTAGCTTCCATAATAGAGTCAAAAGAAATGCCGTTAACTTCACATTTGAAATTTCCGTATTTGCCGCGCCGCTCGTTATCTTTAACTTCCGGAAGCTTAAAGGTTTTCGCGAACTTATTATTCTTAAACTCTTCATGGGCTAACATAAGGGAACGAGTGGCGTAAATTTTACCGTCAATCTCGTAAGTCTTCTTCGTCTTCCGCGTAAGCCCACCCCCTATCTTTTAAAGAGCCCCAATTAGGAATCTGGATTCTACCTTCGGCAGAAAGAGTTGGCGGCTCATCTGTTCCGTAATCTTCAAGAAGAGGATAGGCGACCGCAAATTTCTCATCGGCGGCCACTACTACGTAATATAGTTCAGGTTGGTCTATAGGTGTTATAACATCGTCATGATGTAAGAGTTGTTCTTCATGAGGAGACGGTTCTTCATACTGAATTGAATATCCAGGAAGAACGTCGTAACCATCATCATCTATCTTTGCGATTGTGTTTCCCTTCTTGTCTGTCACATAGATGGCCTGAAATCTAGTATTCATTATAACCATTTAATTTTTCCAGAAGGACTTAACCTGAGTAATCTTTACAATAGTCCAAGTGTTGAAACAATGCCAGAAGACAAAGATAGAGAAGATAATCTTCTTAAACGGTGACAAGAGTTCGTTCATCTCCATTCTTAGACCTCCATAACGATATCTGGTTCTTTCACGATAAGATACTCAACATCGTTTTCGAAGAAGGACTTACCAGCATAAGGTTCATAGACAACTCTCATGCCAGGCTTAATATCCATACCAGAGAAATCTCCGTTCTGGAGTCGAAGTCCTTTGCCAACCATAACGACTTCTCCAATATACTTCTTCTTGTCTTTCTGTCCAGGGATAACGATGCCGGATTCAGTTGTCTCATCCTCACTCTCTACTTTGAGAGCTATACGATTACCGAAGAGCTGTTTCATTATGACTTATCCCCTGTGACTTCTTCTTTCTTACGCTTCTTACGAAGCTTAATCTTTTGTCCATCTTCAATCTTAACAACCTTCTTACCTTTCGTAGGTTTATCGTTAGACGTCTTAATGTTGCCGTCGCCGACATACTCTTTAATATCAAGCAAGTTTTACAACCTCCTCTGGAAGTGCCGTGTTCAACTTTTTCTTCTCCGGTTTCCATCCTCTACAGAAGAGTTTCATATTGCATCCTGTGCAGAGAATACTTTCTCGTGGATAAAATAGTTTATTTCGGAGAGAGAATCCTACGTTATCTATTATTCTAGCTAGTCTTTCGTAGTCATCTTTGGCGCGGGTCGTGAAATAATCTTTATCTTTCATGACGTATCGAACTCTAATGCCTTTAAGCTTTTCTCTGTACATTCGCGAGAACGCGAGACAATCTATCGTGTTTCTTAAGTTAGAGTCTAATAGGGCCTGGTCCGGTAGTCGTTTAGAAAAGTCAAAATGTAGAAGTTCTATGGCGCCCGATTTCGTATATCCTATACAGCCTAATTTGCCAACGAGGATTACATGTTCCTTATCTCCTGGTAAAGAAAGCGCGAAGGGGGTAGCTACATCGAGAACACGAAGTTGTTGTTCGCGCGCCCACTTGTACATTCTTGTAAGAGCTTCTACTCCGTATAAATTTTCCTGTGGAGTTAACCCTTTTTCCTTATCCCATCGTTTCTTAAGGTCATAAGGTTCAAGAATGTTTCCATTCATTAACTGCATGCAGAAGTGATTGGCCACTTCTGTCAAACGTTCATTTAGATTCTTTTCTTTTCTGCCGACTAATTCTTTATTATAGAGAGTATCATAATACGTAGGACATCTAAGATACTCTAAGACCTGTTCTACGGTAAGACGTAACGGTTCTTTATTCGTCAACTACATCACGGTCCGGTTCGTCCCAAGGGTCGATATAATCATCGTTTTGAAGAGACTCAAGGTGTTCATCAATAGCGATGAGAATCTCCTCTTTAATAGCTTCTTTAGAATCTCCTACGTATGATATAAGAGACTCTGTCATCTCAGAAGGGATGTCCAGCGTAACCTTCAACTTTATTCACCTCTTTATTGTAAATATAAAAATTACGATTAAATTCTTCCTCAAATTGTTTTTGGATGAACTTAAGGCACTTATAGTTATCTTCATTTTGTTTGGACAACTTGATAGAAAAATGTCTTAGAAATGTCGCGTTCGGAAGTGTATCTGTTTCCGTAAAAACAGAATATATTCCACTGTCTATAGCTTTAATTTGACCATCTTGTTTATACAAGGTGAAATGCGTAGCAGTATCATATTCTTGTTTAGCTTCTGCGACCGCTGCGAGTTCTCTTAAAGAAAGCGTCTTACTTGAAGTCATTTATGTCACTGCCTGGAAAATGGTCTTCAAAAAATCTTTCTAAGTCGCTACATCTCTTTTCTCTATACTTATTGCGATATCTTTCAAGTTCATCTGAAGAAATTTTAAGTGTCCAAATGAGTACGCCGTTTAGAAGAATGGAGATAAAGAGAAATACATGAATGTATGTCACCAGACTTTTCCCTCTGGAATTTTATAATCTGGATTATCTCTCTTAATATACCAGCAGGCGAGAGCGAGGAGTCCCTTCGGTGAATCGAAATCAGGCTGGCAAGACTCTACCGGCATATCAAGACCAAGTTGAGATTCGATAGCTTGGAAGATAAGAGATGCTCCATTAACAGGGACACCACATTCTATAGCAAGACCTGCAAGTTCTTGGCGCGCCTTGAAGATTCCAGTGAGCGTACCGTCGTAGAAAGTATTGTGAATAAGGGCGGCCGCAACCACTACTTCTACCCAGGTTGGAATGTTGTTGGGCGCGATTTGACGTTTCCACTCAAGAAGGCGCATAAGTTCATTTACGACCTTAACGGCTTCTTCTTGCTTCTTATCGTCTGGATATCTCTTAAAGACCTCATTCACGAACTTTGAAATAGACGCTTCGTTGATAAGCTTAATCGCTTCAGACTTGTCTTTGCAGTTTACGATAGGCATTCAGTTCTCTCCTTTTATATTCTAATTACGATTGGTCTAATCATCTTAGATAATATTTTATCTGTATGTTTCTCTCTGTTGCAGGCGTCACGAGGATGAGATTGACAGGTTTCTACACACTTAGCATATGAGTCAGAATAGTTTCTGCATCCATAACAGAGAGGACATGGGTCAAAATCTGGACAACCGGAACGGGCGCCGGCCACATCTTCTATTTTACGCATTGGTTACTTCTTCTTTGTAGTCTTTTTCTCTTCCTTGGGCGCCTCTTCCTTTTTAATCTTCTCCTTTTTCGGCTCTACGTAACCGATTTCCTTCTTCGTTTCTTCCATATCAGAGACCATCTTCTTAAGACAGTCTTCACAGAAGTAGACGCGCTCGCCGAAGGGGTCACGTAGGGCCGCGAAAACCTTAAGAGGTTTCCCCTGGAATTTATGTTCAGAACGAAGCTGACGTGCTGCTTCTGAATAAGATTCTTCCGTCGTAGCCACGCGTTCAGCAGCACAGTTAAAACAGAAGTCAATATCAGAGCCGACAACTACATTGTTCTGATGCGAGAGAATCGTCTTATTAATGTTAATAGATTTGTTCAGTGCCATGTTTTAAACTCTCCTTTTACTTAAGCAACATGTCGATATCTGAGGTGAACACTTGGCCGTAGTATTTCTTCATCTCTGTTGGGGTAACGTAAATAGAGCCTTTCTTGTCTTCGTACATTGTTCCCCAGACAGCTACAAAGTCATCATATTCAAGAACAGATAGTAGGCTCTTGTCCTTATCTGATGATACTATTACCTTATTATACACCTTATAGGAGTTGTTTGTCAAAGGGGTCCTTACTTCAGAGAAGAGAAGCAAAGTGTCTTTCTTTTTTGAGTGGACGCGCCCAACGATATGATTCTGATTTAAGAGAAAAGCGTTAAGCTCCTGCTGACATTCACTTCCCTTTAGCTTGTGAAGAGAGCTAAAATCAGAAGTGTTGCGCGCCGCCCGCTTCTCGTATTCATCTTTCGTGATGTCTTCTAAAAAATGTATCACGAAGAGATTTCGTTTAGTCTTAGCATCATACTGAATCTCTCCTATCGCCTTCTTATAGAACTCTTCCTTAGGAGGACCAATAAGAAGTCGGGTATCAGACTTAAGAATCTTCTTAACCATAACTCCGGAAACCCTGCCAAACTTATTTTCCAAGGTGATACCGTATTGAAGATAGGTCTTTCTATAGGGGTTACGATAGTCATGCTCAAAACATTCTATAACCCTACCTATAAATGTAGCTTTATTGCGAAATGAGAGTGAAGCCACTTATAACAGTCCTTTCTGTTTCATATTTTTAAAAATATCCGGTAGTTTAATCGCGAGCCAATCTACGAGCGTCTCATCCCTCGCGAACGGTGTTTGGTCGTCTAGTCCGCACTCAAAGAAGTAAGCGTGTACAATTTCATGTCGAAGAGTACGCTTAAGAAGTTCGATGGCGCGCGTCCTGTCGTTCTTACAATCATCGATGACAGAAGTATCTATAACAATCTTAGCTTCTATTTGGTCTGCGTAACCATATTTGTCTTCCAGCTCTTTATCGTCTTCTTCTTTAAGATAATATATTTGATAGTTTCTCCCAAGAACTAATATATCTGAGGGAAGCTCAAAAGCATTCTCAAGAAGAAAGTCGTTACTCTTCTGTCGCATTTGGATTGCTCCTTCTAGGGTTTCCACCGTGTTCAATTCTTTCTGTATCATTTAACGCACCAGCACTAGGACTTGGAATTTGTCGCAAATTATTCCCATCAATAAATCCTACCAACCGATTAGACTCTGTTTCGTTTATTTCCTCTACAAGAGAACGGTCTGTTACGAACTTATGCATCGTATATCCTTTATAAGAAGACTTCTTATTCTTTGCCCAGTTCAATTCTATAACGGGATGTTGAATGTCGGAATTATGTTCATCTACAATAGCCATTGAGGTCTTATACTTATTTCTAGACATATCATTGTGAACAATTCCGAGGAAAGAAGCTTCGTAAGCATAGCGCCCAGACTCTTTGACGTCAGCTATATTTGGTCTTCTATTCTGGTCTATCTTTCTAAGATGGAGAGAGCCGAAAATGGGACAGTCAATAGACTCTACAGACCAGCGCTTAATCTCTTTCGCGGTATAATCATTTTTTTCTTTCTCAGAAGAGAATTGAGTGCGCCATTCTATATCCATAAGAGAGTCTATAACTACAAGGATGTTTGCCTTCGGGTCATCGGCTTGCAGAGAAGCTTTTATCCATTGACATTTTTCAAGCATCTCTTCTCCATATTGGATATGATTGCCGTCGAATACGTTGATTCTTTCCGCAACCTCTCTGATTTCATCCCATCCTTCTTTGGCTAAGCGGAGCCATCGCCGAATCGTCTTCGCGTCTTCATGTCCCTCATGAAGCATTCTTTCATAGCGCTGAGGTTTAGAAACAACTCCAATTGGGATGTTCTTCATTTGAGCTATGATACGAGGATATAAATCAAAAGCGGCATCATCCAAAGTGAAGAAAATCATATAGAGGTGATTGTCAGGATTGGACATAAAGCTCCAGGCGAGAGATGTCATTAACGCAGTTTTACCAGAATTAGATTCGCCGGCGAACATGTAGAGACCGGACGTTAATCCCTCCATTTTCTCGTTGAACATCGGATAAGATGGACATGAATATCCTTCACCCGTGGCTGAACATCGTTCCTGTATGCCAGACATTCTCGCCGCGCTTTCTGCTCGTATCCCAGCAAGAGAAACCGGTTGAGGCTTATCATGAAGCATGAGCTTATCTTCTTTAAGAAGAGAAGGATTATTCTGCTTAAACCGATTATCGTCTGCTTCAAATTCTACCCGATAAACGTCATAAGCCGCGAGTTCTTTTTCATCAGGTGGCGGCGCCTTAACTTCCGCGAGAGGAGATTCAAGCTGTTTCTTAAGAGAGAATATCTTCGACTTAAGTTTCTCCTTAAGGTTATAAGAAGAAGATTCCTTGTGAAAGAGTTTAAAAATGTATTTGGATTCCGGCTCTTCCTTAAGACTATTTAGAATGTCGTCAAATGCCTGAGTCTCTTTATCGAGATTTGTTTTAAACTTAGTTTGCTTTCTTAGCCCAATCTTCTTCATATATAACGTTCTCCCCGTCTATTAGAAACGTTCGATATTTATATTTAGGTTCTCGCTGTACTCCGGTAGAAGTCCACGCGTAGTTTATTTTATCTAAAAGTATGTCTCTTACTTGATAAAGATACTCTTCATTTCGTACGAGAGAATTTGTTGACATACAATACTCATTGTTCTCCGCGATTAAATCTATCAGCGTAAGAACGAAGTCTAGTCCATTAATGTCTTCCATTGTATCGAATCTCTTTACGTGAGAAAGAAGATTCATTTTATTCTTCTCTATTTCATTATTTGGAAACTCATACTTACAAGTTCGACAAAAATAATTGTATAGACCGTCGATAGAAAATTTAATCGTAGGTTCAATATAAAAATCGTACAAAATCTTATCTTTATGTTTTAGCCGTTGAGGAGAGGTTAAATTAAGTCCACTATAATAATAGTATCTTCCCTTTTCTAGAAGTTGTCCTTTCCAGAGAGAATCCGGAAGGTCTTCCCAAGTGGCGCCCTCTTTCATTTTCTTTATCGTAGCCTGTGTTTCTTTATTATCACAACCGGCATCATGCAAATAAGAAGAGATGAGCGCCGCGTTCCAAGTATTTTTTCTCAAAAGAAAAACCTCCCGTACCATTGTTAGACTAAGTCTATCATAGCTTGGGAGGTTTGTCAAGGGTTCAAATAGAAAGTTCGGCCGAAACTTCTATTATTTTTTTATCGTTCAGAAATAGTATTAAATTTAAGAGAGACGATATTCTTCGTCAACGGAATTTCGAGATATATATCATGAATGTTCCAAGATATCGTATTAGGAACAACGCCCTTCGTTGTCGTAATTTCCTGAGAGAGAACTCCGTTTGAATACGCAGCATAGAGTTTTATCTTCTCTTCCGTACAAGTCGTATTCCGGATACTGTTCTGGTCATGAAGAATAATCTTATCCGAAATATAATCAATGTATTTCTCTCGCGTCAATTTAAGAATAACGGAGGAAGATGGGTTGAAGTTAGACTGTAGAAAATAGATGTGTCTCATGCCGAACGGAAATTTATTGTTGCCATTCTGGAAATTAAGATGGATGTCGAGTTCCAAAGCATAGAGGTTATGAGAGTCTTCAAATAGAAAGCGAGAGGGACCAACTGATGGAATAGAAACACTCTTATTAAAAGAAGGGTTTTCTGATTTATTCATATAATCCTGCATTGTGAAAATTCTTATCTGTTTAATGTCGAAGGAACCTGGAAGTTGGGGTAGGAACTCTAATTGATTAAAGTTCGTGGCGCCCAAAAGATTCCCTGGATTAACTTCAATACGAAGCGTGATGTCTGGGACATCAAACTCTTCATAGGACATCGTCTTAGCCTTAATAGAATCGTGCATTAACATTCCGGTGTGGTCATTAGCAACCTTGGAATTGATATAAATATTTGCGTTAGCTTTATAAATAGCTCCGGTTGGACTCATTATATTAAACACGTTAATTTGTTTAGAGACGCTTTGCGGTCCAACTGAGATGCCATAAGCATCGTACTTTCCATCAATAATGATACCTGGCTCAGAAAGAATTGTCGTATTATTATTGATGCGTTCTTTTGTAAGAAGATATTCATTATACTTATTAAGAGAAGTGGTCGCGAACTCAAGAGAGTCCTCGAACACTTTTATTTTTTTATTTAACTCTAAGCGCATGGCATCCGTAGATTCGCGAAGAGTCTCAAGACGAGATTCTGCTTCATCAAATGTATCCATCATCTGCTTAGAGGAAAGTTTCTTAATCATTTTTCTCCTCCTTAAACTTTAAGCTTAAGCCTAAGCAGATTCGTCATAAGAGTATTAAGGTCATTCATCTGAGAATCTAGCTTATTAATTCTTCCTCGTAGAGAAACTACATCATTAGAAAGAAAAGAGTCTTCGGCGCCGCGCACTTCGTTATAAAAGTTAAAAATCGTCAAGGCGAACTTGTCATATTCGAAGGGGCCTCTATATCTTAAGTTATATTTAATCATTGGTCAACCTCCGAAAGAGAAACTTCTCGTAACGCGATATATTCTACGAAAGGTTCTTTTAGTGTTTTAATCTTAACTTCTAAATTATATTCTTGTAGAGCTTGGTCGCCATATTCTTCTATCCTGAAGTCTCGAAGACCGTCTACGAGAGGATAGAATAAAGAACCCGACTTAACAGAACCAAGACGTCGAGTAGCGTATATAGTTCCATCTGTTACGTAGTTAAAAGAGAAGGGTCCTTGATATTCGAACGATATCTTTCGAGAAGAATCGGCGCGCACTTCAGTTCCTGAAAAGTTCTGTGAAAGAGGTTTCTTGATAAAATCGAATGAAACATAAGAGCCTCCAACAAGATAAAAAGAAACTTCTCCTACTGGGTCAAGCAATTCAAGAAATGTAGCGTCTTCCTTTTTTGTCGGCCTCTGATAATTCTCTCTGCCAGCCATGACATAATTTTTTCCACCGAAGATGATGTATCGTTTAGATTGATTAGGTTCAAGTCCTGTAGGTGCGAGAGCATGTCCTTGCGTAATCTTTATATCTTCAGGAATTTCATAGTTATACGTCGTATAAGTTTGTTCTCCAGGAATCTTAACTGTAGAGGAATTAATAGAATAAGGAACGCCACTCAGAGAAGAGGAAAGGGAGAAAGTTACATCGGCCTGATCAAAACCTCTTCCTTCTATATAGAAAGAAATTGTTGAACCCTTCGATACTTGTACTTTACCTAGATTATATGTGACGTAACCGTATTGAGATTTCGGCGCGAAACCCGACGATTGAAAGAAGACAGTTTTGCCGATAGTTGTAGCTGACGTTTCAAATGAAGACTTAAGCTGATATCTATACGCAAGCTGTTCTAATTCTTTTAGGTGAGTGTCGATATAGGCTTGAGTGCGGCCAAACTTATTCTTCGCGATATCATAAATAAGCTGATGTATAATCAGAAGGTCTTCGTAGATATACTGAAAGAATTCATTAAAGTCCTTCGTATTAAACTTCGTAGATTCTTCTACAGGAGTATACTTAGCGAGTGACAACTTGGCGTCTATCTCATTTAGCTTTTGTTCTACGAGAGCTCGATTCGGAATGACTCCCTGTGTTGTAAACGCTCCAGCAATTCTATCTCTTAAGAAGGTTAGTTTTTTTATCTGGTCTGAATAGATATTCAACTGATTATCCCCTTGAGTTTGCCGATACAGAATTTTAAGTTAGAGAAAAACGGCGACATTCCTTCGAAGCACTTGATCTGAATCTTAAGTTTCGCGGACTTAATAGATTCAGGAATGTGTAACGTATATTGGTCTCCAGATGAATAAGCACTAAATCGAACAACTTTAATTCCTATACGAGAAGAATTAAGTGGAACGATAGGATATTCCTTTTCATTAATAAAAAGAGTATACTTAATGTATTCGTCATCTCTAAAGTGAGTCGGAATATATTCGTTCGCCCAAATAGCGAGAGAAGCTACCGGAGAAGAGATGAGATTTCCTGTTTCAATTAATCCATCTTGATACGAACAGAACTCAGATACAATGTTCTGAAGTATGATTGCGCGCCGGTTAATTCCGGGAAGAATCTCCTCAGAAGAACCCAGAGAACTAAGGCGTACTTTGACCTTATTCGTGGGCGGAAAAGCAATAAGACCTGCTTCATAAACGTAGTCGGGGTTTGTATAACGTTCTTCTTTAGAGTTGAGAATGAAAGATTTTTTAAGAGTCGGTTCATAAGTTGCGCCCTCATCGTAAGATACGTAGACCTCTTCTACCTTGAGAGGAGAATCTGCGTCAATCTTAAGCTGCGTAATTACTTGGTCATCTTGGTCAGATTCTTGGAGGGTAGCGAGCGAGATTGTAGCTTTCGCTTCTTCAGAATCTAAGTTAACCTGTTTCTTGAACTCGTTATGGAGAGAGTCTGAATTAAAGCGCTCATATTGCCAGAGTGTAGCTTTATCTTCATCGACAAGATTCGCGCGCGACGTTTCTAAATCCTTGCCAGAAGGATTCGTTTTCCCTTCATAACCGTTCCCTTGAATGTCGAGAACTTGAAGCCTCGGCTTTTCTCGTTTCGTCTGAGGAGCGGTATAATAACCGTCCGTAAAATTAAACGCTCCAGAAAAAAGATGAGGGCTGATATTTTTAATAGAGTCAAATGATTTATATGTTCCGCAAATCATGTTAATATCTCTCAGATGGTCTTCCTGTGTGGAGATTAATTCTTGTACAGCAGTAAGACGAGTATCAAAAGAGTTCATCATATTTGTGTACTCAGAAGAAAGGTGCTCTAACTCTTTATTAACTCCCGTTAAATCAATGGCGAGGTCTGCGACAGTATCGTTAATATCTTTTCTAAGAGGTTCGGCCTCAGGGTGAAAAGCGAGGCCACTAAAGACAGGCTCTTGCTCAGATTTAGAAAACACTTCCGTCGCTTTTGAAATATCTTTTTTTATAAGTTCCTGAGCATAAGCTTGTCTAATAGATTCTATTCCTAAATGTGCCAGCTCTTTTCACCCCCATGTTTTAAGACAACGAGGCTTTTAATCGCGCCCGATTTTCTTTGTATAACTTTTAATTTTATTTCATTAGACTTCGGATGAACGTAGTGAGAATTCTCTTGGGGTGTATACTCTAAGATGTACTCTCCATCATTCGTAAGTTTATTGAGGTCCTGTAAAGACCGAGAGTCCGGCCGCCCGTTCTTCGTTAAAGAAGCTGGCTCAGAAGTTTGAGGCTCGAACCTAAGAGGTAGGCCGGGGAAGACCTTTTCTTTTATTCGAGTGATTTGTTTCGGCAATATCGGCTTCTCTTCTAGTCCGTCTACAATATAATACTCGTTAAGACAGTCCCCCTCTTCTTCAGCGGAGAGTTCTATGAAATCTACGTTGCCGATATTAATCGTTGTGGAAGTGAATCCTGAAGGTGCTGAAAGAGAAGAATATAGTTCAAGAGAGTCTATTCCGAAAATATATTCATAGAAGACCCCAAGGTCTATATCTTGCGTAGCCGGAGTAGTAGAAGAAAAAGAAGTGGTTGTAGCTTTAGAAGGTACTTCTGGAGAAGACATTAACTTGTTGTATTCGGTTGCGTCTTTTTCTTTCTTAACGTCAGTACGATATCTAAAAGAAGTGTTTCCGAGGTCTTCTACTACACCTTTTTCTGTTTCTGATACAACGTCAGAAGAGTCAAGAATATTGCCGCGCGAATCTCGATAAGTATAAGACATAATATCAGACCCCGCTTTCAACGATATTCTTTTTCTGATTTTTATTATTAAGCTGATTCCAGCTACGCGCAATAGTTTCTGTTTTAGATGCGTTATACTTTGTCATAGAGCGTTCAAGAGTAATCTCCATGTTCTTAACTATTTTTTGTAAGAAGTTATCTCTTGACGGGTCTGGCGCGCCAATCATATATGCGGTGTTATAACGAGAAGAGTCACCAAGTTTAGAGATTCTTCTATAGGCATTAGAATTAAGAACAAGCTGTACTTGTTTGACCCTAAGCGATGAGAACTCATTATCCGTACTTACGACATGCGTCATATTCTTATCATCTATAACTTTAACGCTAGAGACATTTGCGTTAGTTATGTTTATACGAATCTTATTAATTGTCGTAGGTTCCGTAAGATTAACGTAGATAGTTTCTGTTACCCCCTGGGAAGCAGGGAGTTCAAGTGAATAATAAGAGATGCCGGGTTTGTTCTTTAAGAGTGAATCGTAAGAATTGTTATAACAAGGATAATCAGATGTAAACGTGATAGAAGATATATAAGCTCTTGCGCGTTTATCGTCTGTCGGCTCCAACTTAGAAGAGATTCTGGATTGAGATAAAAGAGTTCCGTCTCTATCTATTAATGGAGAGCCGTCAGAAATAAATGGAACCAGAATAGAAATATAATCTTTAGACTTATACTCATCAGATACATCTTCCATTATTTTAAGAGCTTCTCTAAGTTGTTTTGTCTTTTGGATTATCTTGTTCGTCATATACGTATTCGCGAACTCATCCGCATCTTCTAAAAGACGAATCTTTTCATATAGCGTGTTAATATGTTTTTCGAGGCTTTCGCCCAGAAAGTTCATTTGGTCTGCGTCTAATTTTTCTCCTACTCCGATGGGATAAGAAGAAGAATCGTCCGCGACCTTAAGAAGAACCTCGTTAAAATCCTTAAGAGAAGTAATCGTGGCGACCGCCCTCCTGTCTGAATAAATGTCTACTAGTCTTATTACGTCTGATTTTAGACAAAAGAAAAACCCTCCGAAGAGGGTTGTTTTTATTTATAGTCCAAAGAGGTGTTTCAATCCCATGTTACTTAAATACTGAGTATCAAAGATTGACCACCAAACGATAGCTATAACAGCGCTCGTAAATACATCTCGCATCCAGTGGGCTCGCGCCGAGAGACGAGAAAGAGCAGTGACAAATCCGAGGGAGATACCAATCCAGCCTATAAACCATGGGAGAGCAATCATGTTAGTCCAGAAGATGCCGCCGCACATAGCTGACATCGTATGTCCTGACGGAAAGGAGTTTCCTTTATAAGGCGACCATCCCAGGCGCAAGTCAGGATTCCTGGTGTTCCATCCAATTTCGTGAGGCCTAGGATTGTTGAAAACGGCCTTAAGGAAGAGCTGAACAACAAGACAGATTCCGTAGCAAGCCAAGAAAGCCCTTAAAAGATATAGGTCTGGAATAAGAACACAATATGCTATAACTACAAGCGGAGTGATGAACTGTAGATTGTCTCCAAGCTTTCTTAAGTCGTTCTTAAGAGACGCTCGCATTCCCCAGAACTTTTTATAGAGATAATCTAGTCCTGGCCACATTATTTAAAATCCAGAATATGGTCGAGGGACATAGAGAGGTCATATATCGCGCCACCGAGAGCATTATCGCCATTCTTAAGAACGTTGGATGCGCGTGACTTCTTCCAGTAGATTTCAAAGTCGAACTGGTTATAATCTCTCAATTGATTATTTGTATCTCTAAGGTCGGCTTCGAAAATAAGTCTATCAGAAATGTTTGGGTTAGTCTTAAACTTGTCTGGCATAATAGACCAAAGCTTAAGGGGGAAGTAATCTGTGTAAGACGTAACCATTGCCCCTTGAGCACTATCCCAAGTTTTAAGAGAAGCTTTAAGGTTGACTTCGTAGCCAATAGGATAAACAGCGGCGCCCGGCTCAAGGAAGAATCCCTTCTCAATTGTGAGCTTTTCAGAATCAGCCTTGATAAGCTTACACATATTCGTACCGACTGCAATAATTTTATTCTCTGCTCCAGAGAAGTCTACTGCAAGGTTCGGGTCTATAGAGTCTGCCTTAACCGTAATAGCGCTATTATCCGGGATAGGGCCAAAGGTTCCCGTCGCGCCGGAATCATCTGTATGATACATACCTTCTCTATTAACTCGAAGCATCAATCTTGCATGAGTTGCGCGGATGGGCTCGGGCTCAGAGAAGCGTGCCGAATACATTCCCTCGGGGAACGGAGTGAACTTTCTCGTCACCGCAGGAAGAATGGTAAGTTGATAATAGAGGTCAGTAGCGTTGATTTCATCTTCCGTGTGAAGAATATAATCGTCCTGACTCTTATTATCTACCGTGCGTCTGTTATAATAATACGTAGTGTTGTTCAGCTGAATATCAGAGAGATTGTTGTTGGCTCCATGCTGAAGGAACTCAATCTCGTAATAGTCATCGGTTTCGCCTAGAGAGCTTGGCTCCGCAAAGACGTACATGCAATAACGAATTTTACCAGTGAGACTATCGGCCTCTAACTGAGGATAGCAATCAGGATTGACAAGACCATACTCATTGTTCGAAGGAATCGTTGTGTCCTTAAAAGAGAAATACGCGATATGCTTTCCTTTGGCAGGGTCAACTTGAAGGACGTTTGATTTAGCCTTAATAAGTTCTTCCGGAGTTTTCAAGCCCGTGAGAGGCTGTCCCTTACGTTCCTTTTCATAGTACACGTTAAACTCTTTAATGTTCTTCTCGGGGATAATATAACAACGAAGGGCACCGGGATGTCCCATAGCCTGCACGTTAATACCAACCTGAGAGAGATAACCACGCTGGAGAATGTTCGGAATACGGAAAGTATATCCATAGCCAGGTGTGCGTCGCGTAATCTTTCGCGTCATCGTGAACGTATCGTCATCGAAACCGGAGTGCTGGGAAATCGTTTCATCGATACCAGTCATTTCGCCTTCACCAAACGCGAAAGTGCCGTTCATAACATTGCCGCGCGAACGATAAATTTCTGCATCCTGCTTAATCGCGAAGCCAGTGCCAGACGTAAACGTAAGAGTCTCATGGTCCGGTTTCTTCGTATCAATTTTAACTAACGCAGAATGACCATCCTGTATAATAAAGAGATGGTCACCAGGCATAACACTATCGTAAAACTTATCGTCTACGAATACTGACATCTGAGATTCAGAGCCAATAGAGTCCTTCGTTACGAGAGTCTGTACTCCCTTAAGATGAACAGGAACGGAGCTTCTAAATGTATCATAGAATCCTGCATAGGGGGTGTGCATATTAATGACTCCCTTCTTTGCAAGTTCATGTCTCAACTGATAAAGCTCATCCCTTAAATTGATAAGCTCTTCGCCATACTGTTTACTCGTAAGAGCAAGGCCAGAAGAGATAGTTCCTCCTCTATCAGCCGTGAGAAAATACTCTATTGGGTGCCCATCAAGATGAAGAGAGTTTTTAATAGTCTCTCTATCACAAAGGATGTTTCCTTGAGGGTCTCTCTTAGATGTATCGGCTATCGCGATGTATTCTGCAAGGACGCCCTCAACATTCTTTGTGTCTGTAGCCTTATCCTTATCAGTGACGAATTTTGATACAATGTTAAGGTATTCCGCAATACCCTGCATGTCCAGCAAGGGTATTGAAACTTTCGTTAAATCTGCCATATCTTATTATCATCTCCATTCAAAGATAAGGTCGTGTTGTTTCGGTTTATATTCTAGACCGTTGTGAGCGTTTTTATATTTAAGCATCTCACCATCAGTAGTTTTTAAATATACGTATAAGGGGTCAATCGTTAATCCCTTAACTGCGTTTTCTTGAAGAATTGTGAGGCGGCCGCTCAGTGGACTTCTCATGTAACCGGAGTTGTCTGTCATGCCGAAGAAAAGTCCGTCGATAAATATCATGATTTCATCACTAGCTTCCAACATAGCAAGAGGAAGCTCTTTTTTAATGAAGTCAATGACGACGCCTTTCTCAAGATGGCAATGGTTTTCTTGGCGCCCATCTGGAACATGAACTTCAATGAGTATCTCATCATCTACGGAGGGGTGATATTTAACGGGTGTGCCCTTATAGTCAAGCGTAAACTTCGTTAACTCAATCTTGCCGCCGCCGAGAGTCTCTCTCTTATTTCCGAAGACAGGATATTCTTCCTCGCCAAACTTATCTGTAAGCATTATCGTGTAGTTATCAAGAATAATGAAGTTATCCTCATTAAGTCTGCAACCATTAACATAGACGCGTACTCTGCCTGGATAGAGAGAAAGCTTCTCAGGGTCAGAATCTATGTACGTTTTATAAACGTTAAGGTGGTCTGACATTCTATAACGAGAATCAAGAATCTTAGAACGAACAGAGCGAGCGTTACCATGTTCCGGCTTGTCTATAACGTACGTGACGAAGCCGCGCACTCCTTCCGGATATTTATCGGGGTCGATATTATCTGGGTTATAGGGAGAACCATAGAACCAGAAGCCGCATCTCTTCGTAGTCTCATCCTGCCACTCATGAATATCGTACTGTCTTACGCCATTAACCCATACAGAAAGACTGCCAGTGCCAGGTATAAACTGGTCAGGTATGTGACAATTCGTAAAATATACAGCCTGCCCCGCAGCTTTCTTTTCTTCGTCTGTAAGAAACTGGGATTCTGTAATTTTTTCAACCTTGTACGATGGATACCTTGGATTAAGAGGGTCATCATTCTGGCAAGGGAGATTGCGGATAATTAGGGTAGACTCAACATCAGAAGCATATTTAAATGCGTAGACATGCACATCATCCTCTGGTTGAGTCGGCGGGTCGAAAAATACGGAAGTGGGCATATTTGCGTAACTAAAGCAGAATGCCATAATAGATTCAGCCTCAGCCGGCATAATATCTACCCAGTTGCCGCTATGGTCATTAACCGTCTGGTCCCAAAGCTTGAAGTTATTCTTGAACTTTTCTTTATCAATAAGCTGATTACGAATTTGGTCGGCCTCATCTTTATCGATGAAACATTTAATTTCGTTATGAACAAAGCCGGTTCGCGCCGTACTGTCCGTTAAGAACACAGCTTCTCTATTACATAAGAGTCCGCCATTTAGATAGACAAGGGACTCAGAGATGTTATCTGTTCCTAAGGACATAGCAGGGAATAGAGAGGTAGAAGACTGGAATAACTTATCTCTATCGTAGAGAAGAGTATACTGCTGTCCTTCTACAATGCCGTGGCCGGCGCGCATAAAATCTACTTTGATGGTCTTATTAACGCGGTCAACGATTAAATCTTTTTGAGCTACGCAAAGACCATCGACAAATAAAACAAAAGGTTCAAGAGAATATTCTTTTTGTTTAGCAATTCCATTCTCATCAAGATAAGATTCTTTAACGACTTCAGGATTACGCACGTCTCTTGTATAATGAATTACTGCGTCACCCGAAGCGTCTGTGTCTGTTACAACACCGGAAGCTTCAAACATATTGAAGCTCGTCTGATGTTCATCAAGATATTTAAGGTCGATTACTGCCCAGGCCATGTTAACGAGTCCGCCCGCAACCTTAAACAGGTTCTTATCTTTATCATATTCCCATTCAGTAGTATCCAACATGGCTTCACCGTTCATGAAGACCATGGGCTGTTCATACTCTTGAAGTACACTAAAGACCGCGTTATTATGAACATCCACTTGACGGACAAAGCCGAACTCTCTTTTCGCGGTGTTAAGCATCTGAACTTCCATCTTATCAATAGGTTCAGACACCGTGATGGTCTTAGCTTTAGAGTCACGAGAGTAAGAAAGTTCCTCTAAGTTAAAGCCATCGATAAAGACGCTCTGCAAATGAGAGAAGTCCATGGCATAGAAAGAGTTGACACCATCTTGAGACGTCTTGTGCGTCATCTTACCGGTGGAATTCAGCCAATTAAATTCAAACGTTATAGATAAGACGTAGTCATAATCTTGACACTGCTGATAGGAGAGATAGATACCGTTCTGATGTACGATGTATCCACCATCATCAGGTTTACTCTCAGGACGCAGGAAATGGCCGCGCCGCTCTCCCTTGCGGAACCCATAATATTCTGTGTTCTTAGCCGGGACGAGAATCCACGGAGCATCTCTATCAACCTTGAAGAGACGTTTCCTAATTTTAGAAAGTTTTCCAGGATTCAGATGAATCATAGAAGGAACAGAATCAAGAAGATACTTCTTCTTATACTGAATAGCGACAGGAGACTTCTGTTCATATCCGAAGTCGATTAAGTCGTCCTTGAACATTCGGTCATAACGAATATTGGGAACGAGGAACTGAGAATAGCCCTCTAGGTCTCCGAAGACATCTTTTGGAAGTTCGGGAACGGGGTCGCCGTATTTCCATTTCTCCTTGTTTCCACCAAGATAAGCAGAGTCATTAATGTAGTCCTGTTTTCCTTGGAGATATTTTCTACGATTCTCTTGATATGCAGTGATATCCTTATCTTCAACAACGGTATTTCCCTGTTTCCACAAAGGAGACTTGATGAAGTAGTTGTCGAAGATAGACATATCGAACTGGGAACCGTCTTGCTCGAGAGCCTTAATCGGCTTCCACTGAGTACCATCCCAGTACATTAACACTCCGTTATAAATCCAGAGCTGTCCAGGGACAGGGTCATTCGGGGGCAAAATCTCGAGCATATGGTCAATAATCTGGAACTTCTCTCCGAAGATTAGCTTCCACTTATCGCGAGTTTTATCCCATGTCTTAAGAAGATTTTTCTTTCTGTCTAACCAGATAGAGCCATCCAGTTTAGCCTGAGGAGTACCTTCACCCTTCGGAACATCCAAGAGGTGTTTAATACTCTCGTACATTTCGTGAAGTTCTTCGTTTAGAAGTAGTTCTGATTGTCTTCCAGAAACGAAAGAACGATTATATGGCAGAGATATTGTCATTCACCTCTCTTTAACGATAATTAATATCAGATTCATTAAGATATCCTTGATTTATTTCAAGGTTATTTATCTCGGGAGAAATCTCTATATATATATTTAATAGCTTATCATTTGACATACTTCTTATAAAAGATTTGCTGAGTCCAATATCAAAATTATAAAAAAACTTATTGCCAGTAGTTTTAGAGTTTTGCAATAAAACCCCTATGCTGTTATTATTGTTTTTTATCTTTGGCAACCCTATGACAATTTTTTCATTGTCCAATGAATTTGTTACTAAAATTTTTGTTGTTGCCTTATAGACTTGAAAAAATTCTCGTCTTGTTATGTTGTCAACAATAAAAGTATATTTTCTATATGGGAAAGAACTCTTCATAAATTTCTTTTTCACAAATTGAAGATTAACTTTTAATTTCGTAGCATCCTCATCTTTGGCGCTCAGCGCCGCATAACATCTAATGCCTCCGATTTTTAGAGGAAGTGTATCTCCTTGTTTATTGGTATAAAGAGTACATAGGTCTATACCTACTCTGAGCTTAGAAACTAATTCTGCGATTAGATATCGCCTCCTCCTAGGATACTTATTACACTCTCTTTATTACGCAAAAAAAGACCCCTCCGAAGAGGGGTCAGGGAGAGATATTACATTAAAATCAGAACAGGAACTGGACGCGGCCAAATACCTTCTGGAGGCGATTGTCTGGATTGTTGTTCAACTCGGTACCATTAAAATACTTGGCAGAGAGAACGACATTCTTGAACGGAGCATAGGCGGCGCCGAACTCAAGTCCTTTAGAGCCGATAAGGGCGCCATCACCTGTGGCGAACGGGGAAGCGTTTCCAAGGTAACGGTAAGAAGCATATGCGCCCCACGAACCATTGTCAGCCGGATTAACACCCTTATACTCGAACGAAGCCTGATAAGACTTCTTGTGGTTTGTAGCATCCGGATTATTCGCATAAGCACCATTAATGGCTACGTTCTTATTAAAACGATAGCCGAGATTACCAGCCAAAATGTCGGCCTTATCTTTGCCCGTTACGGATGCAAGGTTGTCTGAATGAAGACGATAGTAAGCTACACCAGCGTTAAGCTTCTTCTTGTTGTACTGGAATTCCGCGCCGAAGTAATTAGCGGCATCGTTATGAGTCAGACCAGTGTTAACACCCCTATAAGCGTCCTCAAGATTCAGACGACCAGCTTGGACCTTAAGAGAAAGAGTGCCGGGCCAAGAAACTTCTGCGCCAGAGAACTCCTTATCAAAGACGAGAGCGCCAGGAGCCTGATAAGACTCAGCCGAGTTCAGACCCATCTTACCGAGCTTAACATTCCAGGTGTCGAAGTTACCTTCTGCGTAAGCACGCTTAAGACGAACTTCAGAATCCTTCTCATCATCCGCGATGTTCAGCGTAGAATCAAGGCGAGCCTTCACATGCCAATTCTTATTAACCTCAGCTGACGGTTCAAGACGGAATAGAAGCTTATTGTCGTTAATTTTCTTCTCGCCTTCCGGACGAATGGAAGTGTACGTGTAACGAAGCTGTCCATTCCACTTTACCATGTCCGCGTTGCGCTCGAGGTTCGAGACGCGCACGCCGAGGTTGTTGAGCTCATCTGCGAACTCAGCAGCCAGACGGTCAACGAGTGCGCGGTCCGATGCGGACATGTCGCCCTTTGCCATTGCGCGTGCAACCATCTGCGCCATCTCATAGCGCGTGATGCTGCGGTCGCCGCGGAACGTGCCGTCGCCGTAGCCCTCGATGACGCCGTCCGAGGCGAGCTGCGTCACAGCGTCGTATGCCCAGTGATCGCGCGGCACGTCGCTGAACGGATTGGCCTCCGCACCAACCAGTGCAGCACTACCAAGAATACTTGCTCCAATAAGAGCAGAAACGATTGTCTTCTTCATAAGACATTCCTCCTTTGTCTTTCGACAAAATCAAGTTAACAATACGACGAAGGAAGAAGTATCCGTGTTTCCTTCATCCTGATACGTATTATACCAGACACTTTTGAGGTTGTCAAGTGTCTTCATGGCCATTATTACCAGGTACCAAGTTTTTCTAATAAAAAAGACCTCCCGTTAAGAGAGGTCTAATTCGTGTAAGACGTAGTTCCTAGAGTTCGATAGATTCTAAGTTCGTCAAGTCAATCGGTTCTGTAGAGTGATTATACCCTGTACCTGATTGCTCCGTTGTAATCTGAACCTTAAGTTTATTCTTAAGATGAAGCTTTCCATCGAAGAGGGTCTCGGCCGAAACCGTTTCGAAACCTTCTTTCTCTTCTTCTTCAAACTCGTTAATCGTTTCGTCATACGCATTAGCATTAGGAACGTACTTAAGGATTTCTACTGGAGGGAAACAGAAGAGTCCTCTTTGGTCATTGACATCAAGAGTAATCTTAGCGCCCGCCTTCTGGTCGTATTTCGTTATCTGGAAATAACCAGACGCAGAACCGGTTAGAGTCTCATCCGGATTCGTTTCTAACCAAGGAGCAGGAATAAGCTTATAGTCTGTCTCAAAATCATTGGAAGAATGATGAGCAAGCAAACAGAGATAAATCTTATTATTAAAAGCTACTATTGTATCTTTTGCATAATCCGTATCTGGCTTCCAAGCGATTGACTTATCTTTAGGGTCAATGGTAGGAGGGACTACTTTTGGAGGTTCTGGAAACTTAATCTCAGAAATTTTCTTATCCGTATAAGCTCTATCTTCCGTAGATTTAGAAGTGAGAAGGTCTTTAACTTCTTGTATCTTAGAGTTAAGAAGTTCCTTGAGTTCATTATACTTAGCGTCGATAGGAGCTTTAATCTCAGCAACTTTATCGTCTACGTATTTCTTGATATCTTCTTTACACTTCTCACAGGATTGTTTAAGTTCTTCTATTTTAGCTTCTATTGCGTCTACTCTGAGCGTAAGAGCGTCAATAAGGGCTTTAAGTGCGGCCGCCTTATCATCAATATACTGTTTAATTTCAGACCAATCGAAGTTGTTCGGCTTATAGTCTTTGAAGCGGCGCTCGATATCAGCCTTCATCTCAGCTAACTTGTCATCAAGTTTCTTCTCGAGAGCTGCGAATTTCTCATCAATTTTATCTTGGATAAATTGACGCTGAGCGGCCGCCTTATCTTCTATCTCTTTTAACTTCTGGTCGACGAGAGTATTCATCTCGTCGACCTTTTTGTTAAACTCTTTCAGTTTCTCTTGGATAGAATCTTCTAGTTCTTTGACTTTCTTTCTGACGCCATCCTCAAGATTGCCGATATTCTTCTGCCAGAGTTCTTCTACGAATTTACGTATCTGTTTCCATGTAGACTCTTCAGGGTTCGGCTTACATGTGTTTTCTTCTGTGAATTGCATTATTTCTTTGCTGCCTCCCCTTTATTAAAGTTAACCTTATAAGAGCCTTCTTGAATAAACGTTACTTCTAGTTTCCCTTGAGTAGGATATTGGTAAGACACTTCATCTTGGTTGTATCGGCGCCATTTGCCTGCTGAGTCTACCGTGACAAGTGTTTTATCCAGGCTAGCACCTGCAGGTAAGAAGTATCCTATGCCAATGTATCCAGCTTGTACAAACTTATTCCAATCACCAATATCGGAAATAGAATCGGCCGCCATTCCTTGCGTTGGAATATCTTTCTTAAGAATCTCCTGCCAGTCGCTATCTTTCCAGATGAACCAGTGGTCCAAGTCATCCGTAAACGCGACCTTAATGAGGTTAAGATTTTCTCCTTCGAACTTAATAGCCTTAACCTGTGTTTTTCCTTTAAGAGAATATCTCTTATTCGGGATAACGAGTTGAGACTTAGGTTGAATAGAGACATTTTTCTTCATTGTAGAAATAGATTCAGAAGAATATTCTACTTTAATAAGACTATTAGTAGCCGTCTTAATAGAAGCTAACATATCTTTCGTAAGAGAATTGCCAGAGGCGGCGTGAATCTTCTGTGTCTTCTGCGCAGGATTAAGAGAAGCCCAATCTTCTTGATGAAGATTATTGGAATTATCTACGTAGAACATTATCTTCTTATTGCCAGAGAGATAATACTTGTAGTTAAATCCGAGTAACTCCGGCTTCGGGAGTCTTCCGGTCGGAGGTTCAAACTCGTCTTGCCAGAGAACCTTTTTAACGATGACAAAATCTTCTATGAGAGTATCTGGAGAACCTCCCAGTTGAGGCCCATTAACATTAAAATTTTTCTCGTTCTTTTTTTCTATCTGAAGTTTACCGTCATAATATAAACGGATACGATTGTGGTCAGGGTCATTTACAACCGTGAAATAAGTCCACGTGTTGCCTTCGGCCCAATCTGTCATAAGGTTAACAATAGAATTCATCTCGAGACGCATACCAGACTTACCCGGATAAGATCGGTCGTTTAGCTGAATACTTCCAATTGAACTATTGGTTTCCAATATAAAGGCATTATCAGACTGAGGCGCCAGCTGCTTAAACCAGAAAGCCACAGTCCAAGGCTCATCTTTGCGAAGAACGACTTGTTCCGCGAGAGGTCCTGTTTGACTAGAGAGGGCCACCTGAGTATCGAACGCGATAGAACGAGTATCTTTCCAGCGTCCAGCCTTAATCTTATAACCGGCAAGAGAAGACCATGGGTTTTTCGCATGGTCAATCGCATTACTTTCTTCTTCGCTCACCGCGAGGAGAATATCAGAAGACTCAACGGAGACAGGATAAGCTTGATTGGGATTCTGAGGTTTATCAGAACCGTCGGTTATCATATAAGGGGGTACAAAAGTTGGGTCAGCAACATCTACTTTCCACTTAGAGCCAGCCGTTAAAATAACTTCATCGTAGTAAGCTGCGGGGGAATAACGGTTATCGTAGTAACCGTTAAGAACGAACCAGCGCGGCTCGAAGTCTATATCTCCAGTCCATTTTCCTTCAAGCTTGCCATCTGCGAAGAGACCCCAAGTAGAACCGTCGCGCACAATCGCAAAATGAACCCAGCAGTTATTGTAGCTTCCTTTCCAATTGACCACCCTAGAGCCATTCATATGGAGTCCGGCCTCGTGTAAGAGAAGAGAGTTCTTGTTTGTATGGTCCATAACCGGATTGGCTTGGTCATGAAGGAAGAAATAGGATGAACCATTGGAATTCGTTATATAGAGCCATCCCTCAAGAGTAAAATCTTGTTTTCCTTTAAACCATTCTGGCATGCGGAAGAAAGCGTGACCATTACCAGCTTTCTTCGCGAATCCAGAGCCGGCGCCTTCTTTTTTACGTTTAGAATTGAATGTCCAGACATCTTCACCTTCGAAGTTATAAGTCCAGACATTATTTCCTTCATCATAGAAAAGGTCGTTTTGGTCATTAAACTTAAGGTGAACAAGTTCAGCGCCATCTGTCCATTGCTTATCCGTAGATTTGTCATAAACGAAATGGCCATTCGGAATCTCAAAATTCTCAGACCAAAGAGCACGCTTTACGATAAAGAAGTTTTCTATTCTCGTATCCTGCGCTCCGCCGAAAGTTATATCTTTAGGATGGTCTTTTCCAAAGTCAAGAGAGAAAGAGGGAACAGTTTTTTTAAGCTCTCCGTTTAAGAATATCTTCGTATTAGTACCATCATTAACGAGAGCTAAATGGTACCAAGACGAGAATGGGATAACGGTACTAAGCTCATCTGTACCATTTGTATTAATTGGGCCAAGAAGCGCGCTAACCTGAGGTGTTCTAACGTAGAATGCGACGGTCCATGGCCCTTTTGATTTGAGCTCTGGGTTTTTATGAAGAAGAGAATAATTAAACTTAGAGCTCTTCGCAACGTCAATAGATTTTCGCGCCCTCATTCTCCCTTGCGCCAGTGGGAAATTTGCAGGCGTAGTAAGAATACCTCCCGTATTGTCTACAACAGATGTAGAATTTACAGTGAGGTCAAGAAGATAATCAGAACGCTTAAGACCGGCGATAGTTTTATCTTCTATGGCCTTATTATAAAGAGATTGCTCAGGCATTCCTTTTAGAGCAAACTCAGAAGTCCAGAGTGCTTTCTTTTCATTGATAACGAAATCATCTAAATAGAAACCCTCTGCACCCCTAGATCCAACATAGAATCTATCTGTCATGAACCCTTCTTGAGGCTCGGTTTCTATAACAGGTTTTCCGTTTAAGAAGATTCTAAATTTATCATTAGCCTTATTAACAAGAGCAACGTGATTCCACTTTTCAAGCTCTCCGAATGCATTTTCATTATTCGCAACAAATTGGCCGCGGTTGGCATAAGCTAATCCTTTACCAGGATAGAACCAATAAATAGCACAACGGAAATTATCCGTCATACAAATAGAAACAGGACTTGTGTATTCCTCTTTCTCAGTGTATACCCAAGTATGAATAGTCCAATCATTATTAGCCGTTAAGTTCCTGCTTTTAATTTCACCGTCTAACCACTCTTGATGTCCCAGAGCATTGAAGGCTGTGTTCCCAGAAGGCGGCTCCGGAATCGTTTTTGTAAGAGGAATTAATCCTCCGTATGCTGAAGGACCGCCTGTTGCGCCGCAAAGGTCAATAACTTTATTATTATTAACGACGAGATGTAAAATTTCTCCAGATTCTTCTGGAAGAGTAGGGGTAAATTCTTCTGTATACTTTGCGTAATCAGACAGAATAACCTCGTCCATAAGACCTATAAGATTATAACCTGAGCCAGAACACCAGGCACCAGCAAGAATGGAGTTATATGTCCAATCTCCGAAATTATCTTCTTTCTCGTAAACTTTTTTGCCGTCGATAAAACATCTAAACTTAGTTCCATCGTAGGAGATTGCGGAATGGTGCCAACCGACTTTTAAATAGGCCTCATCCGCGGCCGGCGAAGTAGTCCCGCAATGCTCGTTTCCAAAAAGAAAATCGTAAGTACCAATACCAACTTCAGAAGCGGTTAGGCTGCTGGACACTCCAGTAGAAGCAGACGTAAGAAAAGCGATGCCATAATTCTGGTTAATCTTTCCACTCTTCCACGTTACCTCTAAGGTATAAGGAGTCCCTTTTTTGATTGGAGATGGTAGTATAGAGGTTATACCATTGGTATTTGTATTACAGGAATAACACCCGTCAAATCCTTTTCTTACATACTTATAGTTCTTATCCGATACTTTATTCCAATATCGACCAGAAGTGTCTTTTTCTAAGTCATCGGGGTCATTAAATTCAAGATGTAAAACTTCATGTTCACGCGACTGATACCTAGATTTACCCTTGAGACTTTCTGGCAAAACAAGATGACCTTGTGGAGGTGTAAAGTCAGAAGTCCAGAGAGCTTTTTTAACTACACAAAGATTTTCGACTGCATGAGAAAGACCATCTAGAATTGGAATTGATGCCGTATCATTTTTATTTGAGTAATCTTGAGTCAGTTCTACGGAACTAACCCTTTTACCATTGACATAAGCTGTTAACCGTTTAGTGGTAGGGTCGTTAACAAATGCGAAGTGTGTCCAGTCTTTAAATGGCGGATTTTCTACTGGGGCGCCGATGATTTCCTCATCACTAGATTTGCATAAACTGACGGAGTCTTTCCCTGGCCGGGAGTATACATTAAATGTATTACCATATCCAAAGATAGAACCCCAGTCATTATCAAATTTTTGAGTTTCTGTATTTCTAGTATACCAAAAAGCGATGGTCCATGGATTATTTTTAGAAAAGACATAATGCTTAAGCGGACCGTTAATTATAGAAACGATTCGGTCGCCCTTGCCACCTGGAGAACCATGTGCCCAGAGACTTTTCCACCGACTTTTTATGGGAATAATTGATGCCTTACCAAGAATAGAGTTTTCGCCAGCATCTTTAAATGTATTTTCACCGGTGTCTAAAAACAGCAGGTCGTCTAACGCATCAATAGGAAGAACCATATTCTGAGGTTCTGGTACTCCCCACTCTTCATTATAAAGAATTGAAGTATTAACTTGAATATTATCTACATAACAATTACTGCCGGTCCAACCTATATATTTAGAAACATCATTGTAGTCTTTAGAGTCTATCTCTCTTAAAAGTGCTCCGTTAAAATATAAGAAGGTCTTCTTCTTTTTAGAGTCATTTACGAGCGCTACATGATGCCATTTTTTTGTTTCTGGAGGTTTCCAATAAGAAATAACCCTACCTAACGTCTTTATATAGGGTTCTTTACCATCATTGTTTATATAAAATACTGAGTTGCTCCAATTGTCTCCCCAAAATAAATATTGAGTACCAAGAGCTTGAGGAGCATAGTAGTAATATTGGATGGTCCAATCTCGGTCGGCCTTCATTAAGTTGTACAGGAAAGGGCCGGCCGTTACGTTATTTTGTTTGTTGAAATTAAATCCTTTGCGTCCAGAGGGGGACAACGGAATATCAGCGGGCGCCAAATCCCAGGTGCCACTTAGAATATTTCCAGCTAAATCTTGTGTGGCGCCATCCTTAACCTGAATCTGAAGAATGAGGTCATCTTTTTGCAGAGGGGTTTCCGGAGTAAAATTGGTCTTATAAAGACACTTGTTCCAGATTTTAACCTCATCTATTTGTCCTTTAAATGCATATTGATTTTCAGAATTTCCGAGAAAAGCTGACTTCCACTCACGAGAGGGTTCTGAAGATTCTCCTACGAGTTCTCCGTCATAGAAAAATCTAGTTTTAGATTCATCATGAGAGTGGGATGTCGCAAGATGGACCCACTTATTCTTCGGAATGTTCTTGGTTGGAGAAGCCAAACCGTAATTCACCATTAACTGATTTAAGGCTAATCCAGTAATTTTGTTTTGAGGAAGATAATATCCCTCGTCTGCGAGTTTTTCCGTTAGGAATAGAATGCCCTGACCAGAGGTGTCCCCAGTAGTATCATACACCCAGCACTCCATTGTCCAATCTTTATTGAGTGTTACTGGAAGATTCTTATGTAGTCCGGAGTTAGAGGTTCCGTTATAGTAGGCCAACTTACCGGAGAGAGAATAAGAGTCAAAAACCGGCGCGCCTATTTTTGTCCAATCGGTGTCTAACTCATCTTTTGCGACATTAAGAGAGTCATCAAACTTAAGATAGGAGACAAGACCGTCTGTAGCGATATTATCTAAAAAGTCAGGCTTCTCCGGAACAAACTCTGTATCATATCGAGCTTCGTTCCAAACCTTAGCTTCTTTAATTATACCTTGAAAAGGCCAGCTTTCATTATAGTAACCTCCAAGAATTAAATACTTAAGAGGCTCGTAAGGATTAGTAAGATTTCCTTCAACGGTTATTTTTCCGTTGACAAAATAATAATACTTGTTACCCTTGCGAACGAAAGCCTTATGAATCCAGATGTCTTTCTGTTGTGTGTGTGGAGATTCAAATGCGCCATTTCCAGACCAACAACCTTTTTCTGTAATAGCTACTGTTTTATAATCCGTTGCGCTTGTTGTCCAATAATTTTCATTAGCGGTCGCGACAAGAATGCCCTCGTCAGCCCTCGGCGTTTTGGGATACACCCAAACTTCTAGAGTTATATCTCCTGTAGTAGCTACAGGAAGCGTTCCGAAGAGAGCCGCTTTTTTCTCTGGCGGCGTACAGAGAGCATACCCTTTAAAGGGTTTACCCTCTATAAAAGTTGGTTCATGGTATTTAGTCCAAGTTACGCCCGCAACCTCATCTTTTAAAGGGCTAGTTGGGTCGTCAAATTTTATATGAGATAATAGTGCCACTACATCTCCTCCTTATTTTCACGATTATTGCTTCATATCTCTTATTACGAAAAAAGCCTCCTTATATAAGGAGGCTAAAATTATTTTACTCCGACAACAAGATAATCGGCAGTTCCGGGGGTATTTCCATAAACCTGTCTATTTACGTAACAGTTTACTTGCCTCTTTTCGTCGACAAAACAGTAGAGGGTTCCAAAGGAAGAATATCCAGCGCTTCCACCGGGAATGAATGGGGCGTTCGCATAATGAGGAGATACAATCCATTTACACTGGTCCTGTCTATATCCATCAGGAAGTGGAAGTATTTCCCCATGACTTACTGTTCCGGATATAACAGCGATTTGAGGAATACTTTGTTTCGTTCGATTAATAATGTCCTGCGCCGTGAGATTCTCTAGTAAAGAAGAGTTGTCTGAATGTTTAGAGCTATTCGCGGTACCAGAAAGACTTCCAATAAACTCTGGCGCTTGAAGAGAACCTGACATTATACCGCCAGTAAGAGGAACTTTTTTATTTGCTTCGTTTGTCGCAAACTCTTCGGTCGCAATTTTGCCGCCGTTCGCAAATGAATTCATTCCTCTGAGATGAACATCTGAAATTATGTTATTTTCATTAACACTGTTATTAGCCATTTCATCTTGTGTAATGGTATACTCTTGAAGCTTAACGTGATTAATAGTGCGGTCTTTTATTTTATCGTTCGTAACACTATTCTGGGCAAGATAAGCTTCGACAATACAGTTAGGAGTAAGTTTAAATTTCCACTTCTCGAGTTCATCATCAAAATATTCTTTAAGCTTATCGAAGAGAGTTTGCGCCTTGTTTTCAAAGTTTTTAAGAGAATCGTATCTATAACAACGCACTCTTATGTCGAGAGCTTTGTTATAATGATTATGAATCTTAATAGTTCCCTCGTCATAGGTGTGTTCAATAACACCATCAGGGTCTACGTACTTATCTTGAAAGGCTGTACCCTGTTTATTCTTGACAAAGATTTCATAAGAAACAATGGTGGGCGTGACGACTTCATAATTCTGATTAGCTTCTAACGTGAAGTCGTTATCAAAATAATCCTTGGCCCACTTAGGAGACCACCAGCCCTCTCTGTTGGAAAGCTTAACCCGGAGGTCTCCGTCATCAGGGTCAATACGAAGGGCGCCAACCGGAACATCGTCAAATTCAATTTTAGAATCGTCCTTTTCTGTGACGATAAGAGAGCGACCTAACTTAGTTAACAGGTCGCCTACTTTTCTAACGCCGTAAGTAACAGAATTAAATGAGGCCATTTATTTCACCTCCGCGTTAGGTTCCTCAGATATACCTTCGGAAGGGTTTGGCGCTGACTTATACTTGTTATCAAGTTCCATTAACTTAGAATTAAGTTCCTTATAATCATCTTCAAGTTGAATAGAGGTTATAAAGTTTCTATATTCTTCTCGATAATTTTCTCGGAAGTCTTCTTGCTTTTCAATAAAGTTCGTATTCAAAAAGTCTTTTTTCTCATTATATTGTTTGTTATGAAGAACATCTCTTTCTCCGAGGAGATTAACAAGTTGTTGAAAATCTTCAGGAGTAAGCGCCGCGCATACATTATTAGAACAATGCCACTGGACAGGTTTAGATTCCAAGAGATTGGCCTGCGTGATAACACGCATACGAGAAGTAGTGTCCGCATCATAACTATTCTGGTTAAAGAGAATAGGTTGCTCATCTTTCTCGTTTTTCAAGAGACGAAGAATGTCTATTCTTTGCCTCGCTATCCAATGAAGAGGAGCATCCCAAGAGTTTCTTGTTATAATGAGGTTCGCACCCTCTTGTCTAAGGTTATCTCCAAGTTGAGGCTCGGCTCCCTCCTGAGTTTTTAGACCCGTGATATCAACAAATTGAGCGTCTGGCATAAAGAATCTTTTAAACGTATCTAAATCAACTTCATGCTCATTAATAGAGACGATTTGCCCCCACTTTAGTTCGGCGTACTTATGTTTATTTTGAATGGGTGCCCTCATAGTAAGTTTGAAAGGACCTTCTCCATAGTGTTTATTTTCTTCCACGAGAACACCTCCTTTATTCTACTGAAATTTCTAGGTTGCCGACAATAAGTTTTTGAACCGTGAGAGGACCGGTAAGGGTGCCTCCCGAAAGATTGAGCTTAGAATTAAGCTGGTTATTCACGAACGTTTCTGTCGCAATCTTTCCGCCATTAGCTTGAACGTTGGTTCCTCTAAGTTCTATATCCTGTAGTATTTTAGAGGAAGACACGGAATCATCAGCTAGCTTATTAACATCAACAGAATTGTTGGCAAGTTTTTCATTAGTTACAGATTGTGAATTAAGAGCTCTGGTTGTTACTGCATTAGCAGCTATTTTTGTAGCGGCAACTGCATCATCTTTTATATGTTTAGTTTCTATACAATTGTTAGTTAATTGAAAAGAACCTCCGCCGCCACCTTGATGAGCGAGGACATATTCTTCAGTAGCAATCTTTTTGCCATCAATCTTAACGTCTGGTCCACGCAAGTCTATATTCTGAACTATCTTATTTCTAGTAACACTATCGTCAGCAAATTTATCAGACGTAATCGTGTTATTAACTATGTTAGTAGCATTAACGGAATTGGCGGCCAACTTCTCGTTCGTGACTGCGCCGTTTAAAATCTTTTCAGTTGTTACAGAACCATCTGCGAGTTTCTCAGTCGTAATTGCGTTGTTCTGGACAGAGTCTTTTGTAACTGTATTATCTCCAGGTATTCCGTTAAGATTAGCCCCTTCGAGAATCTTAGATTTAAGAGTTGGAAAGTCATATCCATAAACATTGTCAGAATTGGAAATGGTGCCCTTAATTTTAGCTCCGTTAACAAGAATTATATCCGTATCAAAGTTCCAATCTGCGACGTTCGTGTACCAATTAAGAGAACGACGACCAGTATTTACAGAGGGATACACTCCGCCATAAGACGTTTTGCTTCTTGTATTTTCAATCGCAAGCCAAGAGGGGAGAGGCTTAATTCCGGAAGGAAAATATTTTTCTGGAATTTTTCCGTTCTCTGTTTTTACAACGTCTGCCGTATTTCCCTGTGCTGCTTGTATTGCTTTTATATCATTGCGGATAGACTGAAGTTCTTGTATGGCTGCCTCAGCTCTGTCATATAAATCTTTAATAGAAGCTGGAAGAGAAATAGGTCTTTCCATTATTTTCCCCTCCTTCAGTCATGTCCTGTTAATTCGAATCTCTGAAAGTTATCATATACCTGAGTAACGGTTCCGTTGCCGCCAAGCGCATGATAAGCTTTATACATGGCCTCCATATTCAGATTATCATATGGAGATTTCTTTTTGCCTTCTTTATTGCAGCGCTCATAGAGATTAAATATACAGTCTCTTAGAACAGCTTGAAGCCCAACGCGAAAAGCAGTAGATTCCGATTCACGCCGCGCTTCTTCTTTTTCATTTTTCTCTTCATATCTTTTAATCCGGATGCCGAACCAGCCGACGAATATCGTAACGATACCGGTAAAGACCGAGAGTGCTATTTGAACAGCGAATTCGCTCTCCAATTTTTTATTTCCTCCTTAGTATGGCATCCTTATTTAGGAATTAACGACCTCCAAGTACATGTCCTTAAGGTCGTTTTCCTTCAATTGAATCTTCGTATCTAGGTTAAATTCAAGAACAAAGGAAATGAAGTTATCTTCGTTCTCATTGACTTCACCATTATTCTTTCTTCCTGAAATTATAACGTTATTCGGCAAGATAAATATTTTTTTATCCCCCGTGATTTGTCCGGGAAGAATCTGGCCCGATGCCAGCGTAAGTTGAGCTTTATCTAAAAGAGCACTATCTTCAAAAGAACGGAAGCCGAGACGAAGCGAGAAATTCTTCAGGTCGTCCGTATCTTCTTCTCCGTAACGGTTATTCCAGAGTTGAATGTTAACCTTAAGGGGAGTAAGTGCAGTGTAAGTTCCAATAAACTTTTCTTGTGTAGGCGCATAGTTGGATTCATTTTCCAACTTCGTATACCATGAAAGAATAGCCAATTAGACACCCCCTAGAATAAAGCCGAACAGGTGGGCTGTATTATCAGACGAAATAAAATCAGGATTAAGGTCTACTCTAAGTCCTTGAGTCGTGTCCGCGAGTGTATAGTCTACATTCTTAATAAGAAGGCGCGACTCCCTTGGAGAAATCAGCGCAACCTGTAAGAAGCAATTCTGTACACGAACATTCTTAAGTGTCGGAATGTTCGTCGCTACATGAGACTTGTCTATGAAGCCACTGATGAACTTGGCTTGAATAGACTCATCTAATTTATTCAAACCAAGAGAGTGTTCAGGAATAGCGGCGACTACATCTGTGATTTGTTTTGCTTCTAGATTTGTTGTTCTTTGCTGAACAGCTTTAATCTGATTAGAGATGTTCTCATTAGAATCTTTAATTGCTTGGTCAAGACGCTTTGTCTCCTGCTTAAGTTCCTTTAACGTAGTTGTGATATCATCGAACAACTGCGCAACTTGGTCATAAGACCACACCTGCTTAGAAATACGATAGTTAACGACGGCACCATCTTTAATAGGAACTGTTACCTTAAAATAGCTTGAAGAGTGATTAGCTTTCTTGCGGTCCTCTTCTGTGGCCTCTTGAGTCTCAGACATCATTTCTACGAAATCTTTATGAGGCACAAGACGCAGACCATCTATCCATACTTCAAGTTGGTCGCTGCCAACAACGTAGGTATTCTTCGTATTAAAGACTTGATTACTATTGTGCGTCTTAATTATATGGGACTCAGAGATGAAGACGGCCGCACGTTGGAACGTAGAACGCGTCGGTTTAGCTTTGACCTGATGATTAACGATGACTTCAAGAGGAGTCTTTCTATCCATCGGCTCCTTAAGTCTAAAACCGATACCCTGAGCCATATATTCAGGGGCTCCGGGCGCGAGTGACGTTATCTCTTCATACTGGTCAGACATGAACGTCGCATTATCCATAACGATTTCAAGAGCATTAGTCTTCGGAACGTAACGAAGATTTGGCTGGTCCTTTGGAAAGATGAATGTTTGTTTGTCTTCTGGCCAATCCTGTTCGAAATACATCTTTGACTCTCGTTTAGTAACAGTCGAAAAATCATTGACCGGAACCCAGCCACCTTGGTCAGGGAGCCAGATATAGAGAGTATTAGACTCTTTATCGTACCAGAGGTCATCCTCTTGGGGCTCTTCTGGTTCTACGAAGTAGATGAATTTTGCCTCACGGTAAGGTTTACCGTTAAGATAAAGAACATTGTTTTTATCGACATAAATTGGACGATAGGTTCTATGATTCGTATAAATTCTGTACGTCGTCGGAATACCGACTTTCCAGTAGATAACACCGATAAGCATATCATGCTTATAATAATCCGGGAGTTCGACATGAGAGGGCGACGTAGAATTAATAGACTTTTCGTAGTGATACTGGCCAGTCTTAGTTAAGATAATGGAATCAATTCTATCATCTGACGTAAGATATGTTATATCCAGCTTCTTATTGACCCAGACTTCAGGATGAGATACCCATACTTTGTTCTGGCTTATCTGAACATAGTAGACTCTTGAGTTATCTTCTTTGCAGAATATTTTAAACTCTGATTCCGGAGGGTACTCAGTATCTTTAGGGGGAATCAGTTTGATATAACCATGAGAACGAGGAGAGTAAGGGCGCCGGTCCAGTGTGATAATGCCGTCTGGAGGACATACAACCGTCTCAGTGCGAGTAAAGTATTCTGGAGGACCAGCGTTAAAAGTAGTTCCTTCTACTTTCATCTCTTCTCCGTCTGGAGAAATCATAATACCCCGTGTCACCGACACGGTGAAATTATTTTCATCCGCCGTTATATCGAAACCTTCGACAAGACCATAGCCTCCAACGCGACGACGTTCTCTGTCTATCCAGCCCTTAACTATACCAAAGTTATAATTGATGTCTGAAGCGCGAATAGCAGGCGCAAAGTTAAGTTTGATTAGTTCTGAAATGGCTTCCTCCTCCTATTCTATATAGATAAATGCGGGATAATCACCCGCTGTTGAATGTTTTCTAACTTCTGGCTCTAGTTTATCAGCGTGAGCTTTAAGTCTTTTCGGGAGTTTTATAATGAACGTGCCGCCTAATCTATAGAGACGACCGTATATGTTTCCTACATCTATCAAGTCGTAATCGTCAGGCTCTCCGGAAGGAAGGCCGCCGCCTTTAATACGTGTATCCATAGCCTTAACGTCATATAGAGGAGTAAACGATACCTCCGCGATTTTTATACCATCAGAGAGTTTATAAAGTCGTTTTTCCTTAAGTCTAAACTCTTCTGTCTGACCAGCTCTATTAGCTATTATTACATAAGAGAGAGAAATGTCAGGAACCAGAAGCTCTTTTTCCTCTATTCCGTACAGAGAATTTTCAGAGTCTAGAAGAGGTTGCACAATAACAGAGAGTCTTCCGTCAGAACGATTTTTATAAGACAGTTCGACGCGCGATTTTCTGTGATATACGTTCTCTTCGTTATACAGGAGAATAGATTTCTTTTCCGTCAAGAAAGATATGCGACCATCTTTGCTCTGGTCTTTATGGGCTTGTCCATTCTTTCTGAAGAACATCTCACCGTTCGGCGCGATTCTGACGAACGAAACTCCTTTATTCTGAAGAATAACTTGGAGGAGATTATATTTAGGAAGAGTCTGAAACAACTTGTTTATGTTAATAGAAGAATGATACAAGTTAATCTTCTGATAAGTATAAGCCGCATAATCAACTGGCTCATCCGTAATCCAGGATGAGAACAGATTAGACAAACGGTATTCCTGAGAATAGACATAAAACAAAACATCGTAGATAACCTTCGCGTTATCCGTGATGTTCTCTAAGAAATTCTCGGGCGTAATTACGATGAAGCCGCCCTTATCTTTTTCAAGGAGAAGAACATCTTCATAGAGAAGTTCATATGTAAACTTGTCAGCCGGATAACTAGAATCTGTTTTAGATTCATCAAAAACAAGATTAGAAATCTTCTTTCTGTCAGACTCATTAAACAGTCCTAGGTGGCCTTCTTTCTTCGGAGCCTTGACGTCATTCTGTTTAAGAGTTTCAAAAGCTTTCGTAGATATCCACAAGTTAACATGCTTATCTATAGAAGCCTTCGGGTCTAGATTGCCTGGAAGGTCTATTCCGTTATCCGACTCTACGAAGAGAAAATCAGAGATAAGCGAAGCCGCGCCAATTAAGGATTGCGGCCGCATCGCTCCTTGATTAACTCTAATGTTTGGAGGGCAAAGACCTCTCTTATACGCATCTCCAAAAATAGAAATTAATCTAGAAGAAAGATTTGTAGAGGCGTCTTTTTCTATAGCTCCTATTACCAAATCGTATTGAACTGACGAGTCATAATCAAAACTATGTTGGATTAGAACTTGGCCTGAGAAATTTTCCGGAGTATACTCTAAAAGAGAATCAGGCTCATAATAATATTGATGTCCAATTCTCTTAAATTTCGCGTCCTTTAACTTGTTGTTTTCATCGAAGAGATAAATCTCTTGCTTGTCGAATATCTCGTATGGCTTAACCTTACGAGAGATATTTCGTGTAAAATCTGGTTCAAGATTGAAATCGGAGCGATAAGTGGTATCCTTCGTATCTATAAAAGAAAGGGGAATATCAAGCCCTTTTGGGCGGTCAGTTTCTTTGATAATATGTTGAGGTAAATGTATCTTCATCGGCCGCCCTCCTTAACTTTTCGGTTCCAAAACAATATACTTGTCTTCATTGGGAATAATATCTGTTCTCTTAAATTCGTAAGAAGTTCCTCCTTCATGTTCATCATAGTGAACGAGGAACTTATCTTCTTCCGTAGTAACGTCGAGCTCATTCTGAAGAAGGGCTTGGCGCCAATTTATCGTATACGAGTTTCTCTTGAGATAGTCTACGACGTAGGAATCATATTTATCTTTAAGAGATTGCTTAATTTGTATCTCGTTCGCAGAAGTGTTTATAACGAAATCCGCGAGAGGTACAAGTTCATACTCTTCCGTATAACAATCTATCTGCGTCATAGCTGCTTTAGATGTTACCCTATAAAGAAGGTCAGGATAAACTTCAGCACCTTTCGGAATACCATAGAGAATAACGGTTTGGTTCTTATCCGCAAGTTGTCCTTCAAGATTAAGAACTGTTAAATCTCCGTTAAACACTTCTCTTTCGTAGTTCGTAAACTCATAATCGAAGTTGTCCACATTGAGAGTTTCTACGACAACTGTAGGATAAACATTCCAAATGTGGTCCTTAACTTCTACTCCATGAGACCTCTTAGACCAATCGGTATTCTCTTGCAGAAGTTGATACTGCGGCGCGAACTCTTCTATCTTCGTCTTTGTTCTATCAAGCTGAGTACCCAAAGGGATGCCGTAGAGTTTAAGTTGCGCGGCCGACTGAGGAACTTTCGTCCTGAACTGAAATATCATTTCCTTATTAAAAGCACGAAGGGCTTTCTCTCCGCGAATCACTTGGCGGAAGGAAGCCGACAAATCATATTCTTCTTTAGAAGGTTCCCCTTGTACGATAATAGGAGAATGAACCGTTCCTGGGACAAACTTCTTGTAAGAGGTATGATGAATAATATCTACAGAAGCGCCGTTCGTTTCTGTAACGATTAATTTATAAACGATGACATTCATATTCTTAAGTATCGTTATAATATCATTATCTTGAGGTAAGAGATTAATTGACTTAACGATATGAGGAATTGGTTTTCCGTGTTGTATCGGAGGATTCTCCTGAAATATTGTTAGTCGCATCGTAGAAACTTCTAGCTCATACTTGTATATTTCATTCTTGTTGAGCATCAAATCTTCCATCGTGAACCGATGGTCAATAGAGTCTACAACTGCATAAGGACATTTCTTGGAGAAATCTACCCAATCAGGTGTGTCTATAATCTTTGCTTCCCATTCAACTCTCTTAAGCCCTCTCAAGTGAATGCGAATCTCGGAACCATCCTGATGTATTTGTTCATCTTCTGTCTCTACGTAGGAGGACTTAGGGTTGTCCATAATCGTTATGTTCTTAACGATGCCACTATGAGCTATAAACTTAAGATTGACTTCTCCATCTTCTTTAAGAACGAACTTGTTGTCTTTGTCGAGAAGATTCTTTTCATCGTTCTCAAGTTCCTTTTCGTTATCCAAGTTTTTGATGTGAGCCGGGAAGACATAAGGTTTAACGTCGCAGATGCCATCTACTTTTTCCGTATCATATCTAAGGAAGTAGATTCCTTTTTTAAGAGGAATTGTTCGCTGCTCAAACTCAGAATACTTTTCAGAGTTTTCAAATTTAACTTGGCTCTTCGAAAAAGAAACGCGGCCGCCTCGGGCATTCTTCGTAGATACGCGCCAATATTTCGGCACAAGCTGCTTGAATTCTATATTCTTGATAACGTTATTAGCCGCCGAATAGAAGCCAATTTTATAGTGGTCGTAAGTCTTCGGCATCTTATATGAGCCTAACGAAGTAAGAATCTTATCTCCATTCGGTCCATACTCTACTTCAAACATTTCTAACTTGCGAGACACAATAGTGAAGACAAGGTCAGAATTAATCTTAGTAGGTTCATAAAGATTGGAATCTGTCGTGAGAAGTGTTGTCGTAGAATACTTCTTAGAGTAAACTCTGAAGTCACAGATACCGAGCTTAAGAAGAACAGAATTCGCGACATCATTAAGACCAAGTCCGTTATCCTGCATAATACAGATACCGAAACCCGGAGAAACATAATCAAGCTTAATGTCTACCTCTATATCTCCGTCAAAAGAATAATCAGAGAAAAGAAGGTCTTGCTCATAGAACTCTATTCCTTGGAGAGTCTTTTGTACTCTTGAGTCAGGTGAAAAGAGGAGCATCATGACACCTCCATGTTAAACTTATTAATCTTTATTTCAGAAGATTGGTCTCTCAGCGCAATCTTAAATTGGAAGTATTGATAATTCTTAAACTTATGAGGAGATTCTACTATCCAATTCTCATTGAACTTCTGCTTATACCAGTTAGTCCAGACCTCATGGCCATTGTCATAACGGAGCGCCCGAACATAGAGGTCAAAGAACTCCGAATTCTTAATGTTATCTACATCAATAGACTGTAGTGAGAAAGTCGCGAGAGAAGTCGTATTATAAACTTTCGTAATGAGCTCACCATTCTGTGCTGGATTAATATGAAGAGCGTTGTTGTTCTCTACATAACGAACATAAACCTCAAGATTATTTATAACGCGATGGGGCGGCATTTCTATTTCTACTTGGAGATACCCTTCGAACTGAGCAGCTGAACACTCGAAAAGGTTCGTTTTGAGCTTCTCTCCAAGAAGTTTTTTATCAGTGCCACCAGCCGAAGAGAATGAATACACCTTCACGTTAAAGAATCTAAACGGGTCAACAAGAGCCTCGTTAATCTTTACGAAAATTTTATCTATCGTGTCGTAATTTCGAACGGAGAATATCGGAGAAATTAAGGTGCCAGACTCTTCTTCCGTAGTAAGAACATTCTTGCGAAGGTCTACTTTAGAATACTTAAAGCGCTTTAGGTCTCTTGTAAGATTCTTTACAAGAGTGACTCCCCAGTCTACGTTAGCACCAGTTCTGATGATACCCTTATCTGTGAGTTCAAGGGAGTCATAATCGTTTCCGTCTCTATCAAAATCAAGAGAAACAATAGAGTCTTTCTTAAGATGCTCCTGGATATCAAAACCTAACTTAGAAATGTTCTTCTTATGCAGGTTTTTCATAGTATCAGGAGTGTACTTCGTAGCATCCTTAACTATAATATCATCCATCATGCCGTTGCCTTGAACACAGAGATAATATCTCTTATTCTCGTCTAAAGTCTTGAAAGAATGATAATAGAATCCAGCAACGCGATTAAGGTCTTGTACCTTTTCTGCGTAGACAGACTTAATCATTCTATCCGGGCCGATGAGAACCTCTTCTAAGAGAGAAACATTTACTGTTTGGTCTGCGTAAAAAGAAATTTCATAGTTATCTCTTATATAAGGTGTTATATCTAGATAAGCATAAGCAGAAGATTTGTTCGGTGTAAACTTAAGCCCCAGTCCATTAAGTCCGGGGACGAGAGACACCGACATCTCATAATCATTCCATGCCTGATAAGAATCGCAGGCGGTGATAGAATCCATTCTGGAGATACCGGACATTCTATGTTGATAGGTAGCGCAATCTATTTCACATAAGGTCTCTTTGTGCTCACCATTATTCATGATAGAATCTCTAACGTAGTTGGAAGATTCCTGAGAGCCATGCAGCTGGTCCGCAATTTTTCTGAAGCGAAGAATGTCGAGATTAGAAAATCTATCTACTTTGTCTGCGTGGTCATTCTCGTACATGTAGTACTCCTTTCCTTCTTGGTCATAATAATAACCAGAATGGACAAGAGCAACAACTGCGGTCGCAAATCTCTTAACAGAAATTCTGTTCTTAGTAGCTACAGCCGAAAAATTCTCGTTAGAACATTTAACAGAGAGTCTATCCGGAATTATACCGTCAATAATAACGTCTATCGTTGCTCCATCCTGAAGGTCAGAGTAAATCTGCGGCCGAACATTAATCGGCTTATAGGCGTCTACACTATATCCAATAAGCTCATAAAGAGAGGATATATCTTTAAACTCCAGGTAAGTAGGGTTAAGGTATTCATATTGGATAGTCGCTTGTTTACCGATGTGTTGGTCTGTATTCCAGAGAATAACTCCAGGCTCTTGAATAAGAGAATAGTCAGAAAGCTTAAGAGCCACGTTATCTACTTTAATAGAGATAATTTTCTGTACGTTAGAGAAATAGAGTTTATTAAAGCCGTCTTTCTCTACGATTATCTTTTCCTCTACGTCTGTTTGTTCATAAACGACTTTCATAGAGGAAGGAGGAGTTATAAGAAAGCGCGCCAATTCATATGTCTCATTATCTTGGATATAACGAGGCTTAAGTTTAATAGAGTTAGCAAGGGTAAACGACTCAGAAAGATTCGCCACCGTGATAGAATAAGATTTAGAATTTGTATAATTAAGAGCACATTCTACACGGAAGCCGGTATAATCTTTTCCGAGAGCCCAAGAAGTTAGGGTTCCATCCGTATGTTGGAAAGAAACAGTAGTGGTCGTCTGTATTCCTTCTACAGAATAGAACATTAATCTGTTGAGGTCAAGAAGAGGAGAGAATGTGTTTACGAGTGGAACATCCATCGTAACCTGCTGAAATACTCGAAGCTTATTATAAGCTACGTAAGTATCAGATTGATGAGTCGTAAGATAACAATAATCAAAGGCGCCAGAACGAGTATCAGAAACCTGTTTAATAGCTCCTGCTACGAATACACCTTGAACACCTTGGGGAAGCTTATCAAAAAGGTATTCATCCGTATTTTGAATAAGTTGCTTGTTCGTTATCTTTTTAAGAGTATTCTTTCCGTTATGTTGAACAATGAAGCCATCTGCATTATCTGCAATATAGACTTTATCAGCTTTGTCTTCAATTAAAAAATCAGAAAGAGCGCGCGATTCTCTTGTTACCCTGAACTCACCTTCAACTCGAAGCGTATCAATAGTTTGTCCAGGAGGTACAGAGAGGGAGCCTACAATCTTTCCTCTCCAAGCAGTATTAACGATACGCATAGAGGAAGACTTAATATTGATGAAATCTTTTAGCGTAATATAGATGAGACCGGGGGAAGCGCTATTATTCTTATATGCCGCTTTCGTCTTATAGTCGGAGTTAATTAAGGTTTCCTTGTTTCCATTGACCTCGTATAATTCAACCCTGCAATCCGTCTCAATATCGAATCGGCCACCATCCTGCGTAGCTATATTAGAAAGAACATATGAAGAGTTCTTTGTAGACGGACCAACATGAATATAATGGATAATCGGCATATTGTTAGAGTAAGCCTCGACATCAAGATAGAGAATGTCTTTCTCTGTTATGGCCGGGAACTTAACGTAATCTCTAGTTCTGATAAGAGAATGCTTATCCATACGCCATTCAATCTTATATCGGGCCGCCTGGATATTTCTAATCGCAATCGGATATTCTCCGGCCTTCGTTAACGTAAGTTTAAGATGAACAAGTTTCTTAAAGTCGTAAGAATAAACTTTGGGGTCAGTAAGAAGCCCAGAAGAAGGATGGATATCTCCATCTATCTCAAGTTGGGCCGTAACGGTCCCCTGCTTATTATCATTCTTAACAAGTTCATAAGAGAACGTTGTTGTATCCATCTCAATAATAATCTGAGAGGAAGAATCATCTTTATCATCGCGAATCTCAGTGTTCGAAATAAGCTGGAAGTTTCCGTTATATGTAACAAAAGACGAATCAGTGTAGTTCGTCATCGGACATTCTATATCAGCAAGAATCGGGAATCCAGACATCGACTTGTCTACCTCTATACCAAGAGTAGACTTAGCCGAAAGATATCCAATCGTTATACCGTCAATAACATCTTCTACGTTAGAAGCATAAATAAGGTCTGTCGTTTTAGAAATATGAGCCTTTACATCCGCATTCTTAAAAACGTTATTGACCTTGCGGAAGGCGCCCTTCGGAATAAGAAGTTCTTGTCTCTGATTCGACTTGGAAATGAAATCTGCCTTATATATCGCCATGTCATCATAATTAGAACGGGGCAAGAACTTAAGAGTATACGTCTTTTCTTTTTCTACGAGACCTCGCTGAAGCTCAATGAGGTCACCTTTATCTACAAGAATGTCTTCGATGTTGTAATCGAACTGGCCTTTCGCATGTTGAATAGATTTGATTAAGACATTCTTTGCATCTATCTCTTGTGCCGGAGTGGCCGTTATCTTGTATTCTATATCCTTACCGTTAAGCTCGTTATTGTAACGAGTGAGCGTAAGGGGAATAGTCTGTTTAAGACCTCGCTTACGAATAAATTCGTTGATAAGAACAGGCGAGAATTGATAACCGATAACTTCGAGATTTGTCTTGTCTCCGTTCGCATCAGAGGAGAGTTTAACTTTTAAATCATTGCGCTGTCCTGTACCCGGCTGATAACCGTATAAGGGTTTATCCCAGACATTAGACAGATATCGCGATTGCTTAAAGTTGTTTTCCCAGAGAGACTGGTTCCAAACTTTTTCTCTGAGAATATCTTTATTTATAGAAGAAAGCTCCTCGTATACGGTGTTGCCGTTATCAAGGAGCTCATACATGTTAGCGCCGTTGGGCTCTTCGATTATAATTTCGTCTTCGTCAATGGAGTCATAATTCTTAACCGCGTTGATAATCGCGTTCTTGATTCCCTTAGAGGGAGACGAGGGGGGAGTTTTATATTGTGCATAGATACGCTTCACAAGTTGAGAGTTAGATTCTCCGGGGAAGCGCTCAAGAGAAGAGAAAAGCGCGAACTCATCAAAAATATTCCAGAGGTCCTGTTCTTTAAGAGTAAGAGAATACTTATTGTTATTATAAATATAATCAAGAGTTCTCTTAGTTGTTAAAGAAGGGTCAAGAATAACATAGGTGTCCTGAAGAAGAATCATATGCTTTGGGTCATCCAAGAAAACCTTCGGATTTTCCGTCACCGGAAAGTTTAAAAGAATTTCTAGCTTTTTGATATCATCAATCTTGCCGATATTTCCGATTAGTACATGGCACGGGATTGTATCTTCTTTCCCGTTGTATGTCTTAAGAAAAAAAGATTTTATAAACTCTTCATAAGCGAACTTAATGTTATCCTGTTCCTGATAGATAGACTCAAGAAGTTTGCGACCAACGGAATTAGCGCGCTTCTTAATATCCATCCATCTAGGAAAATCTTGAAGAGCAAGGTCAATAGCTTGTTTAGAATTAAACATTAGGACCTCCCTTCAAGCCAGTTAATCGAATCGAATATAAACTTGGACTCTACTTCTTGTAAAAGCTTTGTCTTATTAACTTGAGTACCATTGATAACAAGAGACATGACGGAAAAGAAATCTACCTGAGAAGTATTTACGCCTAGTTTATTAATATGTCCTACCGAGAGATATTGCTTCGGAGGAATAGCATTAACGTAGGCGCGAATCTGATTCGTTAGATTCTCTTTCATCGTATTAATATCACCTTGGGTCTCAAGATAAATTTCGAAAGAAACGGAGCGCAGCTCGGGAACAAGATAATCAACGTATAGGCCGGGCGACGCGATTTGAGTCATCTTTTGTCGCGCCTCTTCTAAAGACTTCGCGATAACCTCTTCTGTATATTTCCTCGGAATAACGTAACAAGTTCCTGTCCCGCAACCGTGAGTCATAGGAACAAATTCTATATTAGCAGCGTGGGTTGGGTTGAGAAGTTTAACTGTGATAGCATGCTCATTAGAAGCTTCGTTTACGAGCATCCAATTAAGAAGACGATATTTATAAGCCGTATCGTTTTCCTGAGGATTACGGGGAAGATTAACCCAAGTTCCTGTATCATCCAATTTCTGTCCTTCAAGAGCTGTCCATACATGAGGAGTTTTATTCTTCTCTATCTCTTCATAAACATTTTCAAGGACTTCAGAAAGAGACATAGAGTAGAGGTCAAGGACAGCGCCCGAATCTTCTTTTGTCTTATCCTTAAAGGATTTCTTTATCTGGGAAAATATTTCCTGTGATGTTCTTGCAGTCAAGTGTTTCACTCCTCAAGGATAAAATTGTATATTTCAGTCTTACCATCGTAGATATAAATGTTAAGATTCTGATTATAAAAGTGAGATTCCGGCAGCTTCTTTCTTCTTACTTCTACACGAGGAGAGGTTAAGAGAGGAGAAACTGTTTCGTAAACATGTTGCTGTACTTGTGATAAGGTTTCTTCCTTCGTTATATTGAGATGTTTTAACGTAGGAATCTTGGCGCCGAAAGTTTTCTCTCCATGAATTTCTCCGAACTCTGTTCTGAGTATAACCATAATGCGCTGCCGAAGTTCTTCTATGTCACGGAGCGCGAAAGATTCTTTCGGCTGTTCGTAAGAACCAACGTCAAAAGAAAGAGAAAGAGAGTTAGGAGGAATAGGATTTGGAGGAGAGAAATTCTTACCGGATTTAAAAGGAAGGTGAAGAAGAGGATAGGGAGATTTGCCAATTGTGAGTTTAAGAGCGGGGCGTGGTTCCTCTTTTTTAAGAACAACGTCGCCTCGAAGATTAACTTCTACGTCAATCAAAGCTTAATTCCCCCTCCTATACCTAATCTTATCTTAGATGATATTTCGTTAACAAGTTTCTGGGTATACTGTTTGGCGTAATCCATCGCCATGTTTTCATATTTTTTAATTTGAGCTTTGAAAGCATCTTCTGCTTTCTTAAGCTTGTCTTTAAACTTAGCAACGGTTTGGGCGATTTTCTGAACTTGCTTTACGTGAGCCTTAATAACCGGAGCAAGTTTCTTTTCAAGATTCGCGCCGACGCTTTTTTCTATTCGTTCTATAATAGGACGTAAGGCTTTCTTGGTTTCGAAGTGAACACCAAGCTCCTTTAAAAGCGGAATCTTGTTAATAGACCTGTCTATTTTCGTCGCGAAATCTGTGTATCCTTTGTGGCCGGTTATTGCATCGTCTATAGACCTGATTATCTTCTGAGAAAGCTCTCCTTCTTCAAGTTTAGACCATGATTCAACCTTATCTCTGAAGTGGCCAATTCTTTCTTCTGTGTCTTGAACTTTTCTCTGTACATCATAGAATCTTTTAAGAGGTTTAGACTCTAAAATAGAAGAGGTTTGTCTTTTAACGAAGTCTCCTAAGAGAGTTTCTGTCTGTGCAACTGCTTCTACGATGGTCTTGTTATCTGTTATTTCAACGGTTTTATGCCCACGAATAATAGCGCGAGCTTCTGCCATTATAGTTTCTGATACAGAAGCCGCAAGTCCATTAGTCTTATTACCTACGCCAATTCTGTCAAGTTCTTTAAGCATAGACTCTTTAAGCCGTTCTGAAACGAATTTCTGAGCCAACTTATGTAGGTCTTGTTTCGAAGCCTGAGACAGTTCTTGAACTTGTTGGTTAATCTGTCCAAGAGATTGATTCTTAAGGGCGCCGCCGATTCCTTTATTAGGGATACCATTTATAATATTTTGAACAATAGATTTAGATTGATTCTGGATATTTTTATTAGCCTCTGAAATAGATTTTTGTACCTTAGATTCTATTTCTTTAAAAGGATTAGTAGCCATGGCCTTCACCTATTCCCTTGAAGTCATCGCCATAAGCTCCACGGATATAATGTACCGCAGTAAGAAGCTGGTCATACCCGTTGTCTTTATCGTTATGTCCTTGGAAAGCATGAGCGTCCCAAGCAGAAGGAATAATCTGCATAAGACCATAAGCTTCGTTGCCGCCAGAATTAACGTCAACAATCTTTTGTTTGCCGACATCAGCGTTGCCGGAAGACTCTGTATCTATCTGAGCAATCAGTCTGGCAACTCTATCTTCCGTCGCCTCAAGTCCGTTCGCAACGATGGCGTCCACGCAGTACGGAGCCCACCGTTGTGCTCCACTTCCAGAGATGTTTGGATGTGGTGCGTTAACATCGAGACCAGAACCATTAGTTGCAACGCCCTTATATTGCAGATAGTTTTTCCCGTTACCTTGAGAGGAGCCGCCGCCACTATCAGACTGGGTCATAGATGCGGCGCCAGACATTGCGTCAGATGTCCTATCAATACCGCCTCTATCCTGTCCTACCTTACCGATAAGAGAGGCTGCATCTGAAATAACGGAGTTAACTTGATATCCAGAAGAAGACTTAGCAAGAATATCCTCTTCGTACTTCAGAGGGTCTGGAATACCAAGGGCAGGGTTGATATCAGGAACATTAAGGAGAGTTCCGAATATTGGTCCGCGCCAAGGACGACGAATCATCATATAGCGTTTAAGATTTGGTTCCCAAGCTTTCACAAGGATAGAACCATTAATCATAAGTCCGCCAATAAGAGCCTTCGGATTAGTAGTAAGATGAGCCTCTCTAAACTCTGAGAGTTCCCAGAGTGCTGGATTCATCTTATGCTCATTTATAATGAATTCGTCTACGTTAAACTTCTTGCGTACAGCATAAGTTTCTGACTCAAGAGAAACTTCTTTTGTCCTTCCAGAGGGGGAAATTTTATATTGAGAATATTTAGAAGCGGCGAGATTTATCTGCCCGTCTTCTCTTAAAGAAACAGAAGAACCATTTTGTTCATTGACGAACCCCTGTTCTTTCGTACGAGAAAGATTCTGAGCCTTATCTTGAAGCTCTGAAAAATCAGGATTAAAATCTTTAGGCTCATTGGGTTCAAGAGCTACTCGAATGGCCTCTTCTTTCGTTTCTGCCATTTATATTTTTCCCTCCTTACATTATATAACCACCGACAGCTTGACATCCAGAATCATCTGAGAAGATGTCCTGACGAAGCTGTCTCTTAGAACGAATATCCATTGAATAGTTTCCGACGTGTCTCGCGATGACAGACACTGCGATACCGTTGTCTTCTACAAGAACTTGTTCATCTACTTTCGGAAACCAGTCTATGCCCTTTCCATAAAGTCGTACCGGAACGTGTCGCCGCTCTGTCGGAAGCCCTGCCTTACTATCATAGATAATATCACAAGTGTTATTGGCTTCATCAATCGCGGTTATTTTCGCGAGAGATATAGAAGAGTTCTGTATTCTCGCGGCGCTATTCGCTATTCTGTCTTGTATTAAAAGTTTAGCGCTCATTTTCCGATACCTCTCTTTACGTTTACGTTGTGCGCTTCAATATCTGGGTCGTCAGACAGAGAAGGTTGATTATTAGAGTTATCTCCGGAATTATCCAAAAGATTAGGATTCGGAGTTTTATTCTCTTCGTTTTTCTTGAGCTGTTCTTCTTCGAGAACTGTAGAGTTTACTCTTGGCATTCTAACGACATAACAAATTTTATTGTCTCCAAGGTCCTTAGAGTCAAATATAGAAGTTTCGCTTACTCCTTTGACTGCTTGTTCTTTAACCTCGTCTAAAAGTTCTTGTGTAGCCTTCGCAAGAGCGTCTGCTGCGAGGTCTACTCCTTGAAGAATAAACGTGAAGCCGGCTGCCGCCTGAGATTCTTTTTCTCCGACACGAAGAGCGGATTCAAGAGCGATGAAAGATGTCTTCGTCTCCTCATAGACTTCTTTAGGGTCAGAAGCGTTGACTGCGGGCATCTTCATTTTAGCCTTACGAATAAGCTCATAAAGAACGTCTAGAGCATCTCTGTTAAGAAGAGGCATATCATAAATAACACCGCTGTCTGTGCTGTCCTCTATAGTCTTTACGTACTTCTTGTTGTCGTTTATCGTAACGATTTTGGAGTCTACGAATTTTCCCTTATTGAGCTCCGGTGTTTCATGAATAATCTTAAAGAAGCCCTGCTTAATATAAGGAACTAAGCGGCGGTCATCAGAAATAAGAATATTGTTTTTGAACTTCGGGTCATTTTGAAAACTTCTGACATCTTTTATTGCGAAGTGTTCATAGGCCTGAAGAACCTCATCTTGTTTATCATAGTCAGCACGAGGAGAAATGATAAGACGCCGATAGTCCTGAGGCACATTAATATTTCCCTCTGCGGCGCCTCCTGTCACTCTAAGAGTGTTCATGAAAACTTCAGAGCCAAGAGTCGGGTCGCCATCTTCCGTGAATATGCCTTCGTCTCTTCTGAGCTTTTCAGCCGCTGCAAGCGCATCTTCGTCTACAAAAGAAGAAAGAATCTTATTCGTAAACGTATTATCATTCTTAAGGTACTTCGTCATAATCTCAGTGACCTTACCTTGTTCTAAGAATGTTGGGTCACCGTAGACCAGCCCCTTAGAACCAGCCATCCCCGCAGTCCAAGTGAGATTATATCTCTTAAGGGGGAATACAGTTATGACCTGAAGGTTCTTCATATAATCAGAAAGAGATTGAGTTACGCTATGAGAAATAAATTCGACCCCAGCCGTAAGCGCAAGTCCTGTTGCTGCTGCTGCCATAATAGGAACGCCAATACCGACTTCTGAAGTTGCGGCGCCGACACCCATTGCGGTCACTAAAGCTCCTCTCATCTTCGAGAAGAGACTTACACCCTCTTTAACATATTTAGTATCTTTAAGAGCGGTTGCCGCGTTCTTTCCCCAAGCTGCTGCCCTCGATGCTCTTGCGGCCTCGCCTAAGTCTTTTGCTGCGTCTTTTACTTTTGATACAGCAGATTTAACCTTTTCTATAGTCTCCTTGGAAGGACCCATTTTTTGTTTCATCCAAGTAAATGTTTTAGATTTGGCGAGGAGGGAGTAGGCCGCGACTGCTGCAAGGCAAAGAGCGTGGCGACCAAAGTGGGAGCCAAGAGTATCAAACCATTGATGAATTGGAATTTCGAATGGGTCATCCACTGTATTGATACAATCAGGCGAGACTGTTGTCGTAAATCCAGCTTCTGCGCTCATTGTGTGGACAACCTCTTTAACGGTAGCCTGTCCAGAAATACCCTGATAAGAATCTAAGATGTAAACTCTATCATGAGGTTTAACAGTTGGGTCGCCGAGAAGAATCATATCTCCAGCATACATTTCCTTAACAGAATCTTTTAATGCGGATGCTGTCATTCTCCAGGCAAGTTTATCGTTAGAAGGATTGTCTCCACTTGCGTCATAGGATTTATCTACGATACTGGAATTAGAAATCGCGTTAATCGAAAGAATTCCGGCGCGCGCATAAAGCTGCGTGTCTACAATCATAGATTTCTGATTCTCAGGATAGATATCAATATCTACGAAGAGAGGTCCGACCTTCTTCTGGTTATTAGAACCTATAGAAGAAGCTGCTTCATAAAGACCAGTCGCGGTGGTCTTCATGTCTCTTGCGGTAGCAACAATGCCATTTGAAACTATATCCGTAGAAGAGGTGTAAATATGATACTGCTGATACGGCTTTCTTTTTTCTTGTATTGCTCCATTAAGCATAAGATAGTCGTACGCATAATAGTAACGAGGTGCACCGATAAAAAGAGTAGAGCGAAGGTTAAACGGAGCAACCCCACATATGAAGTCAGGGACAACGGATTTACAGATATTCGCGATATCCCATACAGACTTATTAAAGAGGTCTATATTAATAACAGGAGCTTCGTCTACTTCTGACATCTCTCCCTTATTAAATTGTTTGTCTCCACCCCAGACTGGTTTATTCCAAGCCTGATAAATATTTTGAGTGGGCTCTCCAGCTTTAATGACAGACTTAAAGTCTTTGTCTCCAAAGTGATAAATTCCGTAAGGGTTATCGCCGACAAAAGAACCATAGCCCATAGCCTTTAAGCGCTGAGCCCAGAATCCTCCATCAGATGTTAATAGGTTGTGCATTAGCTCAAGAGGAGTTATATTGTTTCTCGGTAGGAAATAATCCAACTTCGTATTGTCAGTCAACTCAGAACCAAGCATCTCTTCTATTATTGGATTAACGAGCTCAATGCCATCACCTTGAGCTGTTAACTCTATTGTGTCCTGAGCATTAACTTCAGCAATAGAACCGTTAAAAATAACAGGAAGCATTGCAGCCGAAGAACCGTAACCTGCTCTTAAATGAATTCTGGCGCCCGGGCGAATTCTGATTCTATCTTGAATCGTTTGTCCCTTTCGACGCTCTTCTTGCCTCTTACCATATTCCGTAGGAGAAAATACAGATTGAAAAGCGTTAGCCCAAGTTTCTGTAGGATAACGAAGCCTATCTTCACCCTCTGTGGTGAAAGACTGATAAAGGTTCGACATCTTAAGAATAAGAGTATCGGCCGGATTTTTTCTATCTTTAACTACTGTGAATTCCATGATAGCCATATTGTTATAGAAGTTATCATGAAGATGCCAGAGGCCTACATCTCTTCCCTCGTCTATGAACATCATATAGTATGTCGGGAAGGCGCGCAGCATTCTTCCTCTTGCGTCATGAACTATCATATCATGACAAGCGTGAACCATAAACTGAGATGGGTCTTCAGCCGCCTCGATATATTTCATTTCTGAAATTTTACGAGCGTAGTCCATCATAGGGTTATCTTGCTCTACGCCTTTCGCACTCTTATCTGTAATTCTGTTAAGACCTACAAGAGCCATGTAAAGTTTGCGAACAACTACGTCAACCTGTTGTTTTGTTCCTATCGTAGTCGCAGGGTTGGAACAACACATAGCGTATTCGTTTAGGGCTCTATAATCTCTATCTTCTATCTTACTAAGAATAAGAGGAGAGCCGTTAGAAAGGGCGAGGGCAGCCGCCGTCCAAACCTTACCTGCGTCGAGAGCATAAGTGGTTCTATTAAAGAACTGAAGGTGCTTGCGCATGGCCGCATCTTTTTCTTGGTTAGAAACACCATGTTCTTTTTCTATATCTTGAATCTGAAGTTCATTTTTTGTCGTCTGTCTAAGAATGTCTCCATTTATAGACGGAATAGCGTGGACGCTTATAAGTTCTCTTATCCAAAAGAGAAGATTGCGGCAAAACGCGATAGTACAATAACGAGGGTCTTCAGCACAGCTACGTCTATAAGAGTTAAATTCTTCTACAGAACAAGTCCTATAATAGGGGTCCACTACGTAACAATGTTCTACGAAGTTTCCTTTTCTGTCTTTTACATAATCACGAATCGCGTCTTCAAGGTCTTCTTTCGTGAACGCCTGGATACCGAAGATACCGAACGTAACAGCGTCTAAATCATCAGAGTATTCATCTATTGCGGTGATTCCAGATACATCTTGACTGCCTCTACTAACGACAGCCATTTTAAATGAAGAGTCTGGCCGCCAATTTGTAGCGTTTTTCTTATTAGAAAACTCTTTCTCTCCGGAACCAGCACAAGCTGAAGCATAAACAATATCAGTTAGAACTTGTCTAAACTGAGAAGATACGTCAAAATTAAGAAGTTCAAGAATAGAAGCAACCTTTGCGTCCTGGAAAAATTCAGAGGCCGCATTACGAATAACAAGCTCTAGTTCTTTTGGGTCCTTAATTTTTTCTCTTTCACTCTGTTGACGCTTCGCAATGTCTTCTTTTGAATCTGGTGAAGGCGCAATTCCTTCACCGATTTCTTCTCCGACAAGTCCACCTACAGGGCCAGCGATAGTTGCGCCAGCCCTAAAGCCTGTTTTACCATATTCTTTTTTTTGTTCTCTTAGTTCTTTCTTTATTTGTTCCGTAACTTGAATATCTATTTTATTCTTTTCAAGATATTCTTTAATCTGTTTGGAGGCCTGTCTGGAATTCTCAAGGCGTTTACTGACCCACGCGCCCTCTGCCACGATTTTTTTGTTCTTCTGCTGAGTTTCTGCGTCAGCACTTTTATCGGTTTCATCTATACGTCCGATAAAAGAATCGTATTCTTTTTTATATCTCTTCTCTAAGAAGATAGCCTTGATGTCATTACAGATATCCCAGCCCTCAAAATCTTCTGTATTAACATCATTATTGTCTTCTTCAAGATTCTCTGTGAGTATCTTAGAAGAGAGTTCAGACTTTAAGGCGTTCATTTTAAGAATTGCGTCGAACTGTTTGTCCGCAACCTTGTTTTGATTCTTAATAGAATATCCTGTAAACTTAGATGGAGTGAGAGAAACAACGGCGCCCGTTGCGTCCCGGAGTTTAACCGAACCATCTACACCGTTCTCAACAGAATGAATAATAGTTTCTCTCAGAATCTGAGAATAAAGTACAGTGACATAGACAAAATAGAAGTCAGGGTCTACGTAAACCCTATCGTCTTGGAATTTATATCTGACGAAAGCATAGCCCAGGTCTCCCATTTCTTGCAGGGTAGGAAGTTCAAGGTCAGGATATAGCTCTGTCTTCTCAATGGTACGCTTCGTATCAAAATAGGTGAGAGCTTTCTTTTCGCCAGTGGCATTATCAAAACGAAGACCAGAATTATTCGCTTCAAGAATTCTAAGAGCCTCTCTGGAACGCATTGTTCTATCCATAGAAACAGCTTGAAAATGAATCTTATACACTCCAGGTTGATTGGGTACCGTAGAAACTTCTACGTTATTAATAGAAACCTCGTGAACACCGAAGAGACGAGTAAACTCAGAATCCACCTTGAAAGGACAGCATGGAATAATGCGACGATATTTTCTCATCATAGCTGCTATTTGTTTAGGAGCATCAGAGAAAGCGGCGGCCGCTTGAGCGTCTACAGTAGTTATAGAGACATCAAACACGACGTCGTTGCCGCCAAGAAATTGTGGTGCTGAACCTTTAATATCCTGAAGATTAATTCTAGAGAATCTGTTAGAAGTAGAAATGGAAAACTGGTCTACGACAAAATTTCCAGTTGTATACGGAATGAACTTAAGAGTATTAAGTGCAGCGACATTATCAGCTAACTTAAAATCTGTTACTGCGTTACCATTTTTCGTGTTCTTATTTTTTTCTTGGTCAACTTTACTTTTTAAATACGAAGTAAAGATTTGTCCTTCAGAGCCCGTATCCGGGGAAAGAATTGCTTTACTTTCATACTTATTTCTACCGATAATAGATTCATCTGTTTTCGGGATAAGTACGCTATAGGAGACGTAAGTCCAGCCGTCTTGATAGATTCTATCCGTAGACATGCCAAGTAAGGGTGACAACGCATTTTGAACTTCTTCTATTGTACTGCTATTTTGAGCTTTAGAATCCGTAAGTCTAAAACGAATGCCGAAATGACATCTTGCGTTATTATCATCAACCTCAGCCTGATAAAAAAGAGAAGTCTCTACAGGGTAAGCCGCCTTTAACTCTTTCTCAGCTTCCCCGAAGATATCGTTCATCCTGCGATAGATATCTCTATCTCCTTCACCAAGTCCTGTTAAAAACGTAAATGCTTTACAGTTTTGGCGCGCGACTCCTTCTTTAGGTCCAACGTAAGTTATGTCGACCGGATTGTCATTATTCTCTTTGAGCTTAGAAACGAAAGAACTCTTCTTCGTATTTCCGTCTTCTTCTTCGATATCTTTAAGACCAAAGAATTGATTTTCAATATAGCGAGAAGGACCATAAAGAGAAAGAAGAGATTCGTTAGACTCTTTAGAAGTATCTACACTGTAATGGCGCTCTTTCATTTGCATCTCTTTTTTTAAGAGAAGCTCATCAAGATATTCTGGGTCCGCAATAAAGAAATTCATTGACGGGTCTTTAAATATCATCGGCTCAAGAGCAGTTCTGTTTTCTAGAGTAGCCTTTAGATATTCTTGAGAGTTAGAATCGAATCCTTTAGAATAGAGATAGTCGCCGGCCATAATGGGTTTCTGATAATAATATCTGAAAACTGCCCAATTAAATGCTGAAGAAAACCAATTATATTCGTCTCCCAACTGAACAGAAAGTTCTGCGTGATTAGGAAGATAGGCAGACCATTCAAATTCGGTCATCGTAATTTCCGCGAAAAGAAGTTGAGGATGTCCTGGAACAGAATGAACAGATAGGTCATCCAAGGTGACCGCAAGAATACCAAGAGTATTATTTATATAGTCGTTTTCAATTGGAACGAACGGAGCAAATTTGTAGTGAGAAATAAGCGCCCGAAGTCCGTTAAGAGAATAGAATACTGATTTACCGTTGGGGTGTTTATGTTCATAGCGATAGCCGTTAATTCCTTGAGCACCAAGGAAATATACTCGCATAGAGAGGTTGCGAACAGAACGGAATCCAGATTTTGGCATAGAGCCCGACGCTCTTAAGAGAGCGACGCGTTCCTCTTCTGTCTGTGTAACAACAGAGATGTTCGTAGGAGGACAGAGTAGTGTGACGTCACCAATCGTAACAGTCCACTTGTGAAGTTCTGACCAGTCCACGTTGAATATCTTCTGTTGGATTTTACGCCGGTCGTCTAATTCAGAAAGGAGTTTAAAATAAGCATCCGCATAAACTTGTTTGTCAGAAGAATAGTTCTGTGCGAACGACTTTTTGTCTTCTCCAACAAAAGTGTTGTTCGGAGTAACCTCATCATTCTTTTCTTCAAGAATAGCCTTCGTAAGATTAATCCACTTACCGTCTATTTTAATATAAATAGAACCGGTAAGACGCGTTTGATTATCTTCTCTCAAGAGGCAATATCCAGAAGTTGTTCCTTTGGTTCTGCCAGAATACTCTGCCCATTGTTTTAAGGTGAGCTGAGCATCTGCATCTGAACCAAAATTAAAGTCTGGTGTCGTTCTTGTCGTGCCTGCAGAAATATCTATAAGAGCGTAAATCTCTCCGTTGGAGCGATTAACAATATCCTGGGCGCGTTTCATAACCTTCTGAGTGTTTTCCATAGAGCCAGTAGAAGAAGATACGAGCCAGTCGAAATCTATATCTTCTTCTGCTTCATTTATTATGGATATTTCGCGCCAAGACGAGCCAACCTTAACGAAAGAAACAACGTCATCGTCAGAATGAGACTTATCATATGTATAATCAGAGATATTCTTAATCTCAGAAATTTTATGTTGAGATGTTTCTGTAAGAGAACGAGAGACGCCTCTTTCTTGCGCCCATCTTGAAGGACAAGGGGCGTTAATTCCATATGTAGTAAGATTAAAAGAATCTCTCTCTGACATTCCCTGTCCGAAGTTATTAACTATATAATTTCTAACTTCGGAATTTTCGATAGCCGCAATTGGAATTCTCAAGCAACGAGCATTGGTCCAACCCGAGGAGTCCATAGAAATGGCTCCAGCCGATATTCTAGAAAAAGCATTTCCATCATGGACCCCTTCATCTCTAGTAAAAGGTGCTTCGGTATAGAAAGCGGCTGCTTTTCCATCTCCAATGTCTACACTACTTGCTGGAACTCCGTTAATGAGTCTATCTAGAATCTTTAGATAAGTATCATCAACGGCGCCAAGGTAGAAGTCTCCCATCTCTGGGAGAGAAAAAGACTCGTCGGGGATGAGGTATCCCTTATAAGCGCCGACACCTTTTGGGTCTAATCCCTTGGCGACCTTATCTGGATTCTCTTTGTTATTCGTATAATTGGATTCCAGCTTTTCTTCTTTAGCCATCGGAATACCACTCCTTATTATTTTCGTAAACTACATTTCTTATTACGCCAGATTTTAGGCAAAAAGAAAAGGCCCTCGATGAGGACCTTATAACTTAAGCTACGCCAAGAGCATGGGCAACCATTCTGTTCACTTGGAACTGTTGCAGTGTATTAGAATAAGAAGTGTTTATCGTAGTGTTTATAGAACCAGTCTGTGGACTCATAGAAGATGCCGCTGTAGATATCGCGCTGACGGCTGCCGCCTGTCCTTGTGGAGAAGTAGCATTAATGTTAATCATGTAACCTGTCTTTGGACCACCATTCATAACTGCTAAGTTCGTATCAGACAGAGACATCTTTTGTCCGACTGCATCGTTGTAAGAAGCGGCGTCAGAGGCTTGATTCTGAGCGGGGTCGGGTTGAGCATGTCCGGAGACATAACCAGAAAGAAGAAGACCGCCGGCGACAGACGCAATAGCATGTCCCTTAGACATTCTTTTGATAACATCAGCTACTCCAGAACCGATAGAAGAGGCCGGAGAGGCGTGCATAATCTCAGGAAGAATGTCTTGGGTGTTAAGAGATTGCGCCGCCGAGACAAGCTCGTCTGTAGAGGTTTGAGTGGTTCTGGCAGAAGGACCAGATTTTATCTCAACGATATTCTGTTCCGCGCCCATTTTTCTGGCCGCAGCGTTCATGCTCTTAACAGTCTCAGAGAGAGGGTCATCTTCAATATCGAGACCAACTATTTTCTTTTCTTGAGAAAATCCGGTAAGACCGACGCCAAGACGGAAGAACGAAGTATCCATTTCCTTTCCATTAATACGCATAACGGAGTTTCCAAGAAGTTCAGCCCCACGATTTGCGAGAACTTCAGCATTAGGAGCGCCAAGACGACTTTTAAGAAGTTCAAATTCTTCACGGGGCTCGCCGCCAGACATGAAGACACTCTTATAATAAGCCGTCATTTGTTGAGCATGCTGAGCACGTTGCTCATCGGTACCATAACGCATAAGACTCCAGGCTTGCTGATGCATCTTCTGGAGTTGTTCTACTTTGTCAAGAGCTGATTCACCGGTTTCAGACTTAGCGGAAAGAGCTCCTTCCATAAGCCCCTGAAGTCCAGCATTGATGAGTTGCAGTTCATCAGCGTTATAGGCGCCAGACGCATTAACTACACGGCCCATTTTAAAAACGGTATCATTAAGCATACCAGCAGAAGCCTTAGAAGAGTCAACCCTTCTCTGTGTGTTCTGAAGTTGGCGCCAAGCATGGAAGTGCATTGCTTGGTCTATAGATTCTTTCTCTTTAGGAGCGGTCGCGTAGAGTTTCTCTTTCATGTCGCGCATAAAAGATTCAGAGCGCTCACTAGAAAGTTCTGCAACTTCCTCTTCTGTCATGCCGGTGGCATCTCTATATTGGGAGAGATATTTATCATATGCAGCTTGTTGTTCTTGCTGTTGATTATAGTCATAACGACGTTTCATAACAACAGAGCGAGAACCATCGTAGGTCTGTGTTCTATCTACAGTTGAAAGAGAATCAACAGTCGTTTCTGGATTTCTGACACGAACATAAGCGTCAGTATGATAAGTAACGGCCGCATGATATGCTTCTCTATGAGCCTGCTCAAAGACGTCATCATGAAGATTAACTTTGATACCCATCTGCTGAAGAGCTTGATAAGAAGCGTAGTCAATAGATGTTTGAACAGTCTTACCGCCAATTTCGTAAGATGCTTTAGATTTATGCATAGCGCCCGCAAGAGCATCAGCATCGAAGTCACCGGAACGAATAGCCATGCCGGCTTCGTTAATAAGAATCTGGTCACCCTTAACAGAGTCAGAAAGATAAAGTCCTTCAGCACCAATAGAACGAGACTGGTTAGCAGGATGACGGATGACGTTGGCAAGCGAGCCACCCGTTCTCATCTGTTCTTCGATTTGTCCCTTAAGGGCTTCTGCTAAATGTTTGTCTCCACCGGTAAGAGTGTTAAGATACTCGTTGGAGTACATGTTATCAAAATGATGACGCCCAACTACTGCGTAGGACATTTCAAAGACCCCACGCTTGTTCGTGTTCGCAATATTAATTTTTGCGTCACCTTCGCCAAACGTAAAATCTTTAAAGGCCTCATTAAAGTCTGTGTCCGTAAATGTATGACCTTGAGCTGTAGAATAAATTGCTCCTTCCGTTAAGTGGGCAGTAGCAGCCTGCTTAATTGCGGAGTGCTTAGTAGTAGCAGCTTTATCTACTTCGTTACGAGCCTCAATTAGTTTAGCTTGAGCTCTTTCGTAAAAAGAGTCTGCGGCCGAATCATCAATTCCGTAGTTATCAAGATAACGCTGATAATTTCTCTTTGCTGCAATAAATTTAGATTGAGCAGGAGTATAAGTAAACTTTCCTTCGTCATCTGTTTGTCCTAAGGGAGCAAATGGAAGGGCAAGAAGTTTTTCCGCTGGAGAATTATAGAGCTGCTTCGCACCAAGTTTAGAGGCTTGCTCAGAGTGCAAGTCTATCAGCGCGGCCTGTCCCATAACGGAGTTGGCATCCGAAAATTCTCCGACAGCCGAAATATTCTTATCAGTTATAACGTTATCAACATTAATCTTATGGAACCCCATAGAAGACATCGTCTGTTCAGAAACGGTTCCGTCATTAACGTTGAAGTTCTTCGCAGCAGTGGCAGTAGTAGCCTCGTGGAATTTAAGAATCTTATCTGCGCTAATAGTTTGCGCGCCCTCTTCTATGAACTGTCTGGTATATGCATCTATAGCTTTATCAGAAACGCCTTCTTTTCTAAGACGTTCTATTCCGCGTTCATATTCTTGAGTCGTAAAATTCGTATTAAACGAATCAAAAATTCTATCTTTGCCAGGAGTGTACCAACGACCTTCTCTAGCTCTCTGAACGAGAGTTTCTTGATAGCGCTGGTTTGCCGCAGCGTTAGAAAAATAAGTATCGTAAATACCGCGCCCAAGAGCTTCATCACCCGTGGCGCTGGAAAAAGTATCTTGAGCACCTTCAAGCCACTTAGCTCCAAAGCGACCAAAGTTCATATTCTCAATTTCACGAACGCCGAGTTTAAGGTCTCGACGACCAGTGTTAGAAGCAGAGCCCTCAGAGTATTGAGTTAACTTTCGAATCTCGGTAGGGGCCTTTTCATAATCGATGCCGCTTATACTACGAGAGAGAGAAGATTTCTTTCCAAGTTTGTTACCGTCTTTATCAAGGAAATATTCATTGTCTTGATGAGGGAAATACCTCTCTGCGAATTCTTGCATAGAATCGTAGTTGATTTGTCCCGCATCTTCTCCGTAGATTATTTCCTGTCCTTTAAGTCTAGCTCCAGGAAGAATCTTATTAAGAACCTCGACAACTTGTTGCTGAGAGAGACCTTCCTTCGCAGCTTTCGCGCCAAAGTCATTTTCGATATTTTTAATGCCTTCTGTCGAAGAATAAGCTTGAGGGTTCTGAAGAGAAAGGACAAGCGCCTTAAGGTTTGTTAAGTTCTGATGCTTCTTAACACCTGGGAGGTTATTAAATACTCCTCCCATAGATTCATCTTTCTGGATAATTCCAAGCTGAAGAAGCATATGTCTAAACTGTTGTGAAGCAGAATGACGTTCTCTGAAGGCAGCCTCACCAAAGGAGCCCACAGAATTATAGTGCTGTACAATAGCATCATGAATCTGACGACTAGAGAGGGCCATCATCTTTTTAGATGTTCTAAGAGAATTAATCCAGACGCCGAATTTTGTCCTATCTAATTGAGACGGGTTAACGCGCAGCTGGTCAATCACGTCGGCCGTAACTTGAGTGCCCGCAAGTTCTTCGACACCAAGGATATTAAATACTTTTTGAATACGGGTATTTTGTTCGCCCATACCAAGCATCAAGAAGCGAGACATAGATTTCTCATACATATCGGCGGCCTTAGCCTGACCAGAGGTTGTAAGAGCTTCAACCGCGAAGGAACGAGTTATGCCATGTTCAGCGAGAATTTGAACTATCTCGGATTGAGCATCAGATGCTCCTTTGATACGAGCTTCGTTTTGCTTAAGTATCTTATTAATCTGGTCTTCCTTAACTTCCATCTTGTCTTTATAGAACTTCATGGTTAAGAAGCCAGATGTTTTGGCGCGAATCGATTCATCTCCGGTTAGAGAATTCTTATAGAAGAGGTGCTCGCCTTCATGGACATAAGCTACAGTGCCAGGTACATATTTAAATGAACCATCTGTACTAGAAAAAGTAGAAGTAACGGCGCCAAACCTTCCCTTTCCTTCGAGAAACCGTTTCATATTCGTATCGTTTTCAGATACACGGTCAACATTAATGCGTTGCTCATATGTTCTCGAAGAAAGCATCGCATCCGCAACTTGAGAGGTTACGAATCCGGAACCTTCATCTGTAGATACGGATGATAGGAACTTATGAAGGAAATCGCTCTGTGAGAGATACTTGTTTTCTAAACCTAGCTGACCAAGACGACGGAGATTGTCTGTCGTCATGGAGAGGCGGCCAACCACGAAGGAGGTATCTACGGAATAGCCTATTTCCTTAGAAAGTCCGGTCGCAGAAGCGAGCTCAAACTCACCTCTAAACGCAGCGCCCGCACGAGAACCTACGACAAGGTTGGTCGCATAAGCTACGTTCTGCTTCTCTGCGCGGGAAACCTTGGACTGAATTTTGTTCTTACCAAGCTCGTAGCCCTCAAGAATATTTTCCGTATCCTCAAGAGCAAGCATGAGAGGAGAGCGTCCTGAAGATTCAAGACGGCCAAGAGGTCCAAAGATGTGAGGGGCATTTGCCGCACCTTTTATATTTAATTCCTTGAGCCCAGCAGAGACTAACTCGTGAGAAGTTAACCAGGCAGTCTGCTGCCCGGGTGTAAGGTCTGAAAAAGATTTGCCCTCGAAATCAGATGCTTTGTCTCGCATAGAGATAAGCATATTCGTGATGGGGTCGTCTCCAGGCTGAAGATTTCTGAATGGGGTCGTGTTGGCAAGTTGAGGCATTGCCGCAACAAGGTCGCCGACGTAAACTGTATTGGCGAGCTTCGCATCTTGAGAGTCACCTACAGAAACCTCTGAAAATCCTCGAATGGCTTGATTAAGGCCTGAGACGTAGAATCCGAGCTCTTCTCTAAGGCGCCCTTCGTAAGCAGCGGTTTGTAGACGCGAGGCAAGGAAGTTTCCTTTGTTCGCGGTGTATTGTCCGGTTATTGAAGAGACCTGAAGTTCGTTATTGTCTCTTCCGTATTTAAATATACCGATAGGTTGAACATGACGCTGTCTACCTTTACCAACCTTTGTAACAAATACGCCGTTTTCCCAACGCTGGAGAGGCATATAAATTTCTTGCCCAAGGTTTTGAGAAACAGCTTTTTCGCTGTCATAGACCCAGATTTTACCCGAATCTTTATCATACGCAATTTGGCCGCCGGCCGAATATACGGACTGAACAACTTGATTAACGGCGTTAAAGGAATCCATCGCGCGGACAGACTGTTGTTCGTATACTTTTCTGGCATCATTTGCGGAATAACCATTCGCGGTCAACCAAGAAATAAACTTTTCTCTATCATCTACAGTAGGTATTCCGGCACCATAAAAATTAATAATAGAGTGGTTAATATCTTTTGCGACGCCTTCGAGATAAGTGCGAGTTTTTTCGTCTATCTCATAACGTATTTTTTTTTGTACGTTAGAGCGTTTAAGGTTGTTCGGTATAATTTGAAAGTTGCCGCCGGTCTTAGAAAGAGTTTCTACTATATCTTCACCTGAGAGACCAAGATTATTTACGTTAGTCGCTCCGACAAAGTGTTGTATAGAGTCTCTCATAAGACCGTGATTCGGATTTAATTTTTGAGCTTCTCTGAACTGAGCAAGGAGTTTAGAAGCAATAGAATCAAGAGGGTCACGCGTTGGGTCGAAGTTATAATTATCACTTCGATTAATAATCTTCTTATTAATAAGGTGTTCTTGAAAATCTCGAAGCAACATCGCTTTCGAGGTCTCAGAAATGTCACCTATATCTGATTCTTTTAAGCCCATTCTAGAGAGAATAGCGTCGGCCATCCCCATACCAGAACCATGTGTCTTAAAGGAATAAATCGCGCCGTCAGGGTCTTTTATTCCCTTAAATCCATCAAGAGAAACTTCGAACGTTCCACCTATTTCTCCGAGAATACGTCCTCTCGTAATTGCGGAAGAACCTTGGGTCGCCCTATTAATCTCATTAGCGGTAGGAGCAGCATTGCCGGCGAGAACCTTAGAATAAGCTTTCCCTTCAAGCATCTCAAGAGCTCTCTTATAGTGCATACGATAGAGAGGGTTGCGAGGAGAGGAATCGCCTGCGTGCCTTGCGGCATATTCGTGGGCGGCCTTATAGATATCCTTATTAGCTCTGTAGAAGGTTTCCAGACCAGTTAAATTTGCTACAGTGTTGGAATAGAGTTTATTTTCACCATTATGGGTAAACCCGAAGTATTGAAAGAAAGAACCCTGGATATCTTTAGTCTTACCTGAGAAAACATCTTGTGTCTTCTGATAAACCTGGTCTCTGAATTCTTTCCTCATTAACTCTATCTGGTCTTCTGAAGCTAACGTTATACCAGAAGACGACAGACGTTCTTGGACAGCGTCATCTACAGCTTGAATCCAATTTAAGACAGACAGGTCCTTCGCAGAATTCTTCTCACGCATGACACGAGCTGCTGCATCGTTGGCATGAGATATCGTAGAGTCGCCAAGAAGATATTTTAGATTGGTTTCGTTTCTAAGTTTAGAAGCGTGAAGAGTAGTGGCCTTACCATTTCTGATTTCAAGACGGTCAAACTGAGTTTTTTCTTCCTCAGTAAGGATATCCATATTGAAGTCAAAAAGGTTATCCCTATCGACAAGAGATTTAGAACGGGTGCCGTACAGAATGGAGTTGTCATTCATCCATGATGTTAAGTCTTCGGCAGAACCAGAGATGACGTGGGTAGTAGGTACAACCTTATCTCCGGCTGTCGTATAAGTCTTAACACGCATGTAGTGAATGGCGCCGCGAAGGTCTGGATGAGACGTTGCCATCGCGTCATAGAGAGGGTTATGCTGGTCAACGAGCCCCATCCCCTCAATCGTAAAGAGAGAACGGCGCTTAATTCCGGATTGAGAGAAAGATTCTTTCTTAACTCCAAGAGGACCCACACTAAATGCATCAGAAGAGCGCCACTCTTGTGTAAGAGGGTCCATAGAATATATATGTAGACCATAAGACCTAGTAGCGTTAGCTGTAGAATTAATAGCGTAGTAAAGCTGAGTTCCGTCTCCCATAATGGGACGAGCTGTCTTCGGAGTGATGGAGTCAGGACCGTATAGACCAGACTGGAAGAGAACGGCCGCGAGACCTTTCGCATCTTCCTGAGCATTATGAGCACCAGACTGAATACGTTCGAGACCATCTCTTAACTCGATACCATGTAAAATAGCTTCCTGAGTTAGTTCGGTTTTGCCGTGTTCCTTCCGCCAATCTAACTGCTTACGAATATTCTCCTGATTGCCATTAAGAAGCTTATTGGTTACACTTTCTCCGTTAAGAGACATTCTTCTTAAGTCTGGGAGAGTATCAAACGTTTTATGGAGAGCAAGAGAGTTTCCAAGAAGTTTAGTGGCTCGTGCTTTAAAAGCAGCTGACGTTAAATCAGACTGAGCAAGAAGACGAAGTTGAGTGTTATCAAAACCGTGTATATTATGACCAACAGTTACGAGGTCTTGTTTTTTAATAGCGCTGAACGCATCAAGAAGTTCTTGCTCCCAACCAAACATTCCGGAAGCAAGCTTGCGTTTTTCTTGTTCTTTATAGATGTCTTCATAAATCTTAATGCCGCGTTCCATCTCTGCGATAGACATGGAGATGTCGTCTGCTTCCGCAAAGTTCTCGAAGGTTTGAACACCGGTCTTAGACATCGAGGACAATTTCGTTTTAGAAGAGCCGGCCAACGCGAAACGTTGAAGAGTGACAAATTCTCCCTTTGAGATATTTGTCGCGCCGCCTTCTTTATACTTCTGGAGTATATAGCGATATTGGTCCGCTTCTTTTTTCGTGATACCGATAATAGAACCAAAAGTCTTTTCTATAGTCGGAGCTGTTGAAGAACCAAACTTCCCCTTCGCGATAGAAAAAGAAAACTCCGTTACTCGTTGACTTCTTGTGCCTTCATGTTGACCAAGAGTCTCCAAGTCATAGAGCATCGCTGCGCCCTGTTTATGGATTTGTTGGAGAGCGTCATAACTCTCTTTTGTCCCTTGCCTAACTCCGTACGGTCTAAACTCATAAAGAGGCATATTAGACTTAAGGATAGAATGCCCTCTTTTGAATGTTGTATCTATATCGGACGGCTTAAGTTTGAGATAAGCTTCTTCTCCCCCTTCTGCAAGAGAAGGGGTGGTTCCGTTAAAAGAAGGATTCGCCGCGCCTTGTGTTAAGACATAAGTCGTAGAAGCGTTAGCTACAATTCCATTAACTCGTGTTCCGAAGAGAGACTGAAATTGGGCAGACTGCTCCTGTAAACGAGGTCGAAGTTCAGCTTCCGCATTAGAGCGAAGAATGTCGATTCCTGTTCTATCACGTTTCCTAATCTTCTGATGAACTTCTTCTTTTCTGGCTTCATCGGCCACATTAGAGACAAGAGACTCTTGTGAATTAATGAGCCCGATAGCGCTTAAGTGTTGAAGCCTATCTCTCTCTTGTCTGGTTCTGAAAAGGTCTGCCATTTATGTTTCTCCCTTCTTGGGGTTAGTTTTAAGTTACACTAGTCTCATTACCAAAAATAAAAAAGACCTCTGTGAAAGAGGTCCTCTTATTTTTACGACGTCTGCATGATAAGACCATCGTTGACTAACTTTTGTTCTTGTCTAAATCCAATCATAGTCTTTACCGCGGCAACAATAGAGGTGAATCCTCCAGAGGGCCCAGGTTGAACTGATATATCTACATCTTTCAGTCCAGCACCTTTAAGTATTCCCTTAAGATTCTGTTTTACTCTGAGAGAATTATCAGAGTTAGAGTCGCCCCCAATATTAATATCTGGTGCATATTGAACATTAGGGTCTGAAAGCTGAGACTCGTAGAATCCGAAGTCAGAAAGATTCATTGCTTCATTAGCAACGGTCTTAACTTGAATGTTGCGGAGATCGTATTGTGGTGCCCAGCCCGCCCAGTTTTCTACTGGGAGCTGATGCTTAGAGAAGTATTCTTCATTATCTTCTTTTGGAATTTCTTCCTGATACCAAGCAAGAGAAAGAGCTCGCGCAAGAGAAGGGGAAACGTACTTAAGAATTTCTTGTCGCTTATCTTCATCTCTCTGTTTAACGAACTCCATGAAGTATTCTCTGTCGTTCGTTGGTAAAGCCGTAACTATCTGAGACCATGTGGCGTCTTTCGTAAGACCGTACATGGTATTATCAGCAGCCTGTTTGTAGAGAAGAGCGGTGCGCGTCCATTCGCCACCAGGGAGAAGCATCGTTTCTGACTCAAGGTCTTGAACCTTCTGGTTGAGCTTCTTCATGAGAGCAGAACGTTCATCAGAGTCTCTAGCGTTGCGTTGAAGGTCTTTATAAATTCTTTGGAGGTTTTCTATCTGAGCTTGAGATTTGCGTATCTTTTCTTCGCGCTCTTCAATAAGCTCTCTGACATCTACGCCTTCTTCGTCAGATGCTTTCTCCGCAGCAGCATTATAGAGACCTTGATACTTTATGTAAGTAAGACGGTCAAAGTAATCATCCACTGCCCAATTTTTCTGAGCCCTATCTGGAATCCAATCATTTTGATTTCCGAATGCAGCTCGGTAGGCTACACCGATGGCGGCTCCGGCAATTGCGCCGAGAGCCCTCTTTTTCTCAAAGAAGCGAGCTACTTCCCATCCAACGTTAGCCATAGAAGTAGCTTCGTCTAGATAAGAGTTTCCTCCTGTTAGGGTGTGCCCAAGAGAAGCGATGGCGGTACCCATGCGCGCCCAGCTCATCGTATTTCTATCCGAAGCACCAATAATCTTAGAAAGAGCGGCGCCGATAAAAGCTCCTCTGTCAGAAAGAAGGTAGCCCATAGTTAAGAAACGCTTATTGCCCTTAGAAAGACCCGGAATATCTTCTAAATATCGAGTCCCTTCTGAGATGGCAGTGTTTATAATAGACCTATCGTGAAATGCTCTTTCAATTGCAGGAAGCAACATCGTATCAATAGGATGCTCCCACGATTGATAAGGAGTTCCGTACACTTGTTCTGCCTTATAAGATTCAAGTGGAGAACGAATACGAAGGAACTGGTCGGACAACCAAGGAACATCAAGGTGTCCTACTATTTCAGATGTCCATGCGAGGGCGTGTTGAATAGGGCCTTTATGGGCGATAGTGGCGGCGGCAGAAGTGTCTCCCTTTTTGATAGTAGCATCGCCATTGTCTATCATTTGCTGAGCAACGGAATCACCGTTGACGAACACAGCGGCATCTATAGAGCGAACAGAGTCCTTATTATTTCTGTCAGCACCGTCATCAACTGCTACAGTTACCTCCATACCAGGCTGGATATACTGTCCAAGAACTTGTTGCATGGATTGTTTGTCGTTACCTCTAACAGAAGCTCCGGCTATTTTATATATCGTATTTCCAGAACGGAAACGGCCGTAACCTAGAACTTCGGAGACGACTACTTTATTATACTCAAGTCCACGGCCGACAACCTTATAATCATAGAAGTCGTGCTTCTTACCTTGTTGATTAACTCGGTCGCGAATCTCCTGCATCTGTTGTATAAGAGCTGGGTCAGTTACAGTCTTCTTCGCGATATCTCTCCACATACGATATTCAGGAGAGAATGGGGCGATGTCCGCAAGAATCTTCATGCGGTCAAAAGCTCCATATCCGTCGTTCGCATATTGGTCCGGATGAAGTTCGTTAAGAGCTTCGTATCCTTTACCGGGTAGACGTGCTTCACCATTAGGAATGGCCGCGAAAGGGTCACCGTATTTTAGTCTCTCGACCATCCAGTCTGGCATGTTGTTCATTAACGGATTAATACGAGCGTTACGTCTAAAGTCAGGAATGAAACGACGGATAATTTCCATCGTACTTCCGCCAGCACCGCCAAGATTCATGTCCCAGAAGGTACGAGAGAAGGAAGTTATATCTTGACCAGTAGGAACTCGTTTCCAGTTATCTACACCGAAGCCGGTGGCGGCGCCAATTCCATAACCATAAATACCACCGATAAGACGGAAGGACGTGGCAGCATTCTGAACGAATCCAGCGCCTTTAGAAGCGTTAATTAATTGAGTAACAGTGTCAGGGTCATTAACTAACTCTAAGGCGTTAGCTGGACGATAATTACGCAGCTTATCTCCGGATACGATAACCTCATCTGCATCGACTTCATACGGAGATACAGACTTTGTAACCTTCATCTTCGTCTGCCAATTAAGACGACGAATGACGTTACGAGGGTCAAGCGCATCTATGATGTTTTCTAAATCATGAGTGTCGGCATTAGAACCAAACAGATGGTCATGATTAGTTAAGCGACGATACTCAAGAGTGTCTTCTGCGGAAAGATTAGTAACGTGATTATCTTTCTCTCCGATGTCTTGTACCGCAACTTGTCCATCTGGAGTTTCTATGATACGCGTCGAAGGAAGAACTTCGGGGCCGCCGAAGAACTTGGCATCTATCTCCCTACGAAGAGAAGTAGAAGGCTGGTCGTTTATCGCATTAAGAACTTGCGCGAGAGAGGTGCCTCCTCCGTTTAAGACATTAAGACCACCATCGCCAAGTTCAGGTGAATATACACCGTATGTTCCAGAGCCATAGTTAACGAGAGCACCTTGTTTAAAGGTTGTACCGCCGACACGAGTGTCTTCCGTAGGAGCGTAGTACTCATTAAGAAGAGAAGGAGAGAAATCATCATTATGAACTTTCATGTAGTTACGATGACCGATATCTCTAGCTTTCTGACGAATCTCCATATTCATTGCATGGAGAAGGGCTTTCGGGTCTATGCCATTTATGTTGCGATAATCGAAGCCTAAGAAAGTATTTAACGATTTCTGGGGCTTAATTATATCTCCGATTGTAGGATTAAGTATCGCGCCCCAAGGAGTTCCGTCAGCCCAAATATGACCTGAAAGCTCATAAGGTCTGTCTTCTTTGTGTTTCTCTTCTAACCAGTATGGGTCTAATATGCCCGCAATAGGAGAGAAGGGGTTAAGAGGAGTAGGAATAAGAGAGTGAGACCACTTATCCCAGTAACCATCATAAAGAGATTTGTCTTTATAATCAGACTGGATACGTCTAACCCAGGATGGGGTCCAGTATTGGATTTCACCGCCGCGCGCCTCATTAACTCCGCCGAATGTCCACCAAGCGCCCTTACGTACAGGGTCATATCCGTGAGCATAATATTCTTTCTGCTCCTCGAAAGAGCGGAAGTCGTTATGTTCTCCCCAATACTGCATAATAGGGTTAATCTGTTTTTCTTCTTTGAGCCAATCGGTTATGCCGAACGTATCAAAAGATTTTCGAACAGCGAGGTCTACATTCGCTACGCCCTGAGCAGCTGCTCCAGAAATAGATTGTCCGGTGATTTCTTGAGAAGTATCGTCAGCCCATTCAAGCTGAGTACCGATAAAAGCGATTGGCGCGACTCTCTTAAACATGATGTTTTTCCACATCTGTCCAAGAGAACCCATGCTGTCTGCAGAAAAACCGAGACCGAGGTGAGAGTTAATTTCCTCAGAAAGGCGGGAAGTTAAGAAGTACGGAGCCATCGTATACTCCGTTACATATCCCATATTGCCGCGCCCTGCAATGAGTGTTCTGCCAAGAAGTTTAGCGTCAGCCTTGAACTTCGTCCAATCGTTCATCTTCGCGAGCCACTCTATAGGGTCAAGAGTTGGCGCGTCACGAACCGTTATCCAGCGATTATATTTAAGTGGATTTCCGATTTCGTCAGCTTCAACATAGTGTTGAGTGAACATGTCGAGCTGTTCAGACTTCATCTGTTTAAGAACACGATGAAGTTCTTGTGTCATCGGGTCATCAGACTGAAAAGCGTACTGGTAAAGTTCTGCTTCTTTTCCGACGTTTATCTCATCAGAGAGTTCTGTTAAGTCGCCTTCTGCAGTTGAATGAACGATGCGCGCTTTCTTTTCTATGCGAGAAAGATGCATGAGACGTTCTGCTTCGGAGAGGTCTCTTCTGTCAAGGCCCGCGCCCTGCATCTTTTCTAGTACGGATTTAAAGCTTTCGGAATCTTCAAGTTCTTGTCTGGCAAGTTCGGAGCGCGCTTCGGATTCTTGATTAAGAATGATGTTGCCATTCTCATCTAATTGGAAGAGGTCAAAGGTTTCATCCCAAGCCTTTTTCTTGTCTTCCTCATACTCCGCAACAGAACCAAAAGCTTCACGCATCATAGCTTCTTTAGAAATCTCCTTGCGGAGAGAGTCTTCGAAGCCGGCTACTTCATTAGAATAAGATGTCTTAAACGGGTCAAGATAACCAGAGCCGATATGAACGCGTTCTCTAGAAACTTGTTGCGCTATAGAGCTAAGAGCGTAATCTCGATTTCGTTCCACGTCTTGAAGCATATTTGCGAGCTTCTTATTATGGAATCTGAAATCCTTATCTGTCTGGAATCTAGACAAGATGTTTTCAAGATTAGTCTCTTGAAGAATGTCGAGCATCTGAATAGAGCTCTCGTTCTTAAACGTAGACGTAAGTTTTCTTGCTGTGTCACGCGAGAACTCATACGTCGTAGAGTCCATAAATTCTCTAAGAGCGGTGGCTCTGTCGACATATTCAAATTTATTGTCAGCTATTGAACGACCAGAGACAATATTATCTATTATGTTTCCAATATAATTATTGTCTTGATACTTATCCGTAAAAGATTTAAGAAGTTCAGAAGGAGATTTGCCGGAGAAAGATTCTCTGTCTTGCCCTATATCAAAAGTTCTGAAGAACCAATTAGAAGAAAGTTTGCGGCGAGTGTCGCCCGCCATCTGTCTAATTATATTAGCGCGAGTACCGTGTTCTCCAGAAGCAAGATGAGTGGAAATGCCGCGAAGCTCTTCTATCTCTTTGAGCTCTCCACCCTCATACCTATACATTTTATCGTAGATACGATACATGGTAGAGTCTACTCTAGACTGTCCTTGATTTTCTTTTTTATTCGTAAGAGCCGCGAGGATTGGGTCGCCAGTTCCCTTTAAGATTTGAAGGAATTGAGGCGCGCGCCGAGCATACTCTACATCTCTCATACGGAGAATCTTACCAGGGAGAGTATTAGCCGCAGCTTTTACTAAGTTTTCGAAGAAGAACTGTCTGCCTTCAGAAGAATAGAAGTGACCAAATGCATCGACACGAAGAGTTTGGTCTGGAGTAACATTCATAAATCTCTTCGCGAAGTCAGTTCCGTGTTGCGCATCATGCTTCTCGAAATGAGCCTGCATTTTACGGAGACCTTCGATTGGGTCAAAGTTCTTTTCTCTGGAAGCACCATAGTTAAACTTTCTAGAGAACTTCTTTTCGTTCCTAAGAATTTCTTCTACGGTGGCAGCTCGGTCTCCTCCGGATGCGACATCCATAAGTTTAGAGATGAACTTCTCTCGATTGCTTTTAGTTCTAGTGCCGAACTTACGTTCAAGTTCGTCGATATCTCCAAACTTCTTACGTATTTGCTCATAAACTTTTCGTTGTTCTGCTTTAAAAGTTCTATACGCATCATCGTCAATACGACCACGCATTTTCTGGGCAATCATTAATGCGGCAGGAGAAGAATTGAGTCCGAGCTGTTTTCCGACTTTATATACTGCTGAGTCTCTGCTTATAACAGGAGCGATGCGATTAATGTATTCTTCATGGCGCCGAATTTCATTTTCGTCAAGACCAAAATGCTGCGCCATTTTAGAGAGGTCTTCTCTGGCCGGATTAATATAACGCTGTTGGCGCCAAGCTTGTCCTACCCATTGGGAATAGTTAGATTGGCGCGCACCATACATCATTTGAGATGTACCAAAGAAAGAACGGTTGTCAGACCAATCTATTCTAAATGGGTGTTCTTTTAAATCCTGATAAGTGGTCTTCGCGTTCTTAGCGATATCGTCTCCAGCACGAAGAACGTCGGATATAGTCCACTCTCGTAAGTCTTTCGTCGGCATATTACGAGACATGCCGCGAGAGAATCTAGATAAGAAGTTAAGGCCTCTGTCTAGATAAGGACCATATCCAACACGATAAGCAAGAGATGTGCCCATCGCGATAGTTCCAGCAATACCAATACCCCACATGAGACCATTAGAAATACCGGCTTGTTCTTGTTGAGTTTTTTCAAGCCACTCATTGCGTCGTTTCGTAAACTCTTGGTCCGACATCGCCATTGGCATCACCTCTTATATAAAGAAAAAGACCGGGATATCCGGTCTGAATTACTCCCCTTTGACCCGGAGAGCAGGGGATTTATCGACGCCTGCCTGAGCGAGGCCGTCTATTCCGTTAACCATTGCATCATCTTGAAGTCCTGCAAACTCAGGGAACTTCTTAATGAACTCCTGGTATTCTTTCATTTTTTCTGGAGTAAGCTTATCGTTTTTGTTGCCGCCTCGAATAGTCTCCTCTTTTTTTGGAGTTGGAGGAGGCGTCGAGATGGGCTGTTCATTGTTCTGTATGTTGCCGAATTCACCGCGAGCTTCAACGGTTGGTAATCCACGAAGCTGGTGGAGAACCCATTCGGCGCGCGAAAGATACTTCGTTGTCTTCTCTACATCCCAACGCTCAATATCTTCAATATCGAGACCGGGGAAAGCTTCCGAGATAATACATGTAATCTGATTATCCAGGTCAAGCATCTCTGCTCTGTAAAACTCGGTGAGATTTCTACGCCGCTCAATAGAATCCAGGAAGGACTGCTTAATAATCTCTTTCGCGAGTTCAGAAGGAATTCCGGCCGGAAGGTCATCCCAAGAATAGTTGTCCGGGTCAGGATAAAGAAGACATTGAGAGCAAATCATCTCTTCTTTTTGAAGAGAAGAAAACTGCGGGTCATCCAGAATATCGCGATACTCGGCGCGCCCGATTGCCCTGTAGATGTACGTCTCATCCATTATCTGAACGATAAAAACATTGCGATATCGATTGCAGAAGTCTAGATAAAGCTGCGTATAATCTACGAGAGAAGGTTCTTTTGTCTTAGATACGGTCGTAGACATTAGAGTTCCTCAGTCGGCGTGAGTACTCCAAATCCGCTGTGAGCCATAATCTCCTGAGAGAGGTTGTCTGAAAGTCCGGCACTCTCTTCAAGAAGAATGTCGATATGAGGAGGGAAAAGAACACAGGTCGTGCAAACTCCATCCTGACGCTTCTGCATGCGCTGAGAGAGCTTCACAGGGTCTTGAGACTCTTCAGGAAGGAGCTCCGTCTTGTCCATAAGAGCGATGTACTCAGAACGCTTAATACGACGGTAGATGATGTCTTCAGAGCCGTCAGAAGTCTTAAAGATTTTACCGTGCTTTTTCTTCCAGGAGTCAATGTCCTCCTTCGTGTAAGTGAGCTTTTCTTTTTCTTTTGCCATAGTGAGTTTCTCCTTGTGATTATCTGGCTAAGGTTTTGAAGTCCTTAGCTACGAATTGATATACTTCTGTCTGAGGCGTAGGATTAGAAGTAGAGGCGCCCGACTGACAGTTAATTATTCGAACTTCTTGTAGAACAACGTGAACTTCGTTAGAATTATAGTCCGTAGGATTGCCGTAAACGATGTCTATATCGAAAGTCTGCGGCCACATTTCTTGCGAACGAGTGCCAGAAGTCTCTCCTTTGTAGGAATCAGAAACTTGTCCTTGTCGTTCTCCGAGAACCCGGTCGTGAACTGGGACGTCGTAAGCAGACATATTTAATACGGATGCTTCTTTTACTTGTTCAAGAATTTTAAATAAGTAATTCGGATTCGTAAATCTAATCGCGAAGTTTCCGTAAACAATACGAGAACCAATAGATATCTCATCAAACGTGTAAGAGTTATATCCGAAGATAGGCATATTCTGTTGAGTAACAGACCATTCTATATCACAGATGTCTTCAACATACCTATTACCAAGATAAACCTCTGCATCTATCGAAGAATAGTAACGTTTAAGGCTGCTGCCGATTTCCTGTACTCCATCTTCAGTCTTAACTCTATCGTATCCAACCGCGAAAGGTGTATATATCGGAGTGTGGTTAAGCTCTTGGGCTTTCGGATAATACATCTTAGCCATGTGTAATCACCTCAAACAGAAGGTTATTAGAGTAGTACTCTTTCTTCTGTGTGTTGAGTACGATGAATCCAGAGTTCTGATATGTAGTAGCATCTATACAATATAAAAGAACAAGGTCGGCGCCGAGAAGAGATACTGTTTGAGCATGAGACGAATAAGATGGAATAAATTCTAAAGAAGGTTCGTCTCTATCTACGAGATATCTCTCTACGCATAAGACATAGTTATCTACTTTTTGTGGAAATACTATTCTATTCTCGTTATAATAGAAAATTGGTTTATCTAAATTAAATAGATTCTGGTTAGTTGATGCCCTATTAAATCTATCGTCTGTTATGAAGAAAACAAACTCTCCTTGTTCTCTTAGTAGTTCTACGTCTCTTAAAATGTCTATAAGAAGAGAACGAGGAAGAGACCAAATAGAAGTGAGAGGGTCGTTTTTAAGAGCGAGAATAATAGAAGAAATAGAAGAGAAATAAGAGCCCGAGCCAAACTGTGTTTCGAAGTTACTCAGAAAAGTTTTCGTATAATTGTTAACGTTAATTAACTCTCTTAAAGAATGATATTCTGACATATTTCTCAGGGGAGAATAGCGTCCGAATTCAGATACGATAGTACCTTTTTCATCTTCTACGTACATAATAATCTCATCAGAGATACATTCTTTCGCGCAATCTACGATAAGTTGTGCGCCGCTTAGCTCATATCTCTTCTCGAAGGTCTCATCATTAAACTGGTCTAACTCTTTTATAGAGAGATAGAATGGCTTTTTAAAAGATTCCAATTTATTCCAGAGAGGAATTGTTATTATAAGATTCGTAAGTTCATGCGGAGTAGCTGTAGGATAAGGAATAAGAAGTTTATTGGAGGAGTTCTTAATAGTCTCCGTGATAATTCTTTCTTTATCCTCAGATGAAATTTCTATATCATCTACGTCAATAGAAATGTCGGCGCGAATCTCTTCTTCTCTCTTGTTAAGTTCATTCTGTATAGACCATAAGTACGAAGTACCTGCGTCATTAAACTGATAATGTATGAATGAGCAGGTTAGTTCTGCGTCTGTATATAACTCTATTTCGTATAGGGCATCTGGAGCGAAGAGAATTTCAGCTTCTCCGAAAAAAGAGCGATAAGGCTTCTTTTTAAGCTCATCATCTTCTTTTATAAGCTGATATACTTCTATGCTCGTGATGTGGGCCGCCGGTTTAATTCTTAACTTCGGTCCATAGTATACAAGACAGTCTCCAAGAGAATCATGGTTAGAAACAGAGGCACGCGCGTTTTCATATCTTTCAGCGGTCGCAATAATCTGTACCCAAGCCTTTAATTCAAACTCTTGTATGTTCTTAATTTTCTTATATTCATCTACAAGAGTTTCTACGTAAGACCTACTTATGTCTTCAATAAGTTGTGTCTTATCTTTTATATAATCTAGGTTTACTGGAGACTTAATATGGGAAATTATCTTCTCTATCGTTTCTTCGTCTTTATCCAGAGGAATATATACCTGAATAGGTGCTCCGTCTTTTAAATAAAACTCGTAGAGCCCTTTTCCCTCTGGGAACAATTTTATCTTGGCAACAGGAGACGTTATGACTTGCTCATGAACATGGTCGTCGTCACCATACTTATTGTAGTAAATTCTATCTATTCCAACGTAGTACGCATTAACGAACAGAGTGACGCTGGTTCTATTCTGAGAGAGATAGATAATCGGGAATAAACATTCGTTAGCGATGACTATCACTCCTTCTTCTTAGAGAACTTATTGTCAACCTGTTTCTTATAGCTCTTCCATTCTTCTTTGTTGGCTTGCTTTTGTTGTCTATATTCTTGTTTAGATATCTGTTTATTCTTGTAAGCCTCATCAAGACGATTACTTTTAAGACGATATTCTTCATTAGCGTATTCCGTAAGCTGCTTTTTCGTAGCGTCACTCTTAAACATTAGGTCTCCAAACTTACCATACACTTGTTGAGAGTCTTTCCATTCGGTTTTAAAACGCTCTTGGCTTGGCGTTTTAACGTCAGTCGTAGAATTATCTATCTGACCTTTATTAAGCTCATCGATCGTATCTTGTTGTCTAGTTTGCTGAAGGTTCTTGCGTTTTTGGCCACCCCTATTAGAGCCAGTAGAGGCAGACATATAGTCTATATCCATAGCGTAGAACTGATATGTGTTTTCTGTATACATATCATTAATAGACATAACCTGACCTTCGTTAACGAAAGTGACTCCATATAGAGCGAGACGGCTTTTAGAACCATATTCATTAGCCATAGCTATCGTTATATTGATTGGAGGCATCTCATCAGTAAGAACGTGCGCATCCGATTTAATATTCTCTAAATATTCTCCGAGAAGTTTATGAGTCCAATGTCGGTCGAACACTGTGAAGATAATAGTGCCAGCAATTGTCCTATTTCCGAAAACGTACCCCTTGGGATTCATGTTGCCGAGAACTCGTACCGGCATCTTCTCATTATGAATAGAATAAGATATAGTCTGTACTGAGCCAACGACGGAAGATATAGAGCCGCCAGCTCTTGTTGGAATCTCGAAGACACAAACCATATCATGGCCGGAATAAGAAGTATATGTTCTAACGTAATCAGAGGAAATACTCTTACCCAGGTTAACGTTCTCTGAGTTGTCTATGGAACTATATTCATGTGTTCGCTGTTCTTTTGAAGAAGAGGAGCGGCCGCGATTGGCGCGTCTCTTTCCATATTCTACTATATTGATGGCTACCGCCCCCATTGTTTTAAAATAAAAAAAAAGAGTATCAAGACTCTCTATTTCGAAAGTCTCAATACTCTTATTACGCTCTTTTTTAAGAGCTCTTACTTCTGGCTGGGGCCGGACTTCTCAGTGAGCGTATCCGAACGGTCAACAGGCTTCATGAAGCCGACGCGACGAGCGACGAACGTACATGCCTTCTCCGAGACAACGTTGTCAATGGAAAAACCAGTGGACTCATTAAGAATCTCAACTGCGTAGATAACGACGACAGCCTTCTGACCATACTCATTCGCGAACGAAATCGTGATGTTGAACGGCGGAACTTCGTCATCATATTCCGGAGTAGCAGCGTTAGAAATGTTCTTCGTAATCGTCGAAGCATTCTGAGCTGCCGCGTCAGACGAACCAGAATCTGTGCCGGAAACGGCAAGGTCCGTCATCTGCTTATCCCATTCATCGATGGAAATACGCGAGAACTCATTGACGTTATCGTTACCGATACGATGGAACGTCTTCTCACGCTTAATGTGGTCTTGCATAGCGTCAATCAGTGCATCACGGTCAAACACCGTGAAGACGAGCGTGCCTGCAATTCCGCGCTTGCCTCTGCTAAAGGAGCGCGGCTCTGGGCTACCTAAAGTATAGCTTAATGGACTATGCCTTCACTCAGATTTATTCTGAGCACTCTGCATATTAACAAACTCAGGAAGGTAAAGAGTATAATATTTTCTTCTTCCCTTATTATGGAACAAAGGGACTGTTTTATAAGATAAAAGCTTTTGAAGTCGATGACACCATTCCAATGTCTTTATTGCAGTATCTCTAAGAAGTATGTGATTATCTTCAATTCTTGCATTTGAGACATATAAAATTTCATCATCTATACTGTTAAAACATTTATCATCTAAAACATCGTGAATATATTTATCTCTTTTTCTTTTTAAAGAACAGTTTTCAGTATCTCCGTGATACAACCACCACGCTATCAGTCTTGCTATTGTACCCTCCCATCTAACTTCCCATATATTATCCTTAATGATATTTCTTAAATTCTTAAGGGGAAGATTAAGGGCTTTGACAATAGTATCTGATACCCATTTGGTGATATGTTCATATTCGTCAATAAACATTATTGAAAAAGATTTTTGAGTCTTTCCTTTTCTGACTCTACTATAAAGACACCCATCTCCATCAACAAGACCTCTAATGAAGTGGCGTTCATAACCTTTTATATCTTGTTCTGGAATAATAGTTTTGATGTCCCTATATTTTTTTAAAAAATCTTTTTTATCATAAATGTTTAATTGCGCTTGTGGAGATTTGTAATTAGGATATTCTCTTACGTTTGCCTTAGTTTGAAAAATTTCTTTAACCTTATGAAGAACTTCTCTATCATCAAACTTACAAATAAAAGACAAATGAGTTTCGTCTCCTTTGTTTCTATATGACGGTCTATTGATGCAACCATCTGAGAGAAGATATCCTAATAACCATGCTGTTTCTTTATTCATATTCCTTATCCTTTATGTCCGTAACTCGGACTGGAAAATTTGTTAGGGCCTTGCGGCCGAGTCTCTACGGGCATTGGAATTAATCCTTACCCTCGGCGTTGGGTGCTACCGTTCACCGATTTGAGCAGAGTTTAA